TGTATCTTGCCTTCTATCCAAGAATAGGATCCTGTGCCCCGGCAGGTTTGACCTGTATCCGTTTCCGGTCTATAAGCTGTGCCATGAGCGCTTCGTAGAAGACGTCGGCCATGGCGTCTGCCATCGCCTCGGCATCCGCCAGCGAGTTGATGAGTTTCAGGTTGAAGGCGATATCGAGGCCGTAGCCCGAGATCGCGGCCATGAACTCGGTGCCGTCGGCCCCCAGCACGCCATAAGTCGTGAGATCCTCCACGCGGAAGGTGATTGTCTCCTCGCCCCGCTCATTGCGGCCGAGCACTACATTGTCGTTCTGTTCCTTCGTCATATCAGAAAGTGATTTCTGGTCTTCTCCTTGGGGGCGGTTTCTGTCACGGCGCCCTCACTGTTACGCATACGGGCCGCGCAGACTCGGACGATCTCAAGCGTCGCCGCGACGTCGGCTCCGGCATCATGGGCGTCGTCGAGCTCGATACCGAGCCGCTCGGCCACCAGCTCCAGCTTGTAGGACGTAACTCCGGTATCGGCGGCCAATGCCAGCCGTGCCAGCAGGATCGTATCCAGATAGAGAGGCTGGAAGTTGCCATAGAAGTCCGTTTTTCCGGCAAACGTTTTCTCGTACTCCTTCGTAAGGCCGGCATAGCTCATCAGCTGCGTAAGAAAGCCGATGTCGAAGGTGATATTCTGGCCGATGAGTACCGGCTTGCACTGTGTGCCCTTGCTGAGCGTCGCCCGTTCGGCGAAGCGGAGCACGGCCCCGGCGACCTCTTTCAGATCGACGCCCTGCGCTTCGAGACGCTCCATCGTGATGCCCGAATATTCAAGCGCTCGCGGCTCGTAGTCCATCCGCTCGGTGGGCTGCGCCAGCTCGTGCTTCGAGCGGAGCACCTTGCGGCGGGCCGCACCCAGCTCCTGCTTGCAGTACTGGGCGATATAAGCCGCATAACGGTCGAACACCTCCAGCGTATCGAGCCGGATGGCTTCGAGGGCGATCTGCGTACAGGCGCAACGCACGGGATCAAGCCCTCCGGTCTCGAAGTCGAGACCGATAGCCGTGTATATCCTATTCTCTACCGCAGGTGCTGCCATTGTCCGATAATTTGCATCAGTTTGTCGGCCCCTTCGCGGAATTCCGCCTCGGTGCCGTTATTCCCCAGCACCACGTCGATCAGGGAGTAATCGACCTGACGGCGGTGGCTGTCGCGCTCGATACGCTCGGCATCGACGCCTCGGAATGGTAGATTTTCCGTACGGCAGGAAATGTAGACCGTAAAGACGTCGTACTCCGTTCCGGCCGTCTGTTTGAGGGCGCGGATGCCGTTCTCGTCCACGACGTAAGTGCAGTACCCGGACTCAGGGAGCTGTCTGCGCAGAGAAAAGTATTCGTGCTTCCCGAACCGGGTATAGGTCAGCATCGCTTCCCGGCCGATGCCCCGGGTGCTGCGCACGAAGAAATAATCCTCGCCTTCGACCTCACCCTCGCGGCGCGGGCGTGTGGTGGTCGATACGATGGCGGGAATGCCGTATTTACGTTGCAGGTACTTCGATAGCGTGGTCTTGCCGGAACCCGAAGCACCCACGATGGCAATGATAATGGGTCTCACTCTTGCGATAATATGGATGTTTTGGTCGTATGCAGGGTGTTGGCGCCCGAGAAGTCGCTGTAACGGATGATACCCGTGAGTACCACAATACGGTCCTTGAGCCTCATGATCTCGGCACGGCGGGCGCTGAAAAAGTCGTTCCAGCAGACCGCCTCGATCGTGTCGGTGTTCTGTTGCAATATAATCTTGCAAAAAGCGACCCGGTCGCCCGTCATCCTGTCCTTATAGGATAGCTCCTCCACATCGGTTACGGTTGCACAGACGGCGACTTTTTTCCCTTCGTTCTCCATCACGAGGGCGTCGTGAAGGCTCATGTACGACGCGCGGCCCTTGATGCGGGCACGAACTGCCGACTCGTCGAAGATGCGGCGGTAGTCCACGGATCCGATGCCCGACACGGCGATCTGCTGCCGGGCCCAGAAGTGGTGCTTGGCGATCTCTTCCGGCGGATAGTCCCGCTCGTCGAGCGCGAAACCCAGCTCCGCGGCGGCACGCTGAAGGATGCCGTAACGCTCGGTAACAGATGCGATACGTTCCACCGTATCGAAGCAGCCGGCCAAAATCAGGTTACGGACATGGCGGGCGTTTACGGGAACACGTTCCGCCTCGGCTGGCGGAAGGTCGTCCTCCCAAGTACGGTATTTCTTGAGCCGGTGGCGGAAGATACGGCGGACGAAATCCCCGACACCCGTAAACTCTCCGAATCGCTCCCGCTCGCGAACGATATGTTCCGCCGTTCGGACGCCGACCATTTTGATACGGCCGAACGACCAGTAGATACTGTCGCTATGGTAGTCGGTATAAAACTGCACCTGCGAGAGGTTGATGTCGGGCGGCACGATACGGGCTGCAGAGCACCGCTCCATTTCGGACATCAGCGTAACGATCTCCTTGTCATCGGCGTATTGCAGGGCCACGGTATAGAAGGCCGTGGGATAGTTAGCCTTGAGCCATGCACCGACGTAAGCCGTAATCGCGTAGGCCGAGGCGTGGGATAGGTTGAAGAGATAGCTTCCGGCGCTTTCGATCAGATCCCAGATGCGCAGGGCGTCGTCCTTCGGGCATCCCTTCTCTGCTGCTCCCGTCATGAACTTCTCCCGCATAGCATGAATAACGTCGATCTTTTTCTTGGAGATCAGCTTGACGAGCCGCACACCTTCGGCCAATGAAAAGCCGCCCACGTCGCGGACGAGGCGGCTGACCTGCTCCTGATAGATCAACTGCCCGCAGGTATCTTTCAGGGCATCGTACGTTCCCCACAGGTAGACCGGAGCGACCTCGCCCAGACGGCAGCGCAGGTAGTTCTCCGCCGCGCCGGAGTCGAGCGTTGCCGGACGGTAGAGCGCATTGGCCGCGATCAGATCACCGATCGACGCCGGCTGCATATCCTGCAGATAACGGGTCATGCCTGCCGAGGATAGCTGGAAGATGTTGGCCGTGTAGCCTTCGCAGAGCAGTCCGTAGGTCTTTTCGTCATCCAGTCCGCTGAGTACGATCTTTTCGAAGGAGATGCCCGAATCGTAGATACGGTTGATTTCATTCAGTACGGACTGTATCTTCGTAAGTTCCAGAATGCCGAGGCAGTCGTTCTTCAGAAGACCCACTTCATCCAACGAGTAGCCGTCCAGCTCGCTGACGAGCATGCCGTCCACCCGTTTTACGGGCGTGAAGTCGAAACATTCGGACGGCTCTCCGTCCCGGTGCTCCGGCGTGATCAGGATGGCCGAGGCGTGCACCGAGGCCGAACGAGGCTGGCCCAGCAGCGGGCGCATATCTTCGACGGCCTGCGGGTAATCGTTCACGAACTTGCGGACTTTGGGCGTGCGGGCCGCAAGGCGGAACAGGTCGGTCCATGTCGCATCGGAAGAGCCGATGATCGCCGAGATATAGTTAGCCAGCGACACGGGAATCTTATGCACGCGGCAGACGTCCTTCAGGCAGGCTTTGAGCTTCATGGTCGAGAAAGTCCCGGCCGAGAAGACCCGCTGCCGCCCTTCGATATTGTAGCGGCGCTCCAGATACTCCTTGACCTCCTGACGACGGTCGGCCTGATAATCGACATCGACGTCGGCCAGCACGCGGCCGGGACCTTGCAGGTAGCCCTCGTCTGCCTCCGTATCGAGAGCTTCGACCGGAGCTTTTTCGTGTGTGATCTTCGTTATTCTCATGATTGTCGGTCTATTTCAAACAGTAAATCGCGGTTGTCGAACAAGATGTCGTCTCCTTCCCGAAGTTCGTCGGCATAGACCTCGATCTGTTCGTCGCCGCGGCGTACCACGAGCCGGGCATCGCGGTCCAGCAGGATCTCGCGGCTGTTCTCCAATCCGATGCGGTAGCTGTCCTTCGAGTCGATGCGTCCTACGATACGCGTGGTGCAGGCCGCATACAATCCGGCGCGTTCGGGCAGTAGGAAACGCTCGAACAACAGACCGTACTTCACAGGGTCGATCAGCGTGATGCCCAGCAGGTACAAGGCCAGACAGCCGCCCGCCGAGCCTCGACCGCAGCCTACGAGGATGCCGTTGCGGCGCGCCCAGTTCACGGTGTCGTACTGAACCAGCAAGTAGTCTATGTTGTCCGTCGATTCGAGGATATAAATCTCCTTATCGAGACGCTCCCGATATTCGGCTTCTTTTTCCGCAGGTACCAATCTGGAAAAACCCTCTTCGAGCAGCGAAAGGAACATCGTATGCGTGTCGCCGTACTTCGCTTTCTCGTCCGGCGTCATGTCGTAGCGCGGCATGAAGACGGCGTCCGTCCGGTATGCCGCTTCGGCCCCTTGGGCGATCACGACCGTATTGCGGCACATCCGCCGGAACAGTTCGTCCACATCCCACCGCTCGGGGTCGAACAACGGCCGCAGCTTGTCCCGAAGCTCTCCGGCGGATCGGAAATACTGTTCGTTGCTCTGCTCGTGCGCGGCGCCCGTGGCGATCTTGTTGAGTATGATTTTGCTGCGGGCGTCGGCTTGGTCGATGTAGTAGCAATCGGGAATCAGCACCGGTTCCACCTCGAACACGCCTTTCTTGCAGAACTCGTGGAAGTATCGCCGCATATTCTCCAGCCGCTGCACGTCGATACGGTCGGCCTTGAACTCCGTGGGATCGATCTGGTAGTAGAGGGCCTCGAAGGCTTCGCGCAGTCGCCCGATGGCCGGGCGGTTCTCCGTCATCCACTCCGCTGCGAGCGTTCCAAGCACGAGGACATTGCCGCGTCCGTGGGCCATGAGGCGCTCCATGTCGATCCTCCCGTCCTCGCGGTCCACCATCACCGCTTTCTGGATGCGCAGCAGGTTTTGCAATCCCTGCTGGCTCTGGCAGTAGACCTTCAACGGGACTTCCGTTCCGTCGCCATCCAGCGTGAGCGAATAGCCGAAGACGCGCTTAATTCCAGCCTTGGCGCACTCTTTCTGGAACGCCAGTGTTCCGGCCATCGTATTGCGATCGCAGAGACCGAGGGCCGTATGGCCCATCCATTTGGCCTTTCGGACCCATGCCCCGATATCGCCCGAAGCGTTGAGCAGTTCGTAGGGAGTGTGAACGCCCAGATTGACGAACTCGACATCGCACCCGTCAGGCTTGGGCCGACCGATATGCCGCAGGATATTCAGGGAAAACTCCCCGCGCAGGTCATAGTAGTACCAGTTGTCGCCGAATGGAAAGGCGACGTGAAAAATACCCTCGTCGATAAGAGTCTGCGGGTCTTCCATCAGGTTGAAGACCTGCTCATCTCCCCGCTGGCGGAAGATACTCTTCACGCCCGTAAGGTCGGCGCGGAACAGGCGGCCGAACTCCGGTATATCGACCACCTCGTTGTCCATGACACAGTAGTCTATATTTTGGCTGTCGAGCCATCGGGTTAGATCGTTCATAGTTGCTGGATTTTATTGATTTTGTACTCGACGGGCGTTTTGAGGCGGTAGGCGAAGATGTCGTAGATCTCCTGCGGAGAGAGGTCTTCCCAGTCCTTTTTGGGATCGGGAATGTCGGCCACGAGCACCTCGAAGTAGCGGCTTAGTTCCTCGGCCGTCTTCTTCGTGGCGTCCACAGCATCCCCGTCGTATCCCACCACGACGTTGCGCACGCCTTTCGTCTGAAGCTTGTAAATCTGGGCCTGCGATATTTTCTTTCCGAAGGTGGCTACGGCGGCCACGCGCTCCGACTCGTATAGGTCGAGCTTGCGTGTGAGAGCCACCACGTCGAATATGCCCTCACAGAGAACGACCGTCTCGGTGCTGTCCTCATGTACCGCGTCATAGTTGTAAAGCAGCTTCACGAAGTCGTTTTGCGTGGAGTTGCGAAAGCGCCGTATGGCGTAGTCGCCCGTGAATTTCGCCCGGCGGTTGTAGGCATCGATCTCGGCCTTGGGCCAAAGATGGCGGGCGACGTATCCTACCGTGTCGCCGGAGTCGATAACCGGAAAAATCACGTAATCGTCGTAGCGGAAGTTCAGGCCCCGTGTGGTTCCCACCGGAAAGAACTCGTAGTCGTCGGCCGTGAAGCCGCGTCCCTTGAGGTAAGGATGCAGGAAGGTGCGGCGCCAGAACTCCGGCAGCTCCACGATACCCAGTCCATCGTCGATCTCCTCGCCCGCATCGAGCGGAAAGAGCAGGCTGCAGTCCAGCTTGGCTTCGGGGTCGGTCGTGCGCGTCGGCAGCAGGTCCATGCGCCCGAGGGCTTCGAGCGTTCGCTCCAACGAGTGCGTCGAAGCCCCGCACGAGAAGCAGTGCGCCATGAAAGGTTTCTTGCGGGCCGTCTCGGGACCGATATAAACGCCGTACTTACCCTCCTTGCCGCAGTAAGGACACCGGGCTATGAGGTTGCGACGCGATCCGTCGCGGCGGGCCGAAAGTTCACGAGTTAGTTCCTCGATAAGGTATGTGTTATCGTCTGTTCGCACATAAAGGAATAGTCCAACATCGAATAGAAAAGTTGGGCAAATACGAAAAAATAAGTAAATTCGATATGTGAAAAATGTAACAAAACATGTTCGAGAAGATTTGCATTAAATCCAGAGAATTGAACGATGGACGACTCGATATGTCGTTCCTTATTGACACGATGCTTTTTTACGGAGAGGTTAACGTATTGGCGCATACGGCCGAAATGGTAACACTATTGAAGACATTCGGTGAAGATACATTGCGAGAACTGATTGAAAGCAGACGCTTGAAACTTCATATCCGACAGAATATTCTGGGTGTTGCAACACAACCATTTGGCGCCGACATCCACTATGGAGTAGAGTTGTTCCGTGGTAATAATGTCAGTGTGCACAACATCCTTTATACAGCCCATCAACAGGTAGTTCACAACAGTATGTACAATATGAAATTTGCTGATAGTTTCTCTGAAATTGCTCAGGCGCATGCTTATGAGCCTGTTATTGGGCAAATGATTGATGCAGACTTCCTAAATACTGTCTACCTAACCCAGGCTGTGGCAGAAATACTACACACCTATGTTCCAGAATATGTCCAGGTAGAACCTTTACGCATTGATATCGTAAAGGACCAACATCCCGTTGGTCCATTTTCCGCAACATATAGCGTTCGGTCCAATATTGATTTCGATACGATCAATAACATATTCACCAAACGGGAACAAGCCGGTCTCAGTTACTCTTCAATCATATTGGCATTGGCCGAGGCCCGGGGCGACAATTACATCGCAGGACAGTTTATGAGTGAGTTTGCTACCAGCGATCTGCACTCATCGCTGATGAATCTGCAAATCGCCGATGTCATACAGCGAACACGCAAAAGCGAAGGAGAGATCATAGAATTTAACAAGCATGTCTTGGCAGATTGTCCCAGTATCGGGACAGCATTCGTCGCAGGACAGATAACTGGTGAACAGCTACTTAAATTACTCGAAGAAGGCGATAAATTCAGGAAGTGGCTAGGAACAATCGACCGGGATGCCGATCTGGTCAATCAATATATAAACGAAGTTTTGGCTCCGACGCTGGCGGACAAAAAAGGTGTCAAAGCAGCACGCTTTACTGTTACGGAACTATCCAGTTTAATACCTGTTGTTGGTACAGTAGTATCAGCCGCAGATACTTTTTTTGTAGACAAGCTACTGACCGGTTGGAAACCGAATCATTTTATCGACGGCAAACTGAAACCCATGCTGAGCACCAAATCATAATGAAAAAAATGGAAAAAATCAAGGCAATAAAAGCTATAATGATAAAGGCGGTAACGGCCACAATGCAACCAGCTTCCCCTTGTTTTTGGTGGATTATAGGTGGCATATTCTCCATACCACCAATTATCTGTTATTTCTGTATTTACCATGATGGTTTGTCTTCCGATTATAATGCGTGGATCGCGTTCGGTACGCTTTGGGGTGCAGTGTTCGGATCTCTGGCTTTTATTATCGCTATTCGGACGGTATATGAAGGGCGTAAGAATGCCGAGCGGGAACAGATTTTTAATCTGCTCGGCCTGCATCAGCAGAAAGTCGAGGCGGTCATATATCAGGAGAACGGAAATACAATATCCGGATATGACGCATTCAGAGCCTATACCCGACAGGCGGATAAATATCTTGCATTACATTTGATTATACGCGGGTTGAAAACCAATAACAACGGCACATCCCGTTTTCCAAAACTGACAGACTGCCAATCTAAATTGTTCGCTGAAACAAAAAAAACTGTTTCGGAAATTAAGATAAATATGTACCGAGATATCAAATGCGTAGACACTAACAAGCAAGAATGGTCCGCCATAGCCCTGACCATTGCATATAGCGATAAACTATCAGCGAAAGACAGAGTCCAAGCTGTTGCCGAAGTGTACGGGCAACTTTATGAAGAGAATGGACATTTTCTCGGACAATATTTCCGGAATATGTATTATGTCCTTAATACTATCGACCAATCTTCTCTCAACGATACGGACAAAGCATACTATGCACATTTATATCGTGCTCAATTATCCCGCTATGAGTTGGCATTTGGTGTATTCAATGCGGTATGGGAAAAATCGAGTTTCGATATGGTGCGATTACTTCTGAAATACGATATCCTCGACGATGTATATCGAGAGGATATCGTGTTGTTCGAAAAAGGGGAAGGGAAAGACGATTCTGCATACCATCGGGTAAAAGTGTTATTGAAGGAATACCAAACGATGGAGAAAGAAAGGCAAGAACAAACATCATCCGAATTTACCGTCTGAGTCCCAGCGTCCTTGCCGAATCGTAAAAGGTTTCGTTGTCATAGTCCGTGGCTATGCGAAAAGTATCTCCCTTGCGAAAGAACCGGCTCTTTGCCACATGCAGACGCATGACGTTGGCCTCGCGCTCGGCCGCGGACTGATTTAGCGATATAAGGTGGGTGCATGGCCGTGCGAGCCCCTTCGCCTCCGAGCAGTTGTACTCCGTGAGGACGTTGTTCTCGTCGTTTAGCCAGTCGCGGTTTTCGATCGTCGCCTGATACGTGACGACCATCCATACATTCTCGTCGGCAGCAAGGTCCTTCAGGTCGTTCGCCACGGCGATGCGCTTCGAGCGTTCGTGCTCGGCTCCCCACTGGCGGCGGGAGGCGTCGTTCAAGAGGTCCATCGAGTCGATGATGACGATGTCGGGCGTTCGGGCGTTGATTTTGCGGTATTCGGCGATGCCGTTTCGGATATCGATAGTAGATATGCGTGCCGCGAAGCGTGGGAACGACCGTACGGTTATACTCCCGGCATAGCGCTCGATCTCCTTTTCGAAGCGGCGCATCTCCACCTCGGCGATATGCCCCCGCTCGAAATAGAAGGCGTTGCGGGCTATGAGTCCCCCGCTGTATGCATTGAGTGCCTCTTCTTCGGAACCTTCGAGCTGGAAATGCAGCACGTGCAGTCCGTCGTCGATGTCGGCCCGCAAGCCTATATGTTTTGCCATGTGGCTCTTTCCCACGCCCGTCGACGCGAGGATGCACGATAGCTGTCCGCGGAGGCTGCGTCCGGCATTCAGTTCGTCCAGATCGGGAATATAAAAGCGTGTGACGGGCTTCACGCCCGATGCCTGCAGCTCCTCCTCACGGCGGCGGTTGCGATGAAAACGCATGGCGAAGGTCTTCACCACGTCCACGAATGCCGAATCCTTGAGTGTGAATCCCGCGAGCCACTCGGCGTATTCCTTGAGTTTCGCTTCGGCCTCGGCCTGCCGGCTCTGGTTGTAGAGTTTCCCCACCTCGGAGTATACGGCCTGCAGACGCACACCCTTGATGTACGTTTCGAGCATGTCGACAACCGCTTCGGGGTTGTTTTCTCCGTCGTACTCACGGAAAGTGTTCACCAGTTCCAGTGCATCGTAATCCGAGGCGAATGTCTGCGCAAGCATGGCATATGAGGGCGGCGATTTGTAGGTCCGGTAATGGTTCACGAAAAACTCGTGAATATGTTGGAATGTACGGTCGGGAAGGTACTCGCGCCGCATGTGCGCTACGAGTACGGCGCATACGGCCTCGTGGCGTATGGCCGTCGAGTAGAGTTCGTAGAGATACTCGGCCGAGAGTGCGTTGCGCGATGCCGTCATCTGCCGCCTCCTTTCCCGTATTGCTCTTCGCGTATTCGCAGCAGTTCCGGATAGCGTCGCTGCTCCAGCGTGCGGCACTGAACGGCCATGGCGCATGCACGGCATACGGGCGAGAAGGGCGTCCACAGGAGCGTCGACCGCGTGCATATGTAAAGCCCCGCCTCCGAGCCCGCCTGCCGGCGCTTGGTGCGGTCCTCGTATTCGGGATATATGAACTTCGCGAGCGGGTGCTGCGTGCGGTCGCGGAGCATCTCCACGAGTTGCGCACGCACGATTCCGTGCTGCGCGAGCCAGCGATCCTCCCAATAGCGGTGCCTCTGTTCGTTGCGGCGGAATCGTTCCAGCGCCTTGGCCCCGAAGGAGTGGGCGACGCGCCACCGCTGCCGGAGCGTCCCTTTCTTGTAAAAGGTCATGGCATACACCTGACATACGCAGAAGTCTACGATCCGTTGACGGCTCACGCCCGCGAACTCTCGCTCCAGCGCCTCCATGCAGGCCGCCACCGTATGCTGGGCCGCGGCACCTGCGGGGAATCGGAATGCGGGGTCTATGCAACGACTTGCGAGCAGCTGCACGAGTTGCAGGGCCCACTTACTCATTGCGGCTGTTTCCATCGCGGTCGATCATTTGGCGCATCTTCAGTTTGGCGAGGAACAGACGGCTCTTGACCGTCTCGATATTCGGTGTACGGAGCGTGCCGTTGCGGTGTGTTATTTCCATGATCTCTTCGAGCTTGTATCCGGCCTGCTGCAGGAGCAGCGCCTCCCGGTATATGGGATTCAGTCGGTCGAGAGCCCGCAGGATGTCGTCGCTATAGAGCTCCCGGTAGTTATCGAGTCCCATGCAGTTGCCGCTCATACGGTCGGTATCTTCGGCGTGGTGGCTGATGATGTGTTCGGGATCGAGGTCGTCCGAGGTCTTGAATGCCGCCCTGCGTCGGTCCAGATCGTATATCAGGCGTTTGCAGCAAATGAATATCCAGTTGGCAAGGTTCTTCCCCGGGTCGTAGGTGTGTACGTAGCGATAGAGATTCGCCAGACACTCGTTGTAGTTCTCCTCGACATCCTGCCAGCGCGATGTGAAGCGCATGCAGATCTTATATACGAGATTGCGGTTGGGGAATATGAGGCGCTCGAAGAGTTCCGTGCGCTGACGTACGGACTGTTCGGTATCTATGTGGGAAATCAGGGACTGTTGTGCTTTCACGTGGCCGACTTATTGTGTCATTACTCATCTTCATGGGATCTGTCGGCTTATGGTTAGCATCAAATGGGAACTGGACGGAGTGGCGAGACAGCCGCCCCGCAGGCGGGATAAGGAGTGCACGGACCTGTTATGGCAGACGGTACTTGCGTACGAGGTCGTGGGAGAGCAAAAAAGCATCGGCCCCGTCATACGAGGCAGGGGCAAAGCGGCAGTCATTGCGGCATGCGGCGATCAGGCGGCTCTTGTCGGTCCGTCCGTCTCCCGCTGTCCATTTCTTGAGTTGTGGCGGCGTTCACGCACTCCACGGGCAACGGGTTCCGCTCTTCGCGCAGGAAGAGCGGGATGCCCCGCAGCTCGGAGACTTGCTTTAGGTCGCGGTTGTGGGCGTTGAAGTTCACATCCTCGCCACGATGCACCGTATGCCGTTTCGGAGAGGGGCCTTCCGGAGCGTGCGGTAGAACGCGAGGTGCGTTCGGCGGCTGCGTGTGAGTCTACTGCCGTTCGATCCGCGAAGCTCCATTCTCCTTCGTGACGGTTATGCGGTGAGGATAGTTCTCCTGCACGAGTCCGTGGGATACGACCAGCGCCGTCACGGACTGCTTGTTGAGCGCCGCGAAGACGCTTGCAAGTCCATCCGCGTCCACGGCGTCAAGGATTTCATCCATGCAGAGCAGGTCGAGTCCTCCGCCGTAGGGGCAATTGCCGTTCACCAGCCGTTGCATGGCGAGGATCGAGGCGGTGTTCACGCGTGCCCGCTCCCCCTCGGAAAGTTTCAGGATGCTGCCGGCATCCATTCCGTCGCGTATCACCGTGACGGAGATCTTCTCGCGCACGACACCGCTCTTGAGGGTCGTGTACCCTGCGAGATTCACGCGCAGGTCGGAGCCGAGGTCTTCGAGTACGCGGTTTATCATACCTGCGAGAGCCTCTATCTTCGTGTTGGCCAGATAGGTCCGAAAGAGCACGAAACGTTGCTGCTGCGTTTCCAGCGCCGTACGCCGTTCCACGGCCTGCGAGTGCCGCGCCATCAGTTCCGAGTTTCGGCGCCGGTACTCTTTCAGCGATTTGCGGAGCGATGCCGCAAGTTCCGATGCCGTGGCATGTTCGAGCTCGGCGGCCGTCTGCCGCAAGGTCTCTATGGAGCTTTCGGCTGCCGCCATACGCTCGCGGCATTCATCGATCGACCGTTCCGCGGCCTTGCGAAGGTCGACGAGGCGGTCGCATGCTTCGTCGAAGAGTGCACGACGCATATCTTCTACCTCGCGGGTACGTGCGGCGACATGGTCGCGGATGCGCTGCATATTGAACTTCGCGCCCTCCATCTCGTATTCCGCTGCGTCTACGGCACGCGTGGCCTTGGCCATACGCTCCTCCCAGCCGCGGCGCAGGGCCTCCAGCTCGCGGGTGCGGGTCTGCACGGCGGTTATCATCTGCGCGACCTTCTCGGCTTCGAGTTCGTTGTCCTGAAGTTCCTGCTTCACCTGTGTGAGCTCCGCTTCGCGACCTTCGAGCTGCCCTTGCGCCGCCGCCACGTCGAATGCACCGTCTGCTACAAGAAAACGATGTGCGCAGGCAGGGCACTCCACCACGCCTGCCAGACGCGCGTGGAGCGTCTCTACAGCCGCCGTCACGGTACGCTTGCGCCGCTGCAGTTCCACGACTTCGGCATTCATCCGTGTAAGGCGTTCTTCGAGGCTGCGCATTTGGTCGCACAGTGCGACGCCTTTCTCCGCAGCCTCCTCCTTGAAGCAGTCGAACTCTTTGCGCCGCAGGATAAGTTCTACCTCTGCCGTGGCCAGCTTATGGCCTATTCCTGCTATGATCTGCGTCCACTTGTCCATCTCCGCCCGGGAGGTCTCTATCTCCTTGTGTTTGTCCGCCGCCACATGCCCCCAATCCGTCAGCGGAGCATCTGTCAGGGGTGCGAGCAATTCCCGTACGCGGGTCATACACGCCGCAAGCGGCTCTGCGGAGTCCTCCACCTTCTGCACTCGACCCTCGGCTTCGGCGATGCGGCACAAGAACCGCTCCTGACGGGCGATCTCCTCGCCGCACTCGCGCACAGCACTCCGCTTGGCGGCTATCGTTTCATGTATCGAGGCGATCTTCTGTTTCCGAGAAAGTTCCTTTTCGCTGCGGGACTCCTCTTCGTGAGCGATCTGCTCGGATAGCATTGCGATACGCCCGTCGATGGAGGCTATCTCCAGCTCCGCAGCCCGCAGTTCCTCCTGCAGCGGCACAAGGTCTTCTCCGACCGAGGCGATGGCACGGTCCACGCTGTCGCCGCCGCTGAAGCGGTTGATGATCTCCTTTTTCTCCCGGTCCGATGCCGAGAGGAAGTCCGCATAACGGTGACGCGAGAGAATGAATGCGAAGAAGAGCTCCTCGCGTGTGATGCCGAGCCGTTCGAGGATGTAGCGATTGGCGGCGTCGACGCTGGGCTGCGCTACCTCTCCGGTTTTCCCGTCCTGCGTGAGCAGGCATCGCACCGAAGCCGTACCACGGCGGGGTACGGTACGCTCGATGCGCATCTCCTCGCCCGTGGCCCGGTTGCCGAGCGTAAGGGTCACACGGCACTCTTCGGCCGCATCGTTTACGACCTCCTCGGCGCGGACCTTGCGCAAGGGGCTACCCGTCAGTCCGAGCGTGATGGCTTCGATGAGCGTCGACTTGCCTGCTCCGTTGCTGCGCTGCGACTCGTTGTCGGCATTGTGCCCGAATATGAGCGTCGTCGTACCTTCGGCCGGCGCATAGTCCAGCGTGCGGAAGGAGCATATATCGGTTGCGGAGATATGTTTCAGATACCACATGATGTACGGTCTATTTTGTTAAGGTAAGCGATTCCGAGCTCCACGTCGTCGATGCCTCTCCCTGCGCAGAAGTCCTCGTAAGCGCGGCGCAGGCGTGCGCCGTCGAATTTGTCGAGCACATCTTCCTCGGGCGCGGCCGGTATCGGGGCGGTGTCGCTGAGGACTTCGACCTTGTTGGCTCCGGCATCGAGCAGCCGCTGGCGGTCCACGGTGTCGGTCTGCGAAGCCCGCACACGAACCTTGAGGCGGCAGCGGACGTCGGCGCGCAGCTCGTCGATGCGGTCGAAAAGGTGTATGCCGACCTTATCGGCCGACGTATCGAGGACCTTATAGCGGATGTTGGCCTCGTTCTGCACGAACTCCGACGAACCGTCCGTGCAGAGGATGGTATAGCCTTTGGCTTCATCCTCGCCGAAGTTGAACTGGCGGCTCGATCCGACGTATTCGATACGGGTGCCGGGCACGACGGCGCGATTGTGGTAATGCCCCGCGAAGACACGGTCGAAGGGTTCGAAAATGCGGGGCGGCAGCTCGCACGGCGCTGCCGTGGCGAGGGCTCCGTTCACGCCCTCGTGGATATAGAGGTAGTTGAGTTTGCCCTCCACAAGACCGCTCGTCGCAAGGGCCGCCAGACGCGACGTAAAGCTTCCGCCTTCGGGGAAATAGCCCATCATGTGTAGTGAGAACGCCCACGCAGGGTCATCGAGCGTCAGGATGTCGTCTACGACCGTGACCGAAGGGTGGCAGTCGAAGACGTGGCAGTAGCCGCGCAGGTCTTCCTGATTCACCTTGTCGTGATTGCCTTCGGCAATCGTAAGACGGATGCCGGCCCCGGCTGCACGCAGCAGGGCGTCGTGTACCGCGAGCAGGACGTCGAGCGTCTGCGCGCTGCGGCTTTGGAAAAGGTCGCCGCCAAGGGCTATATCGCGGATGCTGCGCTCGCGACAGAGTGCCAGCGCTTCGTCCCAGTTACGGTCGAATTCGGCAATATCGTTTTTGGAGACGTGCATGTCGTTCATCAGAAGCATGCACGGTCGTTTATCTCTTGTCATGAGTCAAATCGTTGAAAAAGGGGTGCGCACGGTGCGCCCCCGTAAGATGAAAAGAATCGACGTCAGGAATGTTTATCGCCTGCGAGGTGCAGAAACCTCCTCCTGCATCCCGGCGGCTGCCGGTGCGGCTTCAGGGTCATCTTGTGCCGCGGCCGTGTCTGCGACGGCATCCTCGATCATGTCGAGCAGCTCATCGTTAGTCGCCGAGCGTGTGACGCGCACCGGAAGTTTCTCCTGCTCGATGAAACTGCGGAGCATGGCCCTCAGTTCTTGCCCCTCTTCGGTTTTGTCGCCCAAACCCTTGGCCCGGAGCTCCTCGAAGCGGTTGCACAGGCCCTCGAGCGTAAGGGCTCCGGCAGCTGCATTCTCGCGTGCCTCTTTCGTACGGCGATCGAAGCTGAACGATGAAGTATCCTCTTTAGGTATCTCGGCGCGGAAGGTTTCCACGGCCTCTGTCATCTCTGAGCTCTGCATCACGCGTAGACCGTAGCGGGTGTCGCACTGGGTGAGGAAGACGAGCGTCGCCTCGAAATGGTAGCGCGTATAGCGATAGATGATCTCCGGAATGCGGGGACTGTTCAGGAGTATCGTGAGCTCTTCCTTCGAAAGGCCCTCATTGTCGGACTCGTTGTCTATGGAGAAGCAATATTCGGTCTTGCCTCCATTGCGACGCTTCTCGACTTCCACGGGATAGGCGCTATACACGGATGAGATGGGACACGGATGCTGGGGATTCTTCTGGAGTTTCTTTTCCCAGAGTTTGAAGCGTCGTTCGTCGAGTTCCTTGAACTGTGCGTGCGAGAGCGTGAGCAATTGCAGTCCTTTGGCGCGTTCCTTCAGATCGATGACGTACATGGCATGTCCGTATCCGAATTTGAGACCCCCTCCATAGCTGCCGCCCGCTATCTTTTCGGCGAGCTTCTCATCACCTGCTGTGCGGGCGGCCTCGGAGGCCAGACGACGGTAGGTGTCGATGAGATCGAGCGTATAGCCGGCCTCCGTGGCACGGGGTACGGTGACATACATGCTCTGCGTCTTCTCCCCGCCTGCGGGGCGCTGGAGTTCCATCAGCAACTGCCGGACGGGATACTCGTACCCGCGGCGCTCTACAGTATCCGTCCGGCTCGGGGCGATGGGCAGTACGCGCAGGCGATAGGTTCCCAGCCTGTCGAAACGGAAGAACTCGGTTTTGGCGAACGATTTGTTCTCTTCAATGGCGCGGGCCTGCGCCTCGGAAAACGACTCCTCCTGAGAGAGGAAGAGTTCCTCCACAGAGGCACCCTCGGTACCCCGTACGTCGTAATTGTCTTGCATCATGGTTGCGATGTGTGATAGTTAATACTGCCGAGGATCGGGGCTCTGATCCGGCTTCGGTACTGCCGGGAACCGTCTGGTTTACTCGATATGCCGTGAAAAAAACCGGTGCTCGATGCTCGCAGCTCCGGCTTAACTATCACGCTCCCCGAAGAGGCGGGGAACCATCAAATTGAACGCGTTTTCTTTCAAGGAAGCGCACTGCAAAATTATAGGTCTTGTTTTGAAAATGCAAATATCGGATATTTAGTTTTTTATGAATTATTTCAAATTCTTGACGTAGGCGCGGATAACGTCGCTTTCCCAATGCGGGATTTCGACAGTGGTGCTTGCGTGTGTTATTTCTTCCATGCTCTGCATGCGTACGATTTGCGCCCAATGATCCACGATGTAGCGATCCAGCAATGTACGCCGCAGGCGGGCATAGTAACGCTCGCGCTCGGGCGTGAGGAGCTTGCCGCGGCGGCAGTAGCAACCCTCTCGCTCGTAGCGTTTCATGTAACGGCGGAATTTGGGCTTGCGCAGCGCAGGGTCGTCCGAGGCTGTACAGACGAGAGCCACGGTCTGCGGATGCGGGAATCTTCGCTGTGAATGCGGGCAGAGCAGCATCAGAATGTTGTAGACCGCAGGCGCCTCGTTGTAGAGCATGAACCCTATGGGCGTCTGGTTGAAAGGGAAGCGCTTAAAGCTTCCCCGCGGGCGTCCCCCGCGATTTTTTGTTCCGGGCTGCGGAGGACGTAGGGATACCTTCCGGCAGCGACTCTTCGTTCTTCGTGTCATGACATTCGGTTTTGTCGGGTGAAGCGGCAGGCACTGCGAAACCTGCGCCCCGTGCGATGTTGCGGCGGCTCTCCACGTCGCGCGTGATGTTCACTCTCTTTTTCATTGTAATAAGATTTTAGGTCATATAAGAGAAACTGAGCTCTGTAGTTACGTTGTAAGCCCCGCTCTCGTGCATGAGGATCGTACGCGAACCGGCCTTGATGACGAACGAGCAGCCACGGTTGTAGACGTGGTCGTCGTTGAAATTGGCCATCGTCTGCCGGCAGCCGAAGCGAGGCGGGGAGATGACGTTGGGGATCGTGGCGATGGAGCCCCAGTTGTTCGACGAACGCAGGGCCGTGTTGATGATGCCCTGCACGCAGACGATGTTGCCGATCTGCCGGGCCCAAAGCGTTCCGGCATTCTCGCCGCCGCATTCGAGCCACCCCGTGTCCGTAATCTTCTTCTCGTACTCCGGAGCATAGGCAGCACCGATATTCTGGCACGCCAAGCGCCGGGCATTGTCGTCCTTGAACGTAAGATCCGCGAGGTTCTGGTCACGGCGTACATAGGCGATAAGATCATCCACGCCGGCAGCGGCAAGTACCCCGCGCAGCGCCTTACGGGCCTCGACCGTCGCCTTGCCCTGACGGACGAGGTACGAGACGTAATCCTGCAGCGACTGCCCGAGTGCCGCGAAACGGCCGTCCGACTCGTTGCGGGTATAGAGTTCCAGATTGGCAGCCACCGTAGCCTTGTCCTGCGTGTTGTAGCCCGCCATGAGCCGCGGGGCGTACTTCGAGAGTTCGCGCACCACGGACGAGGTCGTCACGTAGCCCTCGCTCTGGTTCTGCTGGCCGCCGCTTTCGTCCCTGCCGGCGAAGGTTCCCGTGCGTATCGCCTCGAGTTTGGCCTTATGTTCTGTGGTGAAGACTGCACCCTGATAGGCGGCGTCGTTGTCCAGCTTCCCAGCCAGCAGCGCATCCACCTCCTCGATCGAATAAACGTTGATGTTGTGACGTGCCTTATCCTTATCCTCCACATCCGCGAGATTCGAGGCTTTGGAAAGTTTCATATCCCCTGTGCCCCGGCGTTCGGCGTCGAGGTTCTCGCGAGCCCGCTGCTGACGCTCCTGCTTCAGGGCAATGATCTCCTCGGGGCTCTTGCCTTCGACTTCTGCAGCCGTAAGGGATGCGAACTCCGCGAGGAAGTTTTTTGTCTGCAGGAAACGGCCGTCGCATTCCGAAGAGGAATAGACCTCCAGCACGTTGCGGGCCGCGGCCTTGTCCGCGAGATCCGCAAGGTTGTCCGCACAATTGAGTTTGCCGCCCAACGCACGGGATACGTCCTCCGTGGTTGCGAAGCCCGCGCTGCCCTCCATGAGGCTGCCTGCGACAATGGCGTCCAACTTGCGGCGGTACTCCGTGGTGAAGTCTTCCGTGCTGAGCCCCTTGCCCTCGACCGCATTCACCTTTGCGGCCAGTGCCTGCGTGAAGGAAGCCTGCGAGACGTATAGCTCCGCAATGGGCCTTCCTGCGATGCGCAGTTCCGAGGCGACGTCTACCCAACTGCGAGCGCTGAGCGTGAGACCGCCCAAATCGTTGTGCAGGCTCAAGTGTACCGATTCCCCGTTTCCGTAACCCAGCCATGCAATGCGCACACCCTCCTTGTCCTGCCACTGAAGGAGGTTCTGCAGCGCTGCCTCCTTCTTGTCGTAGAGCGTGTTGCGCAGGGTTATGCCCCCGGCGGCGCTACGCACCTCAAAGCCTCCCGCGACCGCGACTGTTCCTGTCCGTCCTTCCGCCAGCAGCAGGGGCACGGAGTTGCGGCCATCGTATACCGCGAAATTGCGGTAGCGGTCTTCGGCGCCGCGATATCCGCGACGGTTCACGCTCACCGTACCCTCGTCCGTATTGTCGGCTGTGTTGAACAGGTCGCCGCCTTCGATATGGAGCGCTCCAAGGCGGCCGCTGACGGCCGTAAGGTGCGGGATGTGCACGCCCTCGCCGCTCACGCGCACGAGAGGTGTCTCATCCTGCCCATAGAGTGTGAAGGACCCGTCGGTGGCGATCTCCACGCGACTGACGGGCTGCTCCTGATGGCAGAGTGACACTTCCGCAGCTCCCGGATCCCGCACCAGCCCCTGCAGGCTGTAGCTTCCGTCGGGAGAGACGACAGAGAAGCCCGTCTTGCATTCGAACTGCTTCTCCACACTCACGGAGCCTGCCAACGTGAGGTCTTTATGAACTGTCTGTCGTGCGAAAGGGCTTTCCAGCAATACGGCATAACGGCCGATGAACTTGTCTATGAAACGCGGTGCATAATCCTCGTGCAGCTCGATATAGCCCGGCAGGGCGCCCGTCACCTCGTCCTCGGTCTGTGGAACCGATGTCGCCCCCGAGCATAGATAGCAGCAGCGGCCGTGCTTGTTCACGTCCCCGGCATAGGCGATCGTCTCGTAGTGGTTCTTCTCGTAGATGTAGTACGGCAACGACACCTCCGCGGCACCTTCGAAGGGGCGCACACGACCGCCGATCCACACGTAGCCGGGCGTGATACGCCCGTCGGCGACCTCGCAACCCGAGATGATGAAGTTTGAGCACCCTTCGAAGATCGAGGTCATGCTCCGGGCGAGTTCCTGCAGGTTCAGCAAGTCGTCGTTGTAGGTGTAACGTCCGCCCGTCTTGGCAATGTATTCTTTCACTATGGTGTGGTTTGAGTCTCCGTTTTTCCGTCCTCGATACGGACGAGGTAGGTCTTGCCGGCGAGGCGGTAACGCTCGACGGTGTGCGTGAGCATGTGTACGAACTCGCTGGCGGGAAGCGTAACGGCAGGCACGCAGACCGTGAAGCTCGCGCGTAGCACGGCCCGCTCCTCGGCCTCGAGATACATGCGCCGGGGTGCTTCCTCCTCCGTGTCCGCAACCTGCTCGCCCGCGAACCACACGGTGAAGGGACGTCCGTAGCGGGCATCCTCGAAGTAGAGGTCCACACCCACGGCAGCCCCTTCCGAGATGGTTATCCGCTGCGCAGCGTCTGCGAAGTAGCTCCCGAAGCGGTGATTGAGGAACCACTCGAAATAGAAGACCTGCGAGGTCATGGCCGCCTCGATGCGTCGCTCGTGTGCCCACACGCAGAAGCGGTCGTTCAAGGTTTGCAGCGGCCATACGAGGCTCTGCACCCAAAGTATGAAACGCCGCCCCGGCAGGTAGTGCGGGACCAGACGGTTCACGAGTCTGTCGATGGGGAGTCTGTAGCGCATCCGTTGTCTATTACAAGTTTTAGGGCCTGCCGGAAGGTGGGAAGCTCTGCCTCGGCATCCTTGCCTGAAGATTCCCGCACGTAGCCCGACGAGGTAAGGGTCATGCGTTCTATGTGCTGAGGGGGCTGCAGATGTCCGTCGCCGTCGTACGAAGCGAGAAAGAGTCCCTGTGCGGGTGTGGCTCGGGCGTCGGCCCAGACATCCGTGACATGTTCTACTCGTCGCAACGCCTCCCATACGCGGTTGACGTAGATAGCAGCGTCGAAGTCTATGTTCATGACATACTCGGCCAGCGCAGCCTCGAGAGCGTCGTAGAGCTCCGCCTCGGGTACCGCGCCGTCCCAGTAGACTGTAACGCGGGGAATGAGTACGTCGCCCGGACGGCTGATGACCTCGATGCGTGTGCCGGCGAACTTGATGCGGTTCACATAGGCCGTGATTTGCATCAACTCCTCGGCCTCGATCTCACGCAGCATTCCGCGCTCCCCAGTGGCGACCTTCAGAATCAGCTTGCTGTCCACGTTCCGGTCGTCCGTACTCTCGGTATAGGATACCTGTGTGACGATACGCTTCGTGGGGTCCTCGCTGGCATAGCCGAACCCCAGTCCGTCCTCGCGCACCCGGAGCGTGTCGCCCTTCTGATACCTGAGCAGCGCCTCGGCGTAGTAGCGAGGCGTGCCGTTGATACGGCTGTCGAGTGTCTCGGAGACATCCACGGCAAAGACATCGAGGATCGACTCGAAGGTGTAGATCAGCGCCGCGACCATCCATGCCACGCCGTTCATGACCGACATCTTCGAATCGTTCGAAAATTCTGCAAGTTCCAGACGTTTGTTGCGCTCGGCAACGGCTTCCTCGTATATCTGTCGTATGGTTCTGCTCATCGTTTTCTGTGGCTTAATCGTTCGCTCCGCCGGAATGCGGAGGAGGTGTAGGTCCGGGTTCTGGCTCTGGCTCTGGCTCTGGTTCCGGTTCCTCGGGTTCTGGTTCCGGTACCGCTTCGTAAACATACTCTTCGCCGCAGATTGTAAAGCGCCATGGGGCGCCCTCGTTCCACGCCTCCTCGTGCGTCAGCAGCCATACGGCCTCCATGCCGCACGAGAGGATGTAGTTCAGCTCTTCGTCACGCGCCGGTTCACGGTACTCGCCCGAAGGACGCACGGAGAGCGTCACGTGGCATGCGCGGCGGCCGTAATGTCTGCGCACGAGATCCGTGAGCCACCCATCGAGCACCTGTCGCTGCACCTCTGCGCTCGACAGGTCGAGGCGCATAAGGTTGCGACACTCGATCAGCGGCCGCAGATCGTCGCATACGGCATCCCGCAGGTCGAGGGCATAGAGACCTTCCATAAGCGGCAGGAAGCTCAGCGGCGCCCGCCACCAGCGCAGGGCGAGTTCCTCGACATGCAGAGGCCGCAGCAGCAGGAGTTCCTGTGCCTCGAGATCCGAGAGGTCGGCCTCGCGAAGTTCGATGTCTCCATAAAGACGTACGATGCGCGTCGTGGCCACGCTGTTATCGAAGGTGTGGCGCAGGATCGCAGGCTGTACCTCCAGCCCCACAGTCTGCAGGGGCGCATTGTCGCCCCAGTCGATCTCCGCCATTCCGCGGCCCGAGAGGGAGAAAAACACACCGGATGTTGCGGCAGGGAGGCACAGCTCCAAACGCCGTGGCTGCGATGTCTGCCGAAAATAAACGCGTCGCTCTCCGCTGGCGGGCGTGATGCCCTCGCGCCGCAGGTAGGCCGCCGTCTCGGCATCTATGAGGTAGTCGTCCGAGTAGTCCAGCCGGTCGCCCGCGTGCAGCTCCGAAGCCATCGACAGCCGGGGGTTCGAGACCAGCAGGTCCGTGATGCCCTCGATCGAGCCGTAGATGTCGAGCGATACGTCATAGAGGTTCTGCCCTGTGATTACCGTATACCGTCCCATCGAGTGTATCTGTTATTCCTTCTCCGTGACGTCGAGCAGTAGCTCGCCCGTTTCGGAATCCATATATGCGTTGTTGATGATCATTCTGTCGTTCTCGAACTCCCGCTGCAGCCGTGCCGCGAGGCCCGTCGTCTCGAAGTTGCCGTGCAGGAAGTCGATGAGTCCCACGCCCGTAGTCGGGTGTTGGTAGAGGCTTCCCGGAGAGGCTTTCAGCAGGAAGACCTCGTTCTGGCGCAGGGCCGCACCGATGCGCACGTCCGTATCCGTACCACTATAGAGCTCCAGTGTGCCGCCTCGCCGCACGAGGCGGAAGAGGCTGTCCGCATTCACCTCGGCATATTCCGAGAGGCGTATGACAACGCCACCGGTACGCTGCACATCGAACCACGGCGTATTGTTCGCAGGATTTACCATATAGTGCTCCCCGCCTCCCGGCGTCGCAATGTGGAAGCGAACGCGCAGAGGCAGGTAAACGGCCGTATAGGGAATCCGCACATGGACACTGCTGCCCTCGTCGTAGCGCCTCTCCGCCTCCTGTGCGAGGGAAATCTCTCCGTAGGCATAGTGTTCGTTATCCATACCCGCGACCTCTTCCAGCAAAACGAAGTCGTAGATGACTCTGCCCGCTGGATTGTCCGCGGTAACCAGCTCTCCATAGGTGGAGTCGACCAGTATGTCCTCCCGTGCCATGCTTCATATCGTGATGTCGTTCGGTTGAAGAATAGTGACCGAGCAGGACAAGTGTTTGGAGTGGAGCGGGACCCGAGCGGACAGAAGTCGCATTTTGTTTTGTCCCCGAGATGCGCTATATTTGTCATTCATGGGAATAAATATATCCATTGGAGGACACGCCGTTGTAACTTTGATATTCGACGTATGAAAAAATTTAAGATCACACAGCAAGACTACCTTAAAGCCCACCGAAAGGCTGACCGCGAGGCGGAGATCGAGCGACACGGCAAATCTGCGCATCTGCGGCGGACAGTGCATCGCTCGAAAAAAACATACGATCGCAAACGCGATATAATCCGCCATTCGAAAAGTGCAACGATTTTCGAGGATATTTGAAGGTTTTCCCTTCAGAAAACGACAAAAATCGGCGGTGAAAAAGGGCGTCTAAATTCAATTTAGACGCCCTTAAAATTTGGAAAAAACCGACCCTCTATTTTTATTTGTGATAAATTGGGGTGTTGTTTGCTTTTCCATACCCCAAATGGGGTAAGTGAGTTATTTACGCGATACTCGCACGTAGGAAGGCAACGCAGAATCCTGCCAGCACTCCGACGAGTGTAGCGTTGATATCGGCCCATTCGAACGTACCGCGCTTCAGCAGCCTGTCCCATAAGAACTCTTTTCCGAATGCCGCCGCAACGCCGGTTAATGCGCCGAGCCATGGCAGCCAGATGCCGACGGTCAGTGCGATAATGTATCCGCAAAGTACATGTAATAATTTGTCTGTTTTCATATTGTATATATTAAAAGGTAAAACATCATTCAGCCTGGCCGAGAGCCATCCAGAAAAACCGACATCCGGTCGCCTCCACTGCACCGGAGGCCGTCAATTTATTGGGCATGACCGTTATCCCGGTGGTCGTGTATGTGCGTAACGTCAAACTCCAAACTTCCTGCGCCGCCGTACTATCTATACGTGTCAGTGTCACATGTAACGGCGTGGTCTTGAATTTTTTTGGAAAGGTTATGCTAATAGGCAAAGCGCTTGAACCGCTTGTCGGAGAATAATGTCCCCACTGGATTAGCAATCCGGACGGCAACGTTACGCTTCCGCCTGTGCCGTAAGAAAATGTTTCCGTACCAGCCTGCCAGCCCTGTGCTTCGCCGTTGATGTACAGACGTGTGTATGTTTGCGGTATGGTGCGGCGGCCGCCGCCTGTCAGGGCTTCCAGACGATAATATTGACCGTATAAGCGGGTAATGCGTCCTGTACATATTCGAGCATATGTCGATGTTCCGTTATCGGGTCGCCCGGCAGCGTCATAGCTCGTGAAGCACACAAATTCTCCGTATGCAAGGGTCTTTGTTTCAGCGGTATTCGACGGATTGAACGTATCGAAATCCGAGATGGCGATGTTTGCAATTTTCCCCTGCTTTTCGGCCATTTTCTCGTCGGTATAAGCCGTCGCGGCGTCAAGGGTCGTATTTCCCACCTCATCGGCATAGGCTTTCACCGCCTCGTCCCTGCGAGCCGCTTCATCGGCGGAGAGCCGCAGCAGAAGTTCCTCGCGCACTTCCGTATATCTGGCGGCATATTCCAACAGGGCCTCCCTGTCAGCGATTGTCGTAGCCGGATAACCGTCGGTGGAATCGGACAGTTCCGCCTCCGCAGGATTGCTTCCCGCCGCCACATAAGGCACGTCATTTCCCTGCCCGGAAGCGTCGTACCATACGGTCGGGGTAAGTCCCGCGGGGGTAAGGTCAAGCAAACAGCCGAGCGTCACGATACGCAGGGTGCGGATTTCGATGTATGTGCCTTCACTGCCAGCCATTGACAGGCTGGTGTACTGGCCGGCCGGGGCTATGTAGCTCGCCGTTACAGCATTTCCGGGGTTGGCCGGAAAGGTCGCCAACACCGTACCGCCGTGTATCGCTTTGATTGCGCCGTCGCTGCGATACTCGAACTCGATGAGCTGCATGTATTTCATGTCGGCTGTTTTGTTGTCCAACCGCCAGGCATTGTATATGCTGAGGCTGCCGGGGGTGTTGTTTGTCGCCCGCAAAAACGTGCCGGAAAAGCCGTTGGCTGCGGCCACGTTCCCGGTAATGCTCGTCGCGCTGTTGTTTTGTACCCACGTGCCGGCGGACGCAGTGAAGCTGCCGGAGGGCCATTGAGAGGGTTCGACATTTCGCACGACGGCCGGGACGACCCACAGTTCCGGATGTCCGCCGTTCCATATCGCCGTCAATTCTTCGGCGGTCAGGGCGAAATTGAAGCGGCGGGCGGCGACGAGACGTACACCGGGGAGTGTTCCGGCATCGGCCGCCGCTTCGGCGCCGCCCAGGAGGAAGCGCTGCGGCTCGTGAGGATATACGTATGCTGGAGTCTCTTTTACCGTCGCCGTGCCGTTGATGGCGGCGATGCACCGCGTATCGCCGTCGTAGGAGACCGCGACGCAGCAAAGCGTGCCGAGCGGAACAGTTTTGGCGGCAATTTGCAGCCCGCGCATGGATACGACAACGTTGCTGCCCGTGTGAAATATGTGACAACCATAACCGACGTTCCCGCCTGTGCCCTCGTTATATACGGAAAGGTTTCCGGACGAGGCAGTAGCAGGCGTGACGAAAATAACGACGGTCGTATGCGGCTGCCCGGCCACTTCCGTAGTCAGGGCCGCGGCCGAAGATTTGAACAGCCCTTTCCCCATGACTGCACCGGTCGTCCGACCGCGCAGCACCGCATCGCGCACGGCCGTATTTTCGGCCGCATCGGCTTTTTCCTGCGCGCCGTCGGAAGTTTCTTTCGCGTTCCAGGTCGAGCGCTCCGAGGCGGTGATGTGCTTCACCGCGTCGGCCGCATGCTCGGCGAGCGCCTGCCCGGCGTTGGCATCGGCCATGCAAACGAGCACATCTTCGCGGTCGGCATCATAGCGGTTTGCGTACGCCAGCACTTTCCCCCTATCTGCGGCCGTCGTGTCCGGAAATCCCGTCGTATCGTAGGAGAGCTCTACCTCGCCCGCCTTGTTGCCGTTCAGGAAATAGGGCACGTCGTTTTCCTGGCCGGATGTGTCATACCAGATGGTCGGCGTCAGCCCCGCCGGAGTAAGGTCGAGCAGACATCCGACGGCGTCGATTGCCAGGGTGCGTATTTCTATGAAATCGCCCGGCTGTCCGCTCATTTCGATAACCATGTAATTAGCCGTCTCGCCGATTATTTCGGCTACCGCGGCATCGCCGGTATTGGCCGCGAAACTTCCCAAACCACGCGCAGAGATGGAACCGCTGGAACGGTATTCAAACCGGACGCGCTGCCGCTCACGTCGCGTTTTGCCGTCGTACCGCTGAAAGGCGTTGTAGATGGAAATGGCCGTTCCGCCCTCCGGTATCTCGAAACGCTGGAAATTTCCGGAAAAACCGTTGGCGACGGCCACATTGTCCGTGCGAATGGCATTTCCGGTATTTCTTGACCAGGTTTCCGCTTCAGGTTTATAGGTTGCAGTCGGCCAGCCGAGCTGGCGGACCCTCCGCCACTCGTTCGGGACACACCAGAGTTCCGGATGGCCGTCGTTCCACGAGGAGGCGATATCGGTATCGGTGAACGCAAAATTGAATATACGGGCGGAAATTATGCGACCGAAAAAGGGCACACTTTCACTATTCCCGACCTCGATAAATCGCGCCTCCGCCGCATCGCCGGCGAGGGCTTTGTCCTGTACGGCATTGTTAATGACTGCTTTGCAGCCCTCCGCCGTTTTCACCAGTACGACCTCGTAGAGGGTGTTTGCCTGCGCGGCGGCCTGATAGGAAGTTCCGCCGACCCGACCGGTTATCCATCCACTCGCGACGCTGACCGTATTATGCTGATTGTTGTATCCGTCCCGAAAAACTGCCTGCCGCGTAGTCACGTCATCGCCGGTAACGAATACGATACGTATTGTACGGTCCCCGGTAAACAGCAGCGATTCATCGGTGGTTTTGAAATAGCCCTTGTCGAGCCTCGCGCAGGTCAGACGCGTGCGCAATACAGCGTCGCGCACGGCAGTTTCCTCGGCTTCAGCGGCCACATTGTCGGCGTAATTTTCGGCATTGCCCTGCGCCGCGTTCCACTTCGTGCGTTCGGCATCAGTTATGAAACGGTGCGCGTCATCTTGCATGACATCCACGAATCGGAGGCCGCCGGCTGCGGTGATTTCGAGATACGACGTATCCCCGGACGGCTTCACGGCTGACGCCACGGCCTTGTAATCGTAGGCAATAGGCTTGCTTTTCCCATCGCCGTAGACACGGGAAATAGCCTGCCGCTGGGCGGTGAGATAGAGGGGCATCGAAACGGCCGCCGCACCGGCGCAAGGCATCACCATGACGCGGCGCACCTCCGCCGTATCCTCGGCGGCGAGTGCGACCATGCCGGCGGCCACGTCGTAACCGCCGGCCGAATTTGACGTAACCTCGCATCCCTGAATGATGCAGGGGCCGTGCTCGGCGAAAAAAGCGTCGATGGCCGCGAAGGGTTCCGCCTGTAATCCGACAAGGTCGTCGCCGAAATATTTCCGCACGCCGGCCTGCTGTACCTGTCTTTTCATATTTGTCTATTTCTGAATGATTTTATATTTAACGAGCGCCTGTTTGAAGCGTTCTACATCGGCTACGACCTGTTCGATATCCACGCCCTGCGGGATGTAGATAACAACATCGACGTCGCCGAACTGTTCGCGCAGTTCCCCCTCCAGCGGGACTTCGGCCGTCGGAGTTCCTTCCGCCTCCAGCGCAAGGTCGAGACGCTGCGTATCCCCTTCCTCTTCGAGACATATCCGCAGTCCGCCGTCCTCGTAGGTTTCAACACGAATCGCAACAGGCTGGCCGTACTTCTTGCGCAGATAGCCCTCGAATACACGTACTTGAAAGGTCACGTTCATCAATATGCGCGTGTCGTCCCGCCACGTCTCGAAATCCGCAAAGAGCCCGGCCAACGGGGCCGTCAAGCGTCGCAGCCACCACAGCCGCACGGGCTGCCGCTTGTGCGCAGGAAGCAGCTGCCGTACCAGGTTACGATAATCTATACGAAACGTTCTCATAATTCTACCTGTTTGGCGGACACGAAGGAGAGCGCGCTGCCATCATCGTAATCGAAATACCCTGCTTCCAGTTCGTCGGCGACGCCTACCTCGGCAAATTCCTCCATGCTCGTGCCCTTGCGTTCCAGTTTTTTCAAATCAACCGTTACCACGCCCTCCGCGGTCATCACGGCCGCCACGAGCTTTTGCCGGTAAAGTATCGAATTGAAGTCCTGCCCCGTGCGAAAAGCGTCCAGGGCCTCCGTTACCCGCTCGCGCACGGTCGTAGCCGGGACGGCCGGGTCGTAAAAAACTTGCATATCGTAGCGCACTTTGTCGGCAGTCGTCGATACGGTTTCCGTTTGGGTTCCGGCGAATTTGATGCTTTCCACGTAGCCCGAAAAATTGTGCAGCTCGTCAGTAGTCAGGGGGACGATACGGTTCTGATTATCGAGTTTGGCGACCTTGATACTAAGAAGTCCGGCACTTTCCGTTACGGCCACTACGCCGATAATACGAGCCTCCGCATCGTCCTCCGCGTAATAGAGCTGCGCCGTCTGCTCATCGAAAAGCAGTTCGTGGCCGTTCTGAAAACGCCGGCACTGCTCGACATACCATCTTACGGTACCCGGGGCGATTTTGTCGGCCGCCTCGTCCACTTCCGCGCGGAACAGGTCGAGCACGACCTCGAACAGATGTATAGCCGTAGCCACCACCCACGTCCATAACCGCCACTCCGCCGCAGAGGAGGAGGAAAGGCCGGGGCGGTCGGCCGTCAGACCGTCAATCATCCCCTGCTGTATATCCTTAATCGTCCGTGCCATCGAATGTGTTTATTTCTTTGTCGTTCAATTCCTTTACCACTGTCTGCCGACACATGTCGCTGTCCGTGTCTACCGTGACCGTCTGGCCCGGCGCGAGCGCTACGTCCAGGTAGCAGCCGTTGTCGGCGAGATAGTCGATACCCAGAGATACGAGCGCCTCCGGGTCGTTCACGAGGTCGGGGTTGAGCGCCAGAAGCTGGCCTGCCGCCTCCGCCGTACCGTAATATTTGACAGCCACGTCGAGCAGCGTCTGATTGGCTACCGTCTTAATCGTTTTCATCGCCGTATCCCCCCTCTATTATCAATTCCCCCGTACCGTTGAAGGCTACGCGGGTGATGTCCATGCCGTCCTCCTGCATCTGCTTGCGGACGTTTCGCAGAAAGAGTTCCGCGTCGTCCTGGATGTACTCAACGGCGGCCACGCCGAGCGTCGGCGCCTCCTTGAAGTCACCCGGAGCGGCGAGCAGAATGTCCCGCTTGTGCTGGCCGGTCGCCCGCTCGGTCGGGGCCAGAACAAGGTCGTCGCCCGTGAAGTCTATATCGCCATCCGCTGTCTGTAAAATATCCCGCATGGCTATCCTATTCTATTGTACATCCGAATGTCCCGGTTACGGGGCCGCCCGACGGGGGCGCCACGAGACCGGCCGTGTAGGTTATCGTAGCCGATTTTATAGCGGCTATCACCGCGTCGGCCAAAGCGTCGGCCACTTTGTCGAGCGCCCCGGCCCGGTCGTCCTCCTGATTCATCACTTCGGTGAAAGCCGTCTTTACCGAGGCTTTTATCGTCGCCTTTACAAGTGTCATTTTTATGCCGTTAAATAATTCTTCAAGTCCTCTTTAATTTGCATGAAATCCGCCGCGTTTATCGGCGTTCCGGAAGGCCCCGTCCCGGTCGTCACCGTGAGCGCGCATATCGCGTCGATGAGCTGTTCCAGGGTGGAGCGCAGGCCGCTGCCGCCGCGGCCCGCGGCGAAACCTTCCGCCGTCATGGAGAAAGAGCTCTCTCCCACGGAGAGCCGCACTTCGTCCACTTCCGAGAACATAGCCACGTAAAGCTCGTTGCTGCCACCGAGGCGGGAAACGAGAACGATGCTTCCGACGGCCGGCAGAAAACAGAATCCCCTACGCCCCGCATCGGCCACGGCATACAGTAGCACGTCGTCGTATGTCACGTCCTCGGCCTCGACCGTACACGTGCGGCGGTCGCCGTCCACTCCGCGCACCGTGGCCGGGAAGGTCTCCCCGCCGGGGGCTCTGCCTATGCCGGACAGCCTCCGGCGCAGTTCGATGATATCCGCCTCGCCGCTCATATTGCCGTTCCTATTTCGACCGTCCGCCGTCCTCCTCCGGAACCGAAATCGACGGTAACGGTGGATATGTAATACTTCCCCGACCGTTCCGCATATACAGGGTCGGTCAGTTCGGCCACCATACCTGGGGCTGCATACGGTTCGAGAAACGTCGTGATGCTGCCGTCGTATCCGTCCGCGGTTTCGCGCTCCAGCTCGTTCTGCGCCAGTGTCGCCAGCTCCTGCATGTCCTGTACGTCATAGAAGTAGAGCGTCCGCGCCGAGCCCCCTTCCGTACCCTTTTTCGCCTCGACGCGCGTGCCGTCCTTTTTGTAGCAAATCGCCTTGATTTGTATTTTAACGTCTTTCCTGTTCAAATACTGCAATTTATCATCATTGATGACGTTGCCGCGCAGCTCGTATTTCACGCTGTCTCCCACGACCTTTTCCGGCCGGCAAGCATAGACCTTTCCGTCCAGGTCGAAAAACACGGCCAGGCCGTAACGTTTCGTAAGGTCGGCCAGCACGGAGGATACGGACTTGTCCGGAACCGCGTAATTTTGCAGGGTCAGCGTTTCGGCATATCCGACCTCAAGACCGCACTTTTTGAGCAGTGCGGCGAGGGTCGTCGTGCCGCTGGCGGTGATGTTGCGGCGGCGACACTGCCAAAACTCGTCCTCGCAGACAATTTCCAGCGGCGTGCGAAGATTGAGCGCTTTTACATATCCTCTAAATTCCAATCTGTTGCGCCCGTCATAACCGAGACGTATCTCCACCCGGTCGCCGACGGCAACGGCCTGCGCCGTCTCCACGCGCGTGGCCGGCAGGTCGGCCTGCCGCAGCACGGCCGTGACGGGCACTTTGATAGTAGCTGTCGCGCCGAGAGCGTACACCGAGCGCTTGACGGTCACGCCATGGACCGCCGAAAAGCGTTTGCCACCGATTCGTATGTCACATGTCAGCACGTACATGATTACTCGATTATCAATTCGACGGCCGCGTCCGTATGCGCCGTAAACTTCACTATTTGAACGTGTTCCGTTCCTCCCATCGTCGGAAACTCGATTTTGTCGAAAACGAATTTATCATCCCGGCCCACTACCAAGTCGGTAAGGGCGGAAATGAGCATGACGGCCTCGTTCAATTCCCACATCTCCCGCATCTGTTGCACGGCCTGCTCCGGATAATTGCCGTCCTCGCCGATAAGTGCGGCAGTAATGGAAACTTTGTAACTATCCACATTTACAAGCTCGTTGACCGTGCCCCGGCGACCGGTAAGAGCCGTCTGCACGATACGTTTCTCGCCCGATATGCTGATGGCCGCGCACGGCAATTCTATGTTGCCGAGTGAACATTCCACGCTGACGGGCATAAAGTACCATCGGCCCGTCGTCGCGTCCTGCCGGCGGATTGGCGTGCCGCCCGCGGTCATCTCCGTCCGCAGCGCCGGGGCCTCCGCCATTCCCTCGTATGTCTCCGCCTGCCGCGGAGCGGGGACGCTGCCCGCGGCGAGCATGCCCGGATAAATTTTGCCTCGCTTGTTGGCTATTTCCAGCAGCAGACCGGCCACATCGAAACGGTGCCGCATCCCCGAATAATCGTTACGCCTGTCCATCGGTCACTTCCATTAGAACGTCCATAATCTTTTCGCGTATCTCGTCCAGTCCCTGGCCGTCTGCCGAGGCGATGTTGATGACGATTTGGTCGCAGAACTTGTCAGCCGTAATACGCGGACGGCCCTCGTCGTAGTCGCGCGTATCGACGGCCGTCGTTTCTTCGCCGCCCGGTAGGGCTGCAGCCTGCGTTGCGGCGGGCGACGCGGCGGCCAGACCGAGGGAGGCCGCGGCAGTCAGCCCGGCCAGCTTTACGCGGCCGAGTTTGGAGGTAATGGCCGAGTATGCCGCCGTCCCTTTCTCGTTTACCGCCACACTGTCCAGGTCGAATACCCCGGCGGAGGAGGAACGGCCCGTACCGCCTCCGAGCGCGGCCGACAATTGCTGTAAGGGCCGGCCGCCGCGGCCGTCGGGAACGGGGCCGTCGGGGGCGGGCGTGGTCGTCGGGGCCGGAACCGGTGCCCCGTAAAGCAAGTCGATACGGCCGAGGCCCTCGTTGTAATCGCCGACCGCACGGGAGAGCTGTTTAATATTTCCCGTAACGCCTCGGTATATCCATGCTGTCGCGCCGCGGGCTATTTCGTCCCATAAATCGCCTATGCCGTATTTGTCGCGGATTGCCTCTTCGTCCGCCTGCCAATCCTCGCCAGCCTTCATCTTGTCGAACATCCGGTTGAAGTCGCCGGCGAACTGCTGCTTCTGGCCGTCGTCCACCCGTTTCAGCAGTCTTTCGAGAACTTTCGTGCGCGTCTTTTCCAGGTCGGCCACGACGTCGGTCATGGCCTGGTCGCGAAACTTGTTGAGTAGCTTCCGTTCGAGTTCATTGTTTACGCGGTCGAGCGCGTCGCGCAGGTCGTCGTTCGTGGCCGTTTCGGTAAGCAGGGACGGAATATAAGTACCGTACTGCGTATTGATACGGGCGATGGCCGCGGCCCGTTCGTCGCTCCCTTCCGCCGCCTTCATCGCTGCGTCGAAGTCTGCCTGAGTAGCGTCTTTCGATTTGGCGAGTTCCGTGTTGAAGGCGGCGAATGAGGCGGTGGCCTTGTCCGTTTTTCCCGTCAAACTGTAAATGACGCCGGCCAGCGTGCCGATGCCGAGAATCAGCCAGCCGACGGGCGAGGTGACGAAAGCCGCGTTAAGCAGCCGGACGGCCCCGGCCAAAACTCGCGTACCGGCGGCCGCGATGTTGTGAACGACCGTTACGGCGAGCACTTTTATTTTGTGAGCCGAGAGGGCGAGGCCGAGGGCTCCGAGGGAGGTCGTCAGCCCGATGACGACGGGGTCGCCTTCCCGGATGCCGTCGATGAACCAGCCCAACACACCGCCTACGGCGGAAATGATGCTGCCCGTGACGACGAGCGCTTTCCCCAGAACGGTTATCCCGACCTCTACGATTGGCAGGGCTGCCTGTCCTACTTCCGCAAGCTGTGTTTTCAGCGAATTCCATAACTCTTGCGCACGCTGTACGGAATTGGCCGAGAGCTCCAGCGCCCGGTCGGTCGCCCCGGCCGAATCGGCCACTTCGCGAAGAGACATACCCAATTTGTCGATGTCCGAGGCCATTACCATAAAGGCGCTTTTCGCCTCCTTATCGACGATGCCGAGCGATTCTATAAAATTGCTCTTCTGCTGGTCGGTCATGGAACCGGTAACAGCCTGTATCTGCTTGAATATATCGAGCGACGAACGAATGCTGCCGTTCTTGTCGTAAACGTCGATGCCTGCCTTAGCCATCTTTTCGACCACTTCGCCGCGGCCGAAAATCGAATACATGTTGGACATGAGCGTCGCAGCCCGCTCCGCACTCTGTCCCTTTCCGGTCATGTACGCGAATACGCCCGCAACCTCCTTGTAGCTGTATCCGAGGGCGTCGGCCCCGGCGATAAGGTTCGGCATGTAACGTGCAAAATCCTCGAACTCGCCCGCACCGACGCGCTTTGCCTCGACGAATACGTCGAGCACTTCCTGAGCGGTCGTCTTCTCCTTGCCGACAATGGAGAGCGTCTGGGCGAGGGCGGCAGAAACGACGCCCATGTCGGCAAATTGCGATTTCGCACCCCGCTGCGTGGCGTCGAGAATAGACAGAGACAGGTCGAGGTCGCCCGTCTGGGAGATTATCCGTTCCAGAGCGGCCGGAGCGGCGGTAAGGTCGGCCTTGTTGCGGGCTGTAATCTCCTTTACCCGTTCGGTCGCCTTCTTCAGACTCTCCTCGTCCAGCTGGGCGGTGATGTTCACTTTCGCCATCCCCTCGTCTATGCTCATGGCGTTTTTTACGCCAAGGCCGAGACCTGCCGCTGCAACCGTAGCCGGATTGATGAAACCGCCGAAACCGCCGGTAAGGTCGGCGAAAAAACGTTTCATTTTCCCGCCGCGTCCGACGTTGTCGAGCCGGTCTATCTGCCGCGTCAGACTGTCTATCTCCCGGTTGTATTGGCGAATTTGGGCGATGTTCCGCGGGTCGATGATTTCTTTCTCGGCCCGCAGCAGGTCGAGCCGCTGACGTAGCACCGAAAGGGAGCCACCGAGGTCTTTCGCAGAACCTTGCAGCGCCCTGTTCTGCGCCGTCAGCCGCGAGAGCGTGGCGACCGTCCGCTCCGACGTCCCGCTAATCCTCGTAAGCGCAGAACTTGCCCGGTCGGTGACGCTCAGTATGTACTCGACGTTGTTTGCCATGTTTAGCCAACCAACATTTTACCTATCCGTTCAGCCATGCGGCTCTCCGACCACACGGCCATTTTTACATGAAAACACCACTCCGCATCGCAGAGCGTATCGGGGTCGAGGTGGAGAACCGAGCGGATGAGCGCGCTTCCCGCGTGCAGCCAGCCGGGACGGTTCTCCAGGCCCGACCCCGCTATACCTTTTTTAAGTCACTCTCGACGATTTCGATGATTGCGTCAGCGTGGGGTAAGATGCCCAGGAAGTAGCGGTCCTCGTCAAGCAGCGCATTATCGCCGCCGAGCCAGCAGTTTCGGAGAAGTATTTCTTTGACTTTCAGCCCGTCCACGCCGCCGATGACGTTTGCCGAGGCGATAATCCGACGGTCGGGGCGGCGCAGGTAGCCTTTCCGGCCCTCGGCCTCTACACAAAACACGTCGCCGTACTTCTTTTTCCAGCCTTCGATAATTTCGGGGGTGACTTCTGCCGCCGCGGGGGCGGCCGTCTTTTTCTCTGCCATTAGATGTAGAATATTTTTTATGTGTATGTTGCCGTTTTGGGAATATCTCCCTTGTGTTTGTTGCCTAAAAACAGGGTTTTGGAAACTTTGAAAGGATGTTTAAAGAGCGGGGCCGAAAAGACCCCGCCGGTTATACGTCAAAATCGACGCCTAAGGCGATGAACGGCAGGGCGTGCTCGCTGTACAAGTCGCCCGCCTTCATGCCTTTCGGCAGCTCCTTTATCGAGGCGTTGTGAATCTTGTCCGTCACTATCACGCCGTTCTGCTCGCCGTAAGTGACTACGATGTCGAAATCCACGTCGAGAATGTCCTCGTATCCGCGCTGGCGGGCCGTGCGGTTCAATGCGTCGAGTTCGCTCTGCAAAATGGTGAGCGTCCCTTCGTAGCTGCGTTCGCCGTGTTGGATGCCCCGCGGATTGTAGCCCGCCCCGCGAACGTAGTCCTTGTTTTTCGTCGGCTTGTATTCGATGCCTCGCAGACCGGCAACGAACTGGCCGAAAACGTACACGCCGATGTCGCCGTAAGCATACTCTTTCTGATTGATAACCGTTCTCATGGCTATTCCGTTTTGATTGCCGGATTGGTAAATTCCAGCGTTACCTCGAATGTTTCGACGACGCCTTTCGGCTGAATGCGGCACACGACGCGTATAGTCTCGGACGTCAGGATGTTCTGCCCTTCGGGGATGGACACGGCGAAGGAGGTGATTTCGCCGTTCATCTGCGTAAGTACGGCATTCTCTATCATCCCTTCGTAGCTCGTCCGCTGGCCGGCCGACAAGTCGCCGGCGCTGTCCGTGTCCACGTCGTCGAGTATCTCGTCGATAAGCGTGTCGTATACGATTATTCGTGCTTTATCCACCGTGCGGCCGTAGCGCAGCTGCGCATAGTCGTCCGTCACGGGCGCAGCGGCCGGGTCGCCGTTCAGGTAAGCCCCGTTCTTGCGCGGATACGCGACGGGGATGATGTATCCGGCATCGTGCAGGCTGTCGGCCAGCCCGTCTGCGTCGATGTAGCTCTGCCCGTCGGTCAGATACATGTCTGTGCCGATGGAACCGGAGCGCACGCGGCCGATGGACTGATGCACCGAAAGTGAGGCCGCCCGGCCGAGCACGCGACCGATGGCCGCCGTATGTTTTGCCGCGTCATCGGATGCCAACACGTAACATACTGCGTTCGTGGAGGATTCACGCGGTTTGAACAGACTGTCCACCTCGGCATCGAAAGCCGGGGCCGGCATGAGCATCCGGAAGGGATTTACCTTTCCGGCGGCATAGCTTTCGATAACGGCCTGCGCCTTTTCCGCCGCCGTGATGGCGTCCTTGTCGATGCCCTGCGTTGTGTCCGCTTCATATTCCATGGGCGGGATTTTGTTCACCCCCACCAGGCGGACACGGCCGCCGGATGCGTCGATGAGTTTGCGCAGCGGAGAATCCGCCGCACTGTCGCACATCTGCGTGAGGGTGGTCGCTTCGGCAACCACGAGCAGATGGAGTTCCGCACCGTCGCCCGTCTGCTCGTAAAATGCCGTCACCTCTTTGTAAACGAGCGGGTTATTGTCGGCAGTTACGCCGAGCGCTACCAGGTCCGCCGTCCCGGAAAGCTGGTAATGTTTGTTGAGCTCCAGTTTCCCGGACACGGTCGCACCCGTGAGCAGCAGGGCGGCCACGCCGTCGTCCGTCGCGGCACTGCGCCCCAAATTGCCGTTACCCAGCGTGATATTTACGTTCGGTCTTGCCATAACTATTTGATTTTGTAGGTTTCTACATTTTCACCGCCGGGCAGGCTGTTCTGGTGCATGACCGCCAAGCCGCGGTCGCCCTCCAGAAATACCATTCGGTCGGAAGTCACGTGAAAAGTACGGTTGTGCGGATATGCCTCGACGTACTCTTTGAGGAAGTCCGGTATGGTTGCCGTAGCCTTTCGCGGGGCCTTTTTCGGAGCCTCGTTCACGGCCACGTTCTCCGGCGCTTCCGGGGCTTCCTCCTGGCCGGAAACGTCGCCTGCAGGAGCCTCTGCCGGGGTCTCCAGGGTCTCCGATATCGTCGTGTCCTGCGGAACTTCCGGTGTTTCCGAAACTTCCTGGGACGGTACCGGCTGCGATATCTCGGCCTTTTCCGTATCGTTCTTTTTCATAGCTATTTACGTTTTACAAGTTTGATAATTTTGTAACCTCCGACCGCCACCGCGGCGGCGGTCAGCACCTGCCCCAAACGCATCCAAAGCGTTTGCCACCAATTCAGGCGATTCACCTCTACTGTCTTGATAATCACTTCTTTTTCGGCTTTCAAATCCTGACGGTAACGTTCTTTCAGGGTCAGATATATTTCCATGCTGTCGATGGATGCTGTAGCAGTCAATACGTTATCCTCGATGCTTACTTTGGGGGGCGGGAGACGAGTGCCCGCCCGGTACTCCCTCAATTCCCGCAGCCGCGCTCGCCCCAGACTGTCGCATTCGACCAGTGCGCGAACCAGTGAACTGTCCGCCTCGACGGTAACGACCGTGTCCCGAAGTACCTCACGAATGACTACGCTGTCGGTTGTCCGTTTTTCGTTCGATACCGTCATCCGCGGCCTCGCCGCGCATCCGGCCAGCGTCACGAGCAGCACCAGGAGCGCCGCCATCCGGCAAATCATTTTTCTCATTGATAATTTCCCTTACTAAATCGTCTTTCGCCGCGGCTTTTCCGCGAAACCATTTTACAATGGCCAGAAACACGGGGTGAGCCGTGATGACGGCCATGTTTTCGAGTATGGAGAGCATTTCGACCGCGCAAATGAACGCTCCAATAGCGCGATGAGCCACGAACCATTCCACGTCGAAAGCCCGTTCGGCAGCGTATGCCAGCACCAGTGCGAGGATGTAATTCACAAGTTTGGCGGCGCTCTTGCGCAGCCGCCGCGAGGTGCGGGGGATGTTGCGTCTTTTCGACGCAAGAATCCCCGTTACCAAATCGGCCGCAACGAAAAGCATCAATACGACGAACATTTCGTACAGCGGGGAAAAGTAGGCCAGCGCGGCCAGCCCCAGGCTTAGGAAAAATTCTCGCATGCTTTTCATCGTCTGTTATTTACCGGTTTCCTCCTCGCTGCCGGAATCCGTGCTGTTGACGGATGCCTCGGCTTTTTCGGAGTAGAGAGCGGCCGTGTACTTGCCGCGGATAGGCAGAGCCGTAAAACGCTGCTGATAACCGAGAATGTCGCCGCGCTGTTCAGGGTCCTTGTACTTGGCGAAAACCTCCGTCGTACCCATTGCACGCATAACCTCCGTGTCGCAGTACATGAGCGATGCCTGTGTGTCGGTGTCCTCTGTAACGGCCGCGCCGTAAGCCTTTTTCACGCCCGTAGCGGCTGTGTAGTAAGGCAGGACGGAGGATGTGTAAGTGCTGATTCCCCAGATTTTTCCGGAGGCCATCATTTCCTTGAACAGCTTCATGTCCTCGGCCAACAGGTCGGCCTCGTGTATGGCGTTGAGCACGAGAACGAGCGAATCTACCGGCACGTCGCGTCCCGTGAACCAGCTGCGCAGCTGAAGGATGTCCTCGAAGGAGAGGGCTTTCTGGCCGGAGGCGTTCGGGGCGCCGGTGGTAGCCCGTACCGGGGTCATGTCCGCGTTTTTCGAGGGTGCCCAATTATTGGCCGCGAACGAGGCGGTTTGCCTGTTCAGCGCATTCCTGTGAGCGCGGACGACGCTTTCCATCTTCTTGTACGCGCTCTCCTTCTCCTCGATGTTCCGGACAATCGTATTCTCCGTATCGAATGTGTGCAGAGGAAGTTCGAGCGGGGTGTCAGTACGCTGCGCAGAGGCAATGGGGAAGTTCGTGTTATCAACAAGAACTTTAGGGTCAACGCCAGCCTCGGCCAGATTGATTTTGTTGTATTCGACAAACTCCGACATATCGACGGAGCGCGAGAGGAAGGATGTAGAGGGGATAAAGCCCTCCTTCAACATCGCAATCCATAACTGTTTTTCAATAGGCATACAGTGTAATTGTTTGATGATTAGACACGTTTGAGAATTTCGGCGTAAACTTCCGGAGCTTCGGCCTTCAGCTTGTTCAGACCGGCCATGTCGTTCTGCATCCATGCGTGCAGATTCCACGTCTTACGCTCGGCAGGGATGGCGGAAGTTCCGGCCGTTCCCCGCACCTGAGCGGCGAGCGACGCTTTGGCCGGGATAGCCTCCAGGGCGGCTTTCGTGGCCTCGAAGTCTGCCGCGGCCAACTTCTCGTATGTCGCCTTTTGGTCGGCCGTGATACGGCCCTCCCTGACGGCAAGCGCTATCATGTCGGCACACGCTTTTTCACGGGCCGTTCGCACTTCGGCCTCCAGCTTTTCGCGGGCCGCTTTTTCCTGCTCGTACTTGGCCGAGAGCTGCACGATGGCCGCCGATACGGCCGCGGCGTCCGCTCCCTCGGATATCCCCAGCACTACCTGTGCGGCGGCCGAAAGGGTTACTGCGGCGGGCGCAGGTGCCCCGCCTTTGGTTTCGATGTTAGGCATATTTGTTTGATTTAATGTGAGTTTGACGATGTTATCCAGATAGGAGGCCAGCTGCTCGCCCTCCACCGGCTGCCGCTCCGAATTGTAGACGCACAGTGAGAGTGCCCCCGCATTGCTCGGCAAGGGCGTTACGGAACTCTCGACCATCTCCCAATCCGTGACGTGCAGTTCCGTATCGTTCGTCACGGGGTTCTGCCGGTACTCTGCGGCATGTATGTACAGACCTATCGATGCTCCTTTCAGAAATCCCCGTTCTACCTGCCCTTTGCGTTCGCGGCCCAATTCCGTACCCTCGTCGAATACGGGCGTGGCCGTCAGCAGGTCGCCCTCCACGGCGAGCTCCTCCCAGCGGCCGACGAGCTTGCTCATGTCGTGGTTGTCGAGCATCACGGGGTTGTCGTCGAACCGCTCGAAACGCCCGCCAGCGTTTTCGAGATAGAAGCCGTGCGAGTTCTTTACGCGCTGGTCGTTCAGAATGAATTTCGGAAGTGGCATATCCTCGATTTTTCGGCAAATATCCGCCCGAAAAACATGTCTAACAATTTTATATCCAACGGTTTAATGACTTTTAGCAAAGCCCGCCGGAACAGACGACTTTTGCGGAAAAAAGAGATATGAACGCTCCGCGACACAAGTTATACAAGGACGCTGAAACACTGTTCGTGGAACAGGGCATGACCTGCGCCGCCATCGCCGAACAGCTGTCCATGACCGAAGCGACGCTTTCCCGATGGCGTCGCCAGATGAACTGGGACGAGCTGCGGGCCGCGGCTCTCGCCGCACCGTCGACTATACGGAAAATATTGACAGCCGAACTCCAGCACATAGCCGGAGGCGGTCAGCCGCGCGTGGACGCCGACGCCCTAAGCAAGGTTGCGAAAGCGCTGAACTATTTCGACGGCCGCGTGGCCCTCAGCGTCGTCATTTCCGTATTCAAGGAGTTCGACACGTGGATGGCGGGCATCGACCCCGCTCGTGCCGTAGAGATTTCCGAGGCACATCGCCTGTTCGTGAATTATCGCGCCGAGGCGGATTCCAACCGATAAATCCCCGACCTATGGCAATCGACATCAAATTCCAAAAGCTATTGGGCGATTATGACGCACATTGCCGCCGCATCGCCCGCTCCACGCTCATCGACTTAAACGAAACGCCCGCACAGCGCATCGCCCGCGTGCGGGGGCTGGAGGAGAATTACGTGCGCTGGTTCGAGTATTATTTCCCCAATTTCGCCAAAGTACCGTGCGCGTGGTTTCATAAGAAAATGGCCGATGATATCGTGCCTGCCACGGAAGTGTATGAATTGCTGGAGATTTACCGCTCCGGCGCGAAATCCGTGCACGCCGACATGGGTATTCCCCTGTACCTCATGTTTACAGGGCGCATGTCTTTCATGCTGCTCATCGGCGAGACCGAACGTAAGGCCCAGCGGCTGCTTTCCGCCTGCCAGGCCCAGCTGCAATACAATAAACGTCTTATCAACGATTACGGCAATCGTTACCAGCAGGGCGACTGGTCGGCCGGAGAGTTTCTCACCACCGACGGCGTGCGATTCATGTGCCTCGGTTTCGGCCAGGACCCGCGCGGTATCCGCGAGGAGGAACGCCGTCCCGACTACATCGTCGTGGACGATGTGGACAACAAGAAGCACGTAAACAACGACCGCATCATGCGCGAGGGGGTGGAATGGCTGTTCGAGGACCTGATGGGATGTTTCGACGAGGCGGACGGCAGCGTAAAACGTTTCGTTTATGCCAACAACAATTTCCACAAAAACAGCATCACGAATCGACTGAAGGCACAGTTCAAGGTGCAGATAGCCAAAGCCCGCGAGGCGGACGTACCCGCGAAATACCGCATACTTTCGGTTCCGGCCGTAAAAGACCTCGCCACATTCGAGCCGAATTGGCCGGAAAAAACGTCGGCCGAATATTGGCGCAGCAAATTTCAGAATACCCCGTCGCGCTCGTTCATGCGCGAATATATGCACGTCCACATGGAGGACGGGGCGGTGTTCCGCGCTGCGGACATGCAATGGAAAAAGATGCTTCCGCTGAACGAATATGACGCACTCGTGTTTTACGGCGACTTGTCCTATAAAGCGGCTGCCTGTTTCAAGGGCATGGTACTCGTCGGGAAAAAGGGCCGCGAATTCCACATCATCCACACCTTCCTGCGCCAATCCACGCGGGCCGTGCTCGTCCGCTGGTTGTACGACCTGTACGAGGAGAGGGGACTGCAACGTTGCCGCAAAATCCGCTATCTCATCGAGGGGCTGTTCAGCATGGACGAGTTCGTGAACGACTTCGACGCCGAAGGCGATACACGCGGTTATTACATCCCCGTGCGGGCCGACAAAAGGCCCAAAGGCGACAAGTACGACCGTATCGAGGCGACGCAGTCTTATTTCGAGCGGCGAAACGTCTGGTTCAACATCGACGAGCGCGAGACCCCCGACCAGGTCGAGCTCGTGGACCAATATCTCGCCTTCGAGAAGGGCAGCGGCTCGATGGTGGACGGCCCCGACGCCGTCGAGGGGGCTCTTTCACTGCTCAACAGCGTGACCCGGACACAGCGGGCCACGTACCGCGTAGGATACAGAGATTCACGAAAATACTAACTGAAAATGAGACGAATTACAGACATCGTGCTGCATTGCAGCGCCACGAAGGAGGGCCAGCGGGTCACGGTCGAGGATATCGACCGATGGCACCGTCAGGCCGGCTACAAAAAAATCGGATATCACTACGTCGTCTATCCTGACGGCTCTATTCATGTCGGCCGGGATATTTCCGAGGTCGGGGCGCACGTGAAAGGCCACAATGCTACATCCATCGGCATCTGCTACATCGGGGGCCTGGACGCGGCCGGCAAACCGAAGGACACGCGCACGTCCGAACAGCGCGCAGCCATATTTTACCTCCTCCAGAAACTGCGCGAGGAGTTCCCGCAGGCACGCATACGCGGCCACCGCGATTTCTCGCCCGACCGGAACGGAAACGGCATTGTCGAACCTTTCGAGTACATCAAGGAATGCCCCTGCTTCAATGCGGAGGATGAATACAAAGACCTGTAAGCCATGTTTATAACGAAAGAAGAGTTACAGACGGCCATTTACGAGTATCAGCTGGCCGACATTACAGGCATGGACGTGGACGACATCGCCGTGTGGCACGCCGTGGCGGCCGCCGTATCGGAAGCGTCGAGTTACCTGAACGCGAAATACGATATCCGGGCCATCTTCTCGGCCGAGGGTGACGACCGCCACCCGCTGCTGGTCGAGCACGTCAAGAGCATCGCCGTGTGGTACATAATCAAACGCGCGAACACCGACATCATCTTCGACCGGGCGAAAGAGTATTACAAAGCGGCCATCGACTGGCTGAAACTCGTTGCCGGGGTCGGAACCGACGACGAAACCATCGCCCCCGACCTCCCTCTGCGGCGTACCGAAGGAGAGGAAGGCGGAAGTGTCGCCACCCCCTTCCGTTTCGGCAGTCACCCGAAGTTTGACAACGGGCTCGACGATATGTCCTTTAATTACCGTTTAAGAGGCTTGAAATATGACTAACACACGCACGTCCGGCAAATCCCCCGTCCGAGGCGAGAAAAGGCCGGAAAAGGGCGGAAAACAGAGTTTCCGCACATCCGCCCGACGGGACGGTTACGTAACTAAAATCGTTCCGAAAACCGTGACGCGGACAAGGGCCGATATCGCCCTTTGGAAGTCCGCCCTGCGCGCGGCCGACAATGTGGAGAATCCTCGCCGTACTCGTCTGCAAAGACTTTACGCAGACATCATGCAGGACGCGCATCTCACGTCCCTCGTGGAACTGCGCGTGCTGTCCCTGCTCGGCACGCCGTTCACGCTCAAACGCGACGGCGAGGTGGACGAGAAGTGTACGGCACTCCTCGCCGCCGCCGCGTGGAAACGCGATATCGACCGATTCGCGTGGGAGGAAATGCTCTACGGCCATTCGCTCATCGAACTCACTACGTCGCCGGATGGGACGCCGCAGGTAACGCTGCTTCCGCGTACAAATGTAGTCCCCGAACAGGGCGTACTACTTCTGTCGGAGGACGACGGCGACGGCATTCGCTACCGCGAGGCGCGCGAATATGGGACATGGATTCTGGAATTCGGGAGCCGGACGGAGTACGGCCTGTTGAATAAGGCCGTCCCGCATGTCCTCTTTTCGCGTTTCGCCCAATCCTGCTGGTCGGAGCTGTGCGAAATATACGCCATACCGCCCCGCGTCCTCAAGACGAACACACAGGACCCGGAGATGCTCGACCGGGCCGAACAGATGATGCGCGACATGGGCGCGGCAGCCTGGTTCATCATCGACACCGACGAAGAATTCAGCTTCGCGAAAGGTGCCGATACAAACGGCGACGTGTATAACAATCTTATCCGCGTCTGCAAGGAGGCTTCGTCGCTGTTGATATGCGGTGCGCAGCTCGGCCAGGACACGCTGAACGGCAACCGCTCCAAAGAGGAGAGCAGCCAGAAGCTGTTCGACAAGATTATCCAGGCAGACAGAACGCGAGTACAGGGGTACTGGAACGAAATCATTCTGCCCGCCCTCGTCCGTATCGGCATAGTCCCCGCCGGACTTACGTATGAATATCAGCAGGAGGAGGACCTGGAAAAGCTATGGAATCAGACCCACCAGGCCATGCAGTATTTTCACGTAGAGCCGGAATGGATACGCACGAAGTTCGGCATCGAAGTGACCGGCGAAAAGGAGACCGGCGCGCTCTCCGTGCCCCTTGCGGCCCGTGACGGTTTTTTCGTCTGAGCCCGGCTGATTACTACGCCGGGCTGCACAGTGCCCTCGACGACCTGTACGGCGATACCCTCCGCCCCGTAACACTGGCCGGAACATCCGCCCCGCGGCGGTTCCGGGCGGCAGTGTTCGAACGGGCCGCCCGATGGCTTCACGCGCGCGGAGAGTTCTCGCCCGACATGATGGAGGAGAAACCGGCCGCCGACATGGTGCGCGAGACTTACCGTATTGTCCGCGAGGCGATGGACAAGGGCGTGGCCGACAACGTCATCCCCGCCGCAATGGCCCGAAAGCTGGATAACAGCGCTTTCCTCTTTTCAGGATTCAAGACCGCACAGGAGCTGAAGGAGGCCTCCCTGCTGCTGAGGGAGAAAGACGGTACGGTAAAAGGCTTCTCCCGATTCCTGACAGACATTCGGCGTATCGACGCAAACTACAACGTGCGCTATCTGGAAGCGGAGTACAATTTCGCCGTAAGCTCCGCGCAGATGGCCGCCTCCTGGGCCGAAGTATCGCAGGACGGCGACCGGTACGACCTGCAATACCGGACCGCCGGCGACGACCACGTCCGCGAGGAGCACCGCGCGCTGAACGGCGTAACGCTCCCTCCGTCGAATGACTTCTGGCGCTATTACTATCCGCCCAACGGCTGGAACTGCCGCTGTACAGCCGTACAGGTACGCAAAGGAAAGTATCCGACATCCGATGCCGGGCAAGCTATGGAGGCCGGACGAAGAACGACCGATACCCCCAAAAAACGTATTTTCCGTTTCAACCCCGGTATCGACGGACAGCTTTTCCCGCCAAAACACCCATACTACAAACTGAGCAGGGAAGCGGCCGGACAGGTCAAAAAGGCCGTGAAGGCATTACAGGAAACGGCGCCCGAACAGGACACGGACACCGGGGTCGATTTGGTTCGGCTGCGCCGGCGCCGAAAGGAGATAAAGCAGGAGGCAAAAACATTAGCGGGCCGCACATTCTCCAACAGGACATTTGACAAACCTATATCCATTACCAACACCGATATTAAAGAATGGTTAAACCAGCCGCACAAACATATTGAGGCTAAAAATGAACTGTTGCTGGAAATCGGAGAGGTCGTACAGAATGCCGAGTATCTCGGAGCAGGTCCGGATAAACATATTCTGGACGTAACAGCACATTTTTTTGAAATAGAGATAAAAACTGAAAAATCATGGATTGTTGTAAGAGAGCATCCGGACGGGGAATGCCATATACATAGCATATCCGATAATGTAAGCATATTGAAACATATACAGAAAAAACCACCCGAAAAATAGTGCCCCCGGAACTGCAATCCGGCTAACACACTCTTCGGATGGTTTAACTGCCGTAAATATAACGTATTTTTTATGAATACGCAACTCTTATTCCGAAAAATTTTATCCGACCTTCGGGTGGAAGTGCTCGACGAGTTTAATAGCAACTTCACCCGCAAGGCATTCTTCGACCGGCCCTGGCCGGCGCGGAAAATGGATACGGGACGCGGCACCCTGCTGGTCGTGTCGGGAGCCATGCGCCGCTCCCTGCGGTGCACCGCCGCCCGCGGCTCCCTCTACTTCTCCTCCGAGCTGCCCTATTTCAGCATCCACAACCGCGGAGGAAAAGTGCCCGTTACCCCGGCCATGCGCCGTTACTTCTGGGCGATGTACTACCGCAACGTCCCGCCTGAAGGGGCTACCGGCAAACGGGCCGACCGCAAAAGCCGTACCGCCGCCTATTACCGCTCCCTGGCCCTGACTAAGAAAACGGAGTTCGACATCCCCCGGCGTCAGGTCGTCGGCGACCATCCCGCCGTCGGACGCATCGTCCGCGATACCTGCGAACGGAACGTGCGCGAATGGGTGGCGAAAAACATCGACCCGAAATTCACAAAAATGACACACAAATAATCCTTTTTCAAGTATGATTAAAGACACTTTAACGGCCGTAAAAGAGGCCTTGAAAACCGTCCCCGACCTGCGCTATACGGCCGAGGACTGGGGACAGCTCGATTTTTTCAACCAGCCGCCCGTGCGCTTCCCCTGCATCCTGCTCGACGTGGAGGAAGTACGCTATTCGGACAGCGGCCGGGGCTTCCAGCAGGGAGAGGCGTCGCTCACCGTCCGCGTGGCCGATAACCGCGTTTTCAACGGCTCTTTCCAGGCCCCCGCCTCACAGGCGGAGTTCGCCATGTTCGACCTGCTCCAGGCGGTGTATCAGGCGTTACAGGGCCTCTCCGGGCCGGGATTCTCGCCCCTGACCCGCTCCCGGTGCGTCCGGGCCCGGCGGGACGACGGTATCCGCGAGTTCCGCATGTCGTTCGACTTTGCTTTCACCGACGCGGACGCCGCGAAAAAACGGTAAGAACACGGCCGTTATTGCTCCGGCGACGCGTCGCCGTAACGCTCCTTCATCAGCTGGAAGGCCTCGATAAGAAATACGGCGCTCGGTATTCCCCTCCGACGGATAAGGGCCCGGATTTCATCCCGAACCTCTTCAGGCACCTTGAAGGAGATGCAGACACCTGCCCGGTCGCCTATCGGTTTACGACCGGCGCCGGGGCGGCGTACTCGTTTCTTTACTTGCTCCATGAGTTACGAAAACCAATAAAAATTCGTTTCATCCAATGTCTCCATATCCTCGACATAGCCGTCTTCTTCATCCACCGTAATGCGGCAGAGTTCGACGCAGTACACTTGCGGCCATGCCGTGTCATTGTCCATCCATCCCGAAATGTCTACCGGTTCATTGGCCGACAACTTCTTTTTTTCGTCCTCGAAAAAGGTCCGTGCCTCCTGTTCGTTTTCGGAAGCGAAAATCTCATTGCTTTCAACTGTCGGCCTTGTGTAGCGTACTGAAAAAATCTGTTTCATAATTTTCCCGTTTTTAAGCCCGGCGGCCTTGTTTAAAGGATTATTGTTTTTGATTACACTGCAAATATAGCGCTTTTTTCTTATTCGGTAAACTTTATAAGAGAAAAAATACAAAAAAAATTGCAATTAATTTTTCTATCACTGAAATACAGTCACTTACAAAAGCAAAAAAGGCGGCATTTTTGCCGCCTTTTCCGTCATTCCTCGTTTTCTTGCTCCTCCTGCAGCTGTCGCTGCCTGTGATATCGGTCGAGCAGGGCGCAGTCCTCCTCGGTCGGCAAAAGCGATTCTATCAGGCTGGAAATGCAGAACAGTGTATAAGTATCGGGCGGAATTTCTCCGTTCCAGCTCTGGAGGGCGGATAACAGCGCCTTCACCCGGTCGAGAGCCTCCGCGTAACCGTCGAGCTCGATTACCGCCTTGCGGTCGATGCCCCTACCTACGAGTTCCATAATCAAGCCCTCCCGTGATTTTATTGACGATTCGTTCGCGCAGCTCCTTGTCCTCGATGCGGCAGACGTCGGACAGCAGGTCGATGACGCGCTCCGGCGTGAGGCGGTTGATGCGACGCCCGGAGGGGACGGGCTGTGCCGCCGGCTTATCCACGACGGCCAGCACCAAGTCCTCGGCCCAGTCCCGGAACAGACGCGCGCGTTCCGAACGGATGAAGAACCCCAGCCGGACGATGCCCCGCTTCGTCCAAAGCGTGCCCCTTGACGAGCCTGGAGTAGCAGCGTGAATAATATTCACGTTGCCTAAAAAGTGCTTACCTTCAAGCAATTCATCCGGATGATTTTCTTTATGTTTCCGAATTAGCCATTCGGAAACGCCATATCCGGCAGCCACCTCGCGGGTAGTCATCAGAAACTCGTGCTGTCTATTCGGCAGCACATTAACCGTAATTCCTTCGGTTACGGTCATCGACAGTAAGGTGTCAGCTTTCTTTTGAGTCAGCATATCAAAAGAGTATATAAAAAAAAGAGTCCGCGCGCTGCTGACTCATATTGTAGGGACAATACTAATGCCGCTCCAAACGGCTCACGCGGACTCAACTCTATTAAAGTAGCCCCTGTTAATCAATATAAATCAGCAAGGGCAAATATAGCGATTATTTCAATTCGTCGAACAAATCGAGCTGTTTATGCGTCGGCGCGGCCATCTCCTGCGGCAATTCGGCCTTGACGTATTTCATATAAGTATTATAGCACATCCCGAACGTGTCCCGGATATGTTTTCGCCAAATCGCCGCATAACATCTGTCCTGCCGCTCCGGCTCGTAGTTTTTCCGGGTGATTTCCTGAATAATACGCGCTCTCTTATAATATCCCTTCCTATTGTAGGCCATTTCCCCGGATTTTTGATTATCTTTGCAAAGAGTGCCGCTCTTTGCCTCGGATAATCGTGTCCGGGGCTTTTTTTATGCGTCAATTCACCGGGCCGGAGGCGGTCGGATTGACGACCAGCACGACCGGCCGGGAGGTTTCGCGGGCGGGGGCTGCCGGTGCCTCGCGACGATATACGTAGCCCTTGTTGTGCATCGAGCGGAGCAGCCGCTCGACCCGGCCCAGTTCCTCGACGTTCATTTCGTACAGCACTTTGCCGGCTATACGGGGCGAGGAGAGGAACCGGTTCACCCGCCTCCAGCAAGCCTCTTTCGGTTCGCCGGGCTCGACGTAATATACTCCGATATCGGTGAGCAGCCGAAGTATCCGGCTACGGCGACGGCGCACGATGTCGGCCTCGCGGGCTTCGCGCTCGGCCGTCCGGCGACGCTTCTCATCTTCGAGGGTGTTGATAAGCCCCTGCAGCTGGCCGTCCGTCAGTTCCGCCGTGCTCTCCACGCCGTAGCCGGAAAGGATATCCGCCTTGCGGTCGCGGATACCGAGCTCGCCCAGCAGTGCGTGGAAATATTTGTATGCCTTGTTTCTGTCCATAATTGCTATTTTTTAGGTAAACACTTGTCTATCTGCATTCCTGCACGCCGTAAAATACGCGCGTGGTTATGGTTTCCGGCCCGGTCGGCCTCCTCGGCCATCTGTAGGACGGCCGTCATCATCAGTCCCGCCTCCTCGTCCGTCAGCTCCTGCAGGGCAATGCCTGTATCCGTTCTCCGTGTTTTCATGTTCAATCTTCCAAAACATTCGGATTCTCCAACAGCTCCCGAAACCGGCGGTCGCGGGCGGCTTTCGTATCGAATTTTTCCAGCGTTATCCAATTCAGATCACCCAATTCTCCAGTCGGTCGCAGTGTCTTGATACGCGGCTTTGGTTGGTCGTCTCTGCGAATGATTGTGAAACCAGCCCGTAGCACTTTTTTTTGTCCATTTAATGTCATACTCGTGTCGTTTCAGTATTTGCTCCCGGCGGGGGAATCGAACCCCCGCCCAAGCCACCCGGCGGGAAAAAGATTAGATAACCGCGAATTTGTCCTCCCGGACGATGTCGATGCCGCGGGATTTCAGAATCTGCCTGACGACCTTATCCTGGCTATCATACAAGACGCCGAAGTCGCACGCTACCTTGACATACGCGGGCGGGAGCGCCGCCGCCAGTTCCGAACGGGCCGCGGTCGAGAGCGGCTTCCCCTCCTTGACCGGTTTTGCCGCGCCTGCTTTGATGGCGATAATGCCCGCTTCGAGGGCCAGCCGGCCGTCCGAAAAATCGGCCATGTGGTCGAGCCCGTAAGCCTCGACGACCGCCTCCGCGTCCTTCAGACGTCCGTTCAGTTCTGCGGCCTTGATTTTCAACTCCTTGACGGTGCGAACCGCCTCTTCTACCTGTTCTTTCGATACTTTTTCCATGGTTTATGTATGTTAATTGTAAGTGATTGTTATTTGTATTACGTTTGGCTCGAGCAACTTCCGCAGTTCTCGCCGCTTCTCCTCGCAGCCCCGGCATAGGTCGTAAAGGCGTTTTTTGACACCCACGACCAAATCTTCCGCGGGCCTACCAGCATTCATACGGAGGTATCGCTCGGTCCGGCGGATTTCCTCCTCAATAGCCGCTATTTCGGCTTCCAGACGCGCGAGAACCGCGTCCTCTCTCTTCATTCCGTCCATGTCATGCAGTTTTAATGTTATACATCTCCTTGAACAGCTCGACCGTCAGCGGCTCGCCCTGTTCGTCCGCCTCACGCATAGCCCGCTCCAGATAGTCGTGCAGTTCGCCGTAATTGTCGGCAATTCGGGAAAGCAGCTGCCGCAGTTCCTCGTCCTTTATCTGCTCCATAAAATCGAGATAGCGGCGGTCGATGGGGGCGAGCGCCGTCTGTCCTGCCTTGAACCGGCGGATAAATTGCGCCATGCCCTTTACCCCCTTGTTTTTCAGATTTTGCAGCGCCACGGCAAATTCCGGTGTGCCGACCAGCACGACCGGGACGACATACCGCACGCCGTCGTAAACGGCCTTGATGGCCTTGATACCCGTCCTTTTGAGGTTCTCGACCTCGTCGAAAATCAGGATAGGACGCTCACCCCGCATGGCACGTTCGCGCAGCGTCTCGCAGATAACACGAAGGAGAGAGCCGTTCTTCGCCTTCGTGTCGATTCGGAGCAGTTTGACGAGCTCGGCCAACACGTCGCGAAGCGTATCGCAGTCGTTCACCGTGATACGGTACACCCCGACGGGATTCGCCCCGCAAAACCGGTCGATTGCATAGGTTTTGCCGCAGCCCGTTTCGCCGAGAACCATGCGAGCCTCGCAGCGCTCGCGAGCCTCGTCGAGCGTATTGACGATTTGCACGTACTGCGTCGTATCCGCGTGCTGCCAGTACGAAGTCTCCAGCCGCATGCCGATGGCCGACGCCAGTTTCCGGAAAAACACGTCCTTTATCTCGGTATCCTGATACGTATATTTCCCTTTCGCGGCTACGCTGTAATAACTGGCGCTGACCCCCGCACGGCGGCAAAGCTCCGCGGCCGTCAGCCCGTTCATGCGCAGATAATCGTCCGCGGCGGACATGATGCGGTCTTTGATGCTGTTTTCCATTTATTTATTGTTTAATTGATTGTCTTTCTTTAAATTTTCTCATCTCACGGGCGAGATAGCGGGCCTCGATGGAGGCAGCCTCCTCTGCCTGCTGACGGTCCGCCTCGCGGGCGTCGCGCCTCTCCAGACTTCTCCGCCGGCGTTCTGCCTTCTTCTTGTCGTCGGCCGTGATGGAGATGCTTTGCTCGTATGCCTCGTTGATATCGCTTTTGCGCATTCCCAGCTGTACAGCCTCGTCGTAACCGTACCCCTGCATGTATTCGGAAGTCCGCAACAGCTCGTCCAGGGCCGTGTGCGGTACCTGGCGGTCGGCCTCTTTTCGCCGCCGCAGGTGCTCGCGGGCGGCCCGCTGTTCGGGGGTGGCCTCCACATACGAGGAGGAGGATTTCACCACGGGCGGACATGTCATAATGTATCGTCCGTCGATGCTGTATAAATCTGCGCCGCTCTCGTCGTACACCACCTGCACGCGGCTGTCGTAGCCGTTGCCCGTCGCCCTGGCGATGGCTTCAGCCCCTGTCCCCGCATAATCGGGGATTTCGTACATACACGTGGCCGCAGCCCCCTGCGGGGTGACGAAACCACGCATCCGTTCGATGGACAGTCGCGTTGTCGTACCGAAGATTTGCCGCAACTGCCGTTCGTCCATAACCTGGCAGGCGGGATTTTTCTCGGCAAACCGTTCGGCGGGAGTTCTTCCGTCGCCCCCGCGGCGGTTGTTCCACGCTTCGATGCGCTCCTCCAGCACGGCTATCGCTTCCGTATAGGTCGGGTAATCGAACACGCTCATATTGTCCGTATTCGCCCGTCCTTCTATGGATGCGTCGTGCGAGCTCCGCACGAACTCCCTGCACGACCGCAGAACAATTTTTTTAAAGATGTGGAAATATTTTTCAGCCGGATTCGCCTGCGAATTGCCCGGCTCGATGCGCCGCACCCTGTTGAATACATTGGCCAGCCATTCCCGGCTCTCGCCGCGCGAGAAGGCAGGGGCATTGTCCGACACGAACTCGAACATCGTCTGCCGTCCGCCTGCGTCGACGGCCATACGCACCGCATCCTGCACGATGGCGAACGATTCCTCGCTCGACCCTTCAGGGGCAATGCCGTAACCGGCCACATAGCCGCTGGCTACATCCGTAACCATGACTACGTACAGGTTGCGCGTGCGGGTCTGTTCCCTGTATATACCGGTCTTCCGGTCGCGTACACGTTCGGTATACCGGTAACTTATCAGGCCGGAACCGTCGCAGCAGAACAGCGAGTGTGCCCAGGTGAGCTCTTCGGTGGGTATGTAGGTAAGGTAATGCTTGTTATAGTAGTCCGTTCCGTGGCGGAACAGGTCGAATTTCAGACGGTTAGGAAGTGACGTAAGGCTTCGGCAAAAGGTGCGTTCGGCAACCGGTTCATATCCCGCCTCGCAAATGGCCGGGACGTATTTTTCGCGATAAAGGGTCGCAAGCGCTTCCTTTTGCGGCCCGTCGAGGTTGACGTAGGCCATCAGCATGATAGCTTGATGAATGTCGAACCGGTATATTTCGCCCGTGTCGTGGTCCACGACCAGCGATTTACCCACTATCCGGCGATTGTTGTTGCCGATTTTCGCCGATATTATCCATCGGCGCTGCTCCTCCGCCTCGGCCGGGAACCCCGCCAGTTTGTTGCGGAGGCTGCCCCCGGTCGTTACCCGGAAATTGGAGAGCCGCAGGTCGGCGAGAACGGCCGCGCACGTTCCGTAAAATGCCTCCGCGGTCGGCAAACCGTACTCCGCCGTCCGTCCCTCGCGGACGGTCGCCGTGATGAAGCGGCACCACGCCAGGGCACGGGCATAATCGCGGCAAACAGCCACGCTTATTTGAAGGCCGCTTTGCGTCTGAATCCACAATGCGTCCGCATTGTCCGTCAGCTCCTGTGCCGCGGCCGTCAGCATGCCACGCAGGGCCGCCTGACGTTCCCGGCTCTTGGAGAGATTGCGCCCCTCCACCTCGGCCAGCAGCTCCTCCTTCGTGGGGAGGCGGTCACGGTAACAGGCTGGTTTCCTGTTCGGTATCGTGTCTATATCATAATAGTATTGCCCGCCCTTGCGGCCCCATCGCCACGATTTGCCGAGCTTCGCCCTCAAAAAGAACTCTTCCTGCGCGGCAACCGCTTGCCAAGAGGCCGGAAGGGAGTGCTTGTACAGCACCCTCAATTTACGAATATACAACTCGGATATTTCACAAACTTCCATTACCAAACGCTGCGATACCCAGACGGTAGCGCCGTCCGTGGTTTCGCGTACAAGTATGTCGTTCGGTAATAGCATCTCTTTAATGATGAGTCTTTTTCTTTAAATCGGCTTTAGAGCCCTTTAAAACGGCGATTTCGCCTTGTTCCCGCGCCGGTATTGCTCCGGGCAAAGGCTGACCTTTCGCGGGAAAATGCTTACATTTGGATGCTAATCTATACTGTAAGCATTATGAAAAGGGTCGTGAATTACAATGACAGCTATTTCGACCAGCGTTTGGAAAACATCGGAACAGCCAATGTCGAATTTTGGAGCATCCTCACGAGCTTCGACCAACAGCATCCGGAAGCCGACCTTACGGTAATTTTCAATGCCTGTTTAAGCCAGGTGAAAGGTCGTTATGTGGAAGTTCTCGAATTTCGATGCAGTCGAAAAGAGTGGGAAGACAAGGCTCAGAAGATATATCGACGTTACTATCACCCTGTATCGCTGAAGTTTCTGGATAATCTTCTCCGTAAACCAACCGACGAAGAGATTCATTCCGTTGGATGTGTGTTTTGATGGCCCGATAAATCCAAAACGGAAGCATCAGCCGGTCGTTCTTCGCCAACCCTGGCTCGCGGAGGGGGATGATAATCCGATTCCCCGTGCGTTCGTATTCCCGCGTTCCGTCCTTGTGGAGGATGTGAATAATAACCTCGATATTTTCAGAGGCTTGCGGTGTCCATGTAGTCCTTTGCATAATTGTTAATTATTGTTGTTCCCGCCCCGGTCTCGCTCCGGGTGGCGGCCTGCACCGCTGCGGGATAGGGTAAATCCGGTTACTCGGCAGCTTCTATCAGATTCGCAAACAATCTCTTTTTCCGGACAATGAGCACTCCGAAAATTCGGTAATCAGTGTTAGTCCCCACGACGACACGATTACTGCCCCGATAAACTTGAGTCGTAATTTTTGTAAAAAACACTCTGCTGTCTTTGAGCGCCAGCGTCACGACATTTGAATTCATTTCCTGCATAAACTGTAAATGATTAATATGTTAATAATTATCCCCTGACCGGGTCGAGCATCTCCGCGCAGAACATCCGCTCGAATCGGTCGAGCCATACGATGCCGCCTTCTCCGACATCGGTAACGGTCGCCTTCTTCCCGCAGAACCTGCGCATCGACCGTGTGAAAGCCACGGCCATGTCTCCGTAAAGCACACTGCCGGCTATTACGTTGTCCCTGTACCAGCAGCGCGATTTCACGCGCACCCTGTCTCCTACCTTGTATTTCATAATCATGATGTTTTATAAAATCCTTGACCCCGCCCCGGCATCGCTCCGGCAAAGACGTCCGTTCGTAGCGGGATTTTCCTTGCTGAAATCTATTCCTCCCATTCAATAGGAACAGTAGTAATGTAAGTACTGCATAAATGTCCGCACCACCGCGCAATTTCCTCCGTATCGTGACAGCCCGTTAGCGTATAATAGCCATTGTTCTTATGTACATTCGCCCACGCGCGGTGTTTGACGGAAACCATGAATAAATCGCGGTTGTCTTCCTTCGTATCTTCATCGAACTGTCCCTGCTCGGTAAATAGTTCGATGCGCTCACACTCTCCCGTAGACGTCTTAATGGCAGCCACCACCGGATATCCCGCGTTTTCCACATCGAACGCGAGAATCCTCGCCGGACAGCCGTCGCGCGTCATCACGGGGGTCCCGGCCTTGGCGGCCTCTAAATCGAAAGGTTTGAGTTTCTTTGTCATTTCCATAATAAAATGTGTGTTTATTATATACGATGCTGTGTTTTTGTTAAAAAGCATCTTTTTTTTACTCAGTAAAAATATTTTGCAATTCTTTTACTTTTTCGGAGTCTGTTATGGCAAAACCGCCACCGAATATGCCCGCGCCGTTAGGCAGCTTTGTGACTTGGCTGCATTGGTCGGCCCGAACAACAAATGATGGCATACCCCGTTTAACATATTTTCCCATCCGGGCCGCCGATATAATGTTTGGCGGAAATTTATATATTGCTCCCGTTGATTTTGGCGGTCGTTGTGCAATATCGATACGCTCTTTTAGCTCCGGGGCCGTCATAATGCGTACATCCCCGAATAGATTACTGACGAACGATGTCTTCACTTTCGCCCCGTTTTCATAAGTAATGAGCGCATCCGTTACAACACATGTCCATTCTATCCCCCTCGTACTGAATAATGTAAGATGCGGAGCGAATAAAAAGAATCGGATACCGCGTGCCATGAAAAAACGACATATTTTGGAGAATATCGAAAAAGGCGGATTGTCGATTACCACACAACCATCCGGATATTCGTATGCCTCGTAATCCCCACCGGGCCAGAACGGGCGGACTATTTCCCGGCCCTCAATATCCGCATTTTCGCGAACCCACTGCACGACAATGTCGTACACCAATTCCGGCGTATAACAATCGTCGGTGGTCTTTTTTGGGGTAAACTTCGCCGTAAACACATCGTACTTCTCGAACTTCTCGAGCCGGCTTTTACTCGGTGAATCCAGCGGTCGTTCCAAGGTTGGAAAGAATTCTGGTTGTTTCATACATATTATCTATACAATATTCTGTTTCCGCTCGGAAATCAGCGCCTCGGCAGACCGGAGAACCGGCTCGCTCGTATCCTTCCCGTGCAATACATATGACACCCATACGCGGGATACGCCGGCACGGGCCGCGATACGCATTATATCCCCGCGTAACAGGCTTTTACGTATTCGCAAAAGGCGCTCTCGTTTCTCCTTAGATATCTTTCCCATATTTTCCTTATTTTTGTACAGGTTTACAAGGGCAAATATACTTACTATTTTCTAATAATCATAGAAAAAAGTAAGAAAAAATAAGGAGTCACTATGTCGGTCGTTAGTAGAATTTACCAACTCATTGATTATTCCGGTCTTGCTGTTGCTGAGTTTAGTAAGAGGGTGGGGGTGTCTAATGGGTATTTTGCGAAGCAAAAAGCTAATAACGCTAATATCGGTTCGCATATTTTGGAGAAAATAGTAAGGGCGTTTCCGGACGTAAATACACATTGGCTATTGACGGGCGAGGGCGAAATGCTCAATCCGGTGACCGAATCCGCTGAAAAAATTTTGCAAACGAAATGTGCAGAAAATGTTACCATTTCAAAGGGTAACATAAAGGGTAACAAAATTGGTAACAAACGAAATGTGCAGAAAATGTTACCAAATAACACCACCTCTATTGACCACGTTACCGAAATACACACGGCGCCCGACGGCACGAAAATCAAGGTGGATTTGCACACCCCGAAGGCCACGAGAACGGATATACACGGCGCGTCACGACCAACCCCTGCCGCAATAGCCGCGGATATTCGCGGCGCATATACGGCGGTCGGCGCCGTGTCCGTTCCGGTGGTCGATATCGAGGCTGCGGCCGGCGGAGGGGCCATCAACAGCGACTATTTCGACGAGGCCGACATCATGCGGCTGCCTTCCTCCATATTGCCGCGCACCTCCGCAAAACGCCTGTGTATCAGTGTCAGCGGGGAATCTATGGAGCCGACCATTTACGATGGTACTCGTATCGTCGTCCGGCTGCTCGACCGTTCGGAATGGGTAAGAATCCGCAGCGGAGAAGTGTACGTCGTGACCGATAGGGAGGGGAATAGCTACGTCAAGAGGCTGCGTAACAATCTGGAGACATCCGGCAGGCTGATACTTACATCCGACAATCCTAACCAGCGGAAATACACGCCGTTACCGCTAATGGAAGATGAGATATCCAACGTATGGACCGTCGAGCTCGTCATATCGGATATCGTGCCGCCGTCGGAGCGCGACCAAATAGACGATTTGCGCGACGAGATGCGGGAATTGAGAGAATGGGTACGGAACATGCAGAATCGCGAAAAATAGGGCGTCAAAATGGCCGTAGCGGGGCGATACGGAGCGCCGCCGCGCTTCCGCTGAAAAAGACCGTAACAAGCGTGTTTAAACGGGCTCGCGGCATGCTTTCAATTGCCGCCGCGCCGCGGACGTTCGGGGTGGCCGCCGCTGATGGCGGGCCGGATGCCGCCGTTTGTGTACAAGTTTCGGCGAAATTCTTTACATTTGTCGGATGATGTGATAAGGTTTCGGCCGTTTTCTTTACATTCGTGCTGAAAATGGCGGACGGAATTATAATTCGAGGCTTTAAACGGGGCATTTTTCTTCAAATTCTTACACTGAAATTATAGCAAATTATCATCTCCGCTCCTCCCCATTTTTACCTTAACTTTCTATATCTTATACTCTTACGCTATTTTCCCTATTCTGTAGTTTTCGTATGGCCCCTTATAGCGAGAAGGCAGGAATCCGCAAGATCCTGCCTTTTTCGTTACTCCGCCCGACGATTGTTTACTCCGCCTGACAGTTATCGAAGATGCGCTCTACTGTGGCCCACATGTCATCCGGCAGGGTCTTCTCCGAAAGTTTCTCGCACGCTTCCCGCAGGTAGTCGAGTTCTTCGCGTGAGAAGTCCGCCACAAGGGGCGTCTCCTTGTCCGTGTCCCACTCTATGCGGTCCGTTTCCTCCACACGATGCAGGCCCACCGCCTCGCGTTCGGCATCCGTAAGGGCTATTTTCTGCAGAATGCCCTTCTTGAGGTTGAACTCCCTGTAATTACCCTTGTCGGGCAGTAGCGCCGGCAGGTAAAGCCGGTCTTTGATCGTCATTTCCATACGTTGTATCTTGTTATCTGGATTGTCGTGCGGGCGCCGGCACATCCGAGGTTGCGGCCGGTACGGCCGCGGTGCACTCCTCGACGATCTGCCGGATAAACTCTATGGATTTACCGACGTAGTACGGAATCTCTTCCGAAAAGGGAAGGTTGCAGGTGAAGTCGTTTCCGTCGAAATAGATGTTTCCGCGGTATTCTTCCGCGGCGGCATCGCTTGCCATAGAGTAAATGTTGAATTGTACGCGTTGCAGTGTGCCGTTGACGGTCGAATATTCGATAGCGAAAGTTGCCTTCTCGGTCTGCTGGCGGGCCGTGCGCGTGACAATGGTGCTGGTGATCTCCATATTGCTTTTTTGGCTGTTTACCGAAGGTTAGGGCGCACGGCTGGCAATGGTTTGAGCCGCGCTCATCTTTTATGTGAAATCGGCCGTAGAGATGATGACGAAGTTGAACGATCCGTCGTTGGCCGAGGCGTCATCCTGTGTCTGTACAATAAAAGAGGTCGAGTATTGGTTCTTCACGGTGGCATAGATCGGCGTGCTCTGCACGGGGCTTGTCTTGCCCGAGAGCATGACCATGTATTTGTTCACGGACAAAGTCCACGGTAATCCCACAGTAAAGAGTCCCGCTCCCGTACGGCGTACCGTAACCTTGCTGCCGTCATAGGTCTTCTGTCGGAGCGTGAGGCTGCTCGTGGAATTGAGCGTTACGGACCCCATGGCCAGGTATTGCATGTATTCGCCGTATTGGGACGTGGTGCCAAGATCGCGGCGGTTCAGCACGATCCATCCGTAGAAGGTCGAAGAGGTGCCGAAGCCTATCAGCTCTACGACTTGGCGCGACATGTTGAGTTTCGAGGCCAGACGTCCGTTCTCGTAAAAATATTTTCCCGCAGGTGCCGTGAAGGTACTCGTGCCGTAGACATACTCGCTGCCGTAGCGATAGTGTGTCAAGCAAAGACGGCGGCCCGACTGGCTCACATCCCATGGCAGTTCCGGCTGCCCGATATTCCAACCTCCCGAGTCCTGTCCCGCCATGATGCAGATGTTATCGTACTTGTCCGCATCGGGTTTGTTCGTCGAAGAGCTGCTGCCGCCCACATCGACCCAGATCGAATCGTCGACCTTCACGAAGGGGCTGCGCAAGGTGCCCTTGATAATGGCATCCTGTATCGTCGCGCCTTTCATCGTAAGCACGCCGGCCGCCGTCCACGAGATGTTGTTCTTGGCAAGGTATCCCGAACCATTGGCCGACAGACGCCAGTAAGAACCGTTATAAATATTACCCGTAGAGCTTAGATATACAGCTCCTGCATAGAGCGACGAGGAGGTAAGGGTCCAGCCACCGATCTTGCCGCCTACGGCTGTAATGCCTGTGCGGTCAAGCGTAACCTTGACCGTATTGCTGGCGTTACGAACCGAGATACTGCCGTTATAGGTACTGCCGCCCACGACGAGTGCGGAATCGACCTGAATCTGGTTGGCGCGGATGGTGCCTGTGTATATACCCGTGGAACCAATGTAGGTCAGCGGGTGTTCCTTGAGCGTAGTGTCGGATCCCTGTGCCAGCGCAATGAAGCGGTGGCGGCGAATCTCCTCCTCGACGGCAGCCGTAAGCGTGCGCGGTGCCGCAGCGTAAGCCATCGAGGTGCCGCTCTGGAAGATCAGGTCCGAGTTGTAGGCGATCTGCGGTGCCGGAGGAATCGGCGAAGGACTCATGGAAGAGCTCTCGATGGGCTGGTCCGAGTAGAGGTGGTATACGGCGCCCGTAGTGCCTCCGCCGCGCAGGAACACGGCAAACATGCAGTAATTGCCGCAATGTCCCGCACCGCCGAACATACGACAGTAACTCTCTTGAAGATCATAAATATCCCATCCGTATTCTACACCGCCCCAACCGCCGAAGTTCGTTTTGATCAGAAGGTTCAGCCCCCCTTTGTGCGTCGGGCTGTACCATGTGTCCGGTGCCAGTTCGTGGTAAGCACGCCGGATCATGATGTCGCGCTGCACGGTCTGGTCTCCGCCCTTGAAAATAACGGGATAATATTTCGTTTCTTCGCCGTTGATGATGACCTGTTTATAATAGCGGTAGCCATAGTTGGCGCTCTTGGCCGTTTCGATGTCGTTCTTCCACTGAAGCGACACAGACGAAGAGAAGGTTACAGCACCGGAGGCGTTCCATGAAATATTGCCCGAGGCAATCGACCCTGAACCATCATTGTTCAGTTTCCATTTCGAGCCGTTCGTAATGGACCCGTCAGCACCCAGCGAAACGTTGTTTTTCCAGATGCGTGAAGTCTCGATGTTCCACCCGGCAACCGTATTGGCAGCGCCGAACTGAGCGATACACGTTCCCGCCGCGTTCGTGGCAAAGAAGCCGAAGTCCTTGTCCGAATTGTAGTATATCTGCACGCGTTTGCCCGTCCCCACGCCGGAATTCGCCCCATAGACGACCAACCGTTTAGTGTTGCTGTCAAGTAAAATATTTCCTCCCGAGAGCGACGTGGCGCCTATTGTCCAGCCGCCGATCTTACCCCGCGAGAAGGTAAGCTCCAGACCGTTGATATAGGAGGCGTTGATGATGTCTGTCTTGATACTTCCCGCGTCGAGCTTATCCGCTTTGATGCTTCCGGCAGCCAGACGGTCCGCCGAAAGCGTTCCGGTCTTGATGCTCGCCGCGGAGATTGCCACGGCATTGACCTGCTGCGTTGTTAGCGTACCTGTATAGATACCGTTGGCGTCGAGCGTCGTGATGTAGCCCTCAGAGGCCGTGACATCGAAGACCGTAGCGTAGGCGATGTACCACACCACGGGTGCTGCAGAGGTGGGGGTACTGCCGCCTGTGAGGGCGAAATGGTTGACCGTGCTGAAAGAACCATCTTTGCCGCAGACGACCTTGCAGATGTACTCTTCCCACTTGTCCGTGCCGGCTTGGGAGGTCAGCCACCGGCTCGTACCTCCGTTGCCGTAGGCGTTGTGGTAGTTCTGCAAGGTGCGGCCTATGGGAATCTGCGCGATGATACGTACGATGAAAACCGCATTGGCGCGCGAGGCATTGCCGAAGAGGAAACCTCCGATGCGCAGATCGGAGGCAGAGTTCCACGCCGTAGCGGTGTACTTGAGAGCGTAGCCCGTAGAATTCGGGCAGCCCGCGACACGCTCGATGGTGCGATGCACAGTTTGCGGCAGGTAATTGCCCGTACCGTTGTAGTGGACACTGCCGTCAAGAAAAAACTCCGGCACGCGGTAGAGCATCTTGCCGAATGCCATGGCACGTGCCAGTTCCTTGGCTGCCTCAGCTTTCGACGTGGCATCAGCCGCTGCGACGCTCACGGCTTCGCTCTTCTTCGTATCGGCATATGTCTTGGCCGAAGCCAGCGCTGTATTGGCGGCACTGGTCCACTGGAGCGACACGGAAGTCCCGAATGTAACGTTGCCGTATGTGTCCCACGAGATATTGCCCGAAGCCAGCGCGCCGGAGCCGTCGTTGCCGAGCCTCCATTTCGAGCCGCTCGTGATCGAGCCGTCGGCACTCAGCGAAACATTATTCTTCCAGATACGCGAAGCTTCGATATTCCACCCAGCGATTTGATTCATGGAACCCAGCGCGGCGACACGCGTCCCGGAAGCATCCGACGCCCACAGGCCGAAGTCTCTGTCCGAGTTATAGTAGATCTGCACGCGGTGTCCTGCCGTGGAGCTCCCGCCCGCACCGTAGACCGCCACACGCCGGTTGCCGCTATCGAGCAGAATATGGCTGCTTGCGAGTGTCGAGGCCCCGACCGTCCAGCCGCCGATCCTGCCGCGCGTAAAGTTCAGTTCCAAACCGCTAATATAGGCGACATTGATGATGTCGGCACGGATACTGGCCGCATCGAGCTTCTCGGCCTTGATGCTGCCCGCGGCGAGGCGGTCCGCAGAGAGCGTGCCCGTGCGGATGCTGCCTGCGTCGAGCGCGGCGGCATTGACTTGTGCGGCCGTGAGCGTCCCTGTGTAGATACCTTCCGAAGTGATGTGCGTCAACCGGGGCGAAACCTCCTTTTCGAGAGTTTCGGTAATGGCCTCCAAAGGTGCTGTCCACTGCAAGCTCACCGCCTCGGAGAAGGTTACCTTTCCCGAATCGTCCCAAAGGATGTTGCCTCCGGCCAATGCTCCGGCGCCCGAAGACTCCAGACGCCACCGGTAGCCGCGCAGACCGTTCGAGGAGAGTGTCATGGCGCCCGGACCTGCCGTATAGCCGCCGGGGGTATTGTTCTTCGCCCCGCGGAAAATCGCTTCGCTGTCGATCGTCCAGCCGCCGATCGTTCCGCGCTCCACGTCGAGCGTCAGGGCCTCGATATTTTCGGCCGTCAGAAGCCGGGCTTTCAGTTCGTCGACATTCAGACGCTCCGCATCGATGACTCCGGCTGTGATCTGCCCGGCGTCGAGCACGATAGTCCGCACCGTATCGGCCGAGAGCGTGCCCGTGAAAAGACCGTCCTTGTCGATGTAGGTCGCACCGATCCACTGCATCGAAACCGTTTTGCCGAACGAGATTTTCCCCGTCGAGGCATCGTAACGGATCGACTCTTCGCCACGGCCGAACGTTACGCTGCCCGTCGTATCTATGGCAAATGTTTGCTGTCCGCTGTGGAAACCGTACAGCCCGTCGATCGTCTCACTCTGGAACTGTCCGGCCTCATTGCGTGAAAGCAGCTCGTAGCGTCCCAGCGCAACGCCTGTGATTGTACCGTCGCTGTTGCGAACTCCGGCAAAGATTTTAGGGGTGATGATGCTGCTCCCGTCGATGACGGTCTTCCCGCTGTCCCAATCCGCAACCCAGTCCGGCAATACTCCGTCCTTGCCGGGTTTTCCGGGGTCCCCTTTCTCGCCCTTGAGGTTCTCGCGGGCCTCCTCGCTCAAGTCTTCCCAGCGTATCGTGAAGTCCTGAAGGGCAATCGTATCTGCCGTCCAGCGGAAACGTCCCGAGGCGAAGTGTCCCGTGCCGTCGGAGTTGATGACAAAAGAGTCGTCGCCCGCCCGGACCGAGCCGTCGTCGTCGAGCCGCAACAGCGGGTGCTGGATCGTACCGCCGATACCGCCGCGGGCGAACCATGCCCCGTACTCGTCTGTATCGCGCAGCACCCCGTCCGTAGGTTGGTACGGCGTGGGGCGGGAACCCGGCTCCAGCTGGGGCGCTGCGAAATAGAAACCCTTGCCCTTGGTGAAGGAGAAGGTCGGCTTCGACCCCTGCACGCGTTCTACGCAAAACGAATAATGGAAGCGCTGCCACTGTCGGGTCAGGTCGATACTGACTTGCGGCTGATGGGCATGGCCTACGGTCAGGGTATGAGGAGAACTTGTCCGTGCCCAGAAGGAGAAGCAGTACCTCTGCCCTTGATGGTCGCGGGCCCACACTTCGTCCAATACTTCCAAAAGCGATGTCCCCGAAGAGATATGACAATAACCCCCGATGCCTGTGGGCGAACCGTCGGGGAAGGCTTCGTACTTGGTATGGAAAGCCGGATGCAAGCTGTTCGGGAAGCTGTTCCGATGGATACGACCCACGTAAAAGGTACTTCCGAAGCCCTGCTCGTCGGCAGCCGTCAGCGTACCGGCGATGTGGACGTTCCCCGAAGCATAGAGATTCTTGAAATAAGCCCCGTAGTCTTCCAGCGTACCGAAAACGGAATCGACGATGCCCCTGATATTGCCTATACGCCCCTTGACGGCCTGAGCGAAGGCGCCGAGATCCGAAAGACGTACGACGTTGAGTTCGGCTATCTCCAGCCACGACTCCTGAGCGAGTCGACCCGTAAGATCTATTTCGAATGCCCGCTGATACAGCTTGGAATAGTCCACAGTGAAGACTGCCAAACGGTATTCCCACTGCGTATCCGCGTCGAGTGTATCGGAATAATCCGATTGCGAGCCATCCGTATATCCGAATGTTACCGGAATATTCTCCAGCGTTTCGGAAGCCCGGATTCTGAACGAGACGAGAATCCGTTCAGGTGCCTTCACCGTTTCCTCCGGAACCATTTTCAATCCGTATTTTCCCGTACCCTCGTACGACGTGCGTGTCAGACGGTAGATCCTCGAAACATTGCCTTCGCTCTGCGTATAGGTCTCTGTCAGATACGACTCTCCCTGCATGGCATAACGACTGCGATCCGCAGCATACTGATCGCCTCCGCCCATCGTGGGGTACAGCAGCGAGAAGTCGCTTCCCAGAGAGTCGATCACATCCATGTAAGGAGCATCGCTGTCCGATGCCGTGAGGTAGAGAGCTCCGCTGCGCTGCGTATCGAAAAGGTTCGTGATACGCACGAAGTCGAGCAACTCCTCCCCACGGGGTTCATCTCCTTCGATAAGGGCCCCGGTAAAATACGGAACCTCGGCATTCCCGATAGTCTCGGTGCCGGTATCGAGTACAACCATCAGCGAATAGACCTGCCGCGGAGCATCATAATACGAACGCCGCACCACATCCCCGACTGCAAGGCTCTGCACCTTCTTCGAGTGCGGGTCCCGGCGGATCTTGTATATCGGATAATCGACCTTTGCCATCAGTGTATTCTCTCGACCTCGTCGCCGCGGAAGCTGTGGCTGATCCACAGCGCTCCGCCAACGACATCGGTCTTCTGTATTTCCAGTTCGTAAATGCGCATCCGCTTGCGGACGGTCAGCTCGTCGAACGTTGCCGCGGCATTGCCCGTTGCGGCGCTGCGCTGCACGCCCCAGCCTGTGCCCGCGAGCCCCGGCGTGAAGCGTGCACTCGTCACGTCGCCCGCGAGGTAGGTGTTGCCGTAGTGCGTGATGCCGTCCGCCCCGGCCGAGATGAAGAGCCCTTCGGATAAGTATAGGACACCGCTGGCAAGGCGGGTTGCGGAACCGGCGATTCCGAAGGATTTACCACTGCGGATCGGACTTTCGAAAAGTACCGCGGCGGCATCCGTTTCTATGGAGAGGACGCCTGCCGGACTCTTTTCGCCGAGCGTGTCTTCGGCGGAATAGCGGTAACGGAGTCGCGTGCCCAGTGCCGTGCGTTCCGTCGCTCCGTCCTCGGGAAGCGTCCGCGTAAAGACGCCGTGCAGCGCCATGCCCCCGTCCTCCGCACAGAGATACGCTCCTGTGTTCGAGCCCAGCCGCAGTCGTCTATGGATTGTGATGCCCTCATCCGAGGAATTGGTTCGGTAGCTTGAAAGCAGCACCTCGCCGAAACTGTGGCGTACTATAAGTGAATCGGGGAAATAGGCTGCTCCGTGCGGTGAGAGAAGCATGTAACTGTCATCCGTATCCATCAGTCCCGAGAGCAGCCGGATACGCGAGGTGTGGGCGCCGCCTAGCAAGAGGCTGCCCCTTGCGCCCGAGAGCTGCACTTCCGTCTCCGACACATGTTTCAGCACCGTGTAGCCGCCCATACGGATTCCGCATCCCTCGGCCAAGGCGAGGTCTGCAAAAGCCGTGAGGCACTCTGTGCCCAGCAGAAGTTGCGTTTTGCCTGCCGTACCCAGCTCCGCGCCGTGCAGGGCCTGAAGCGTACCCGACAATTCGACGGCTCCTGCAACGGACAACGTGCCTGCGACCTTCGCGTCGCGCATCGTCCAGTCCGCATCCGCGCAGTTGGCATTGCCGCCGTGGAAGACCGCGTTGCCTGCAACCGTAATATTATCCGGGGCGATCCGTACGCCGCTGTCGTCCGCACCCACAAGGATTGAAGCCTGCGATGTGAGAACCGTTGCGCCCAGATCAAGCTTCGCGGCCGAGAGAGTAATACGGTCGCTCTGGATATCGTAACCGATAACCCTATGTCCGGAAAGCAGGACGCCGCCCTGCACGTCGATATCTTCTGCGAAGCGGATACCGGCACCGTCATCACGGGTGTAGGCCGCAAGAAGTGTCCGGTTACCCGCACCCGCCTCGAAGCCGTAGTGGGCCCTTAAAAGGCCCGACATATCCCCGCCGCTCCGACGCAGGTACTCGATGAGGATGCCGCCTTCACTGCTGCCATCGCCGCCTACGGCCCCCGCAATGGCTGCAGCAAAGCCGTAGGCCGTATTGTGCAGCCGGATCGATGTCTCGTCGCCTTCCTCCACGCCCCACGGATGCTCGTCGTCCCGCCGGTCCTGCGCGTTGAAGAACCGGTTGTAAAGTTCCGTATAGATGCTGTGGCAGAGGCTCCCCGGCGTAAGGGAGCCGATGGCGGGGTCTTTCTCGACGCTCATTTCGTGAAGGAGGTTTGCGAGAGGAAGTTCCGGATCTTGGAGATAAGGGGCGCGAAATTCGGAGCGTTGACCGCAGGCATCGTACCCATGAGTGTCGGAGTCATCACCTTCGTACACTCCGTGAGAAACTCCATCATCAGTTGCGCGAGCTGTTGTCCCAGCACCATGGGTTCCGTGGCGTCTTCGGCGCCGAGGGTGATCTTCTGCCCTGTGACGGTTACGGCCTGCCCGCCGACCTTCGTCTCGGCTTTGTCTGTCGAAAGGTTGAGCTCGCCACGGTCGACCTTCAGGGCGATATTTTCAGCATCCTGCGTAACGGATGTTTCCTTGCCGCCGTCGTTTCTGACCGTTGACGTAATCCCCTCGGCCGTATAGTGCGTCGCGGCCTCGTTACCTGTAGCTTCCAGCTCGTCGTAGTCGGGCGACGAGTCGCTCGAGGTATCCAATTCCTCAGTCTCTCGAACGCCGATCGTGACCTCGCGGTGCGCGTTGTATTGCAGCACGTCGGCATGCGAGAAGTTCACGACATACATCGCGCGCGTGGCGGCATCCGAAACGATCGTAACGTCCGAGAGCAGTGTCGGAACGAGCAGCACGCCGCCGCTGTTATCCTGCGTACCTGCAAGCAGCACGCCCTTATGGATGATCGGCTCCGTGGAGGCCGTCTCGTCGGGATATTCGCCCACGTCGATCGTGCCGCCGTACTCGGCGAACTCCGCATCCGAAGGGTCGTCATGGACCTTGGCCACATAACCGTGGATAAGACGTGCCGTGCCAACGCCGCCCGTGCCGCCGGGCGACATGTCCACGCGGTCGATGCTCCGCCCCAGCGCGATACGCCGGATCGCCTCGCGGATCACTGTCTGGCTGCCGCCGCTCTCGAGGAGTTTGCTTTTCTGTCCCATATCCTAAGTCGCTTTTCATAAGGAATAGGAAAAATCGGGGCATTACGGTGATAATGCAGTGTCTTTCGCCAGATTATCCGCATAAAATCATTACTTTTGCGAAAACAATGGCACAATGATCGGCGACCTCGCAAAAGATTACAAACAGTGGCTATCGGAGATAAAGCAGCATATCCGCCAAAGCCAGATAAAAGCTGCTGTAAGAGTAAATACGGAGTTGTTGCGCTTGTATTGGCATCTTGGTAAAGAGATCGCGGAACGCCGGGCGGAAGCGAAATGGGGAAATGGATTTTTCAACACCCTGAGCCGCGATCTGAAAGCCGATTTTCCCGATATGCAGGGGTTCTCACCTACGAACCTGAAATACTGCAAACGCTTTTATTTATTTTATAGCCAATCCGATACAATTCGTCACCAAGTTGGTGACAAATTAATATCCCCGATATTTTCAATCCCGTGGCGCCATCATATCGAAATACTGACCAAGTGTCGCACCATCGACGAGGCTCTGTTTTATGTCGGCAAGACTCTTGAAAACGGGTGGAGCCGTGCCGTGCTGCTAAATTTCCTCGATGCCCGATTGTTCGAAACGCAGGGCAAGGCCCTGACGAACTTCCGCAAAAACCTTCCCGAGCCGATGAGTGACCTGGCACAACAGACGCTGAAAGATCCATACAATTTCGATTTTCTGACCATGCGTGAGAACTACAATGAGCGAGAATTGGAAGATGCCCTAACCACGAACATCACCCGTTTCCTGCTCGAATTGGGCTCTGGATTCGCATTCGTCGGACGGCAGGTCAGACTGGAGGTAAACGGAAACGAATACTTCATAGATCTGCTATTCTACCATCTGAAATTGAGGTGTTATACGGTCGTGGAGCTGAAAGTAACCGAGTTCAAACCGGAGTATCTCGGACAGTTAGGTTTCTATGTTACTGCTGTCAACAGGCAGCTTAGACGCACTGAAGACAATCCGACGATCGGACTGATTATATGCAAAACAAAAGACAGAGTCGTCGCAGAATACGCATTGGAAGGAACGAATCAACCCCTCGGCATATCGCAGTACGATCTGATGAAGGTAACCTCTGAAGAATTGAAAAATACGCTCCCTTCCATCGAGGAAATCGAAAACGAACTCAATGAAAAATAACGACGCATTCGGAAAACGTCAGTTCTTTTTCTTTCCGTCCCCGTAAGTCATTTTCTCTCCTTTGATTTTGTAGGGAATCGAGATGCGTTGACGGTAGCCTCCCGTGCCGAATGTCGTTGTGACCTCTTCGACAAGGTAGACGCCGTTCTTCGAGGGGTTGCGCTCGTCGCTAAGTTCCACTTGGCAGGCAGGTGTGAGGGCATGGTCGCCGAAGATCGTCAGGTGGCCCGTGATGCCGTTCAGATTGTAGGCCCGGAAGTATTCAATGGCCTCCTCGACGAGTTTGTCGGAAGTGATCCGCATATTGGTCGAGGTGTACGGCACCACCGTATAGGTCGAAAGATCGACCTTCGTGCGGGTGTCGGCCCCCGCGGCCGTGGTGTTGCCCGTTATCTTGTGCGTCTTCTTCGAGATCTGCGTTGCATTGACCGTCTGGAACTCCTTGCTGTCGGGATTCGAAGGGTCATAGTCTGGGTTCAGGCGTACCGTGACTTCGAAGAACTTCTCGTCTGCCCCCAACGCCTTAGCTTGCACGGCCAGAAAGCGCGGGTCCGTACGCAGCACCTTCAGATTGTTCTGCGCCACATGTCTGTCGAAGCGTATGACGAAGGGCCCTTCGCCGTCCGAGGGGAACTGAGGCTGGCTCGGGGACGCAGAGTACGGGCGCCCCACGGCGATCGCGGGCATCGCATCGTCCGAGGAGCTGTCGTACTTGAGGAAACAGTAGACCTTGTGGCGGCTCCATGCCTCCAGTACATCGGCCACGGTGAAGTTGTCCGTAACCTTGATCTTGCCGACCTCGATGTCGAAACGGCGTGTCTGGCTGTGGAGCGCGAAGCCCGTATCTTTCAGCAGTCCGTACCGCTCGCCCAGCACGTCGGCCACCTTCGTACCCTCGACGGGTGTCTCGAACTTCGGCGCCGTCTTCAACTTGAGCTTGTAGGCCATGTTCTCGCACTCGATTTCGAAATGACTGTCCGAATTATAAGCCGTGATATATCCGTCGAACATGTTTTTCAAGGCCCCGTTGTAGCCCAGTTTGATATTGATGCGCTGGCCGACCTTGAAGGTCTTGTCATCGAGGGCCGCCTGTCCCGTTCGCTTTTCAATGAGTACGCCGTCCTGCATGACCTCCGTCGTGAGGCGCGTGGCATCCACGCCTTCGGCCGTCACGGGACCTATGATCGTACTTTTATAGACCGTACCTTTGGGAAAGGTTACCTTTGCCGTACCGATGAGTTTCTTGTACGACTCCGTGATGCGTATCTCCTGTACCTCGGTGAACTCCATGCCGTTTTTGATGACGATGGGATTCTGCGGGTCGGCGTCGCCTATGGTGATACGGCACGAGAGGATGTCCAGCGCATTCAGATCCATAGACGGCTGATTTTAAGCAGCGAGGAAGGATCCACCACGTCGGCGCCCATCTTCGTCCATTTTATCCACTTATTCGTATGTTTGAGGGTCTCGTCCACTTTCTCCGCCTCGGCCGTCCGGACCTCGATGGCCTCCGACGGCTCTACGGCCACGCACTGCAGCTTGTAGGGTTGCACGTTACGGCACTCCGAAACGCCGAACGAGTAGTTCAGGACGATAAGCTGCGTGATGCGGAACTGACGCAGGATCGTATTGCTGCATTCGATGACGCCCTTGTGCTGCATGAGCTTGAGAAACTTCGAGACTTCGGCTTCCGGATAGACATCGGGATACTTCGACGTGATCTTACCCTCTATGGATATTTCGTAGTCTCCACCCGAGACGAATTCCTTTCGCGTATAGTCGCGCCCCTGTACTGTCGTGAGCACGATGTTGTTGCGGCTCGACACCTGTACCCGCGGGCCGAGGTCCACGAACTCCACACGGCTGCCGGCCGGGCCGCCGGGCGTCTGCGTGACGGCTGCACCCAACTCCAGATAGTCCGTAACGATATTGCCCACGATCGTATCCGTGTGGTTTTTCTGCCGTGCTACGGCCTGCTGATCCTCGATAAGACGGTAATACTGCCCGGTCTTGTTCGCAAGGCTCGTCTGCGACTGTGTCTCGAGGTACTTGTCGCGGGTGCGCTGTTCCCAGTATTTCAGATAGCGCGGGTAGGAGCGCAAAAGTCCGTATGCTGTCTGATGTGCCGTCTGCACCAGCCCCCGTCCCAGTAGGTCGACATCCTTGCCCAGATAATGCACCGTGCCGTCCTTGAAGTGTGCCAGCCCCATGCCCAACGCCCGCCGCGCCGCATCCGAGACGTAGCCTGAGAGTGTTCCGTGGCTCAGAATGCCGCCCGACAGCAGGGAGGATATGCCGATATTGATCAGTCTGCCCATAAATTCGTTTTCGTTATGCTCCGTTCCATGATGCGTCGAAGTCATGCACCACGTCGATGAGCGCCTGTGCCATCTGTTCCTTCAGGTCGCGGACTTCCGGGAAGCTGCCGTTCTCGCTTTTCAGCAATTCGATGGTCTCGATACTCAAAAGGTTAGTGATGTTGACGATAACCTGTTTGGGCGCAGCCGAGGAGAGCTTGCCCGTACCCGAATAGTTGCCGCCGGCACCTGCGTCGTCCAACCCTGTTACGGAGATGCCCGAAGCGTCCCACGGCTTTTCGTCCAGCGATGCCGGTTCGTTGGCGTACATGTACTCCGGGATACCTGCCCGCTTAAAGATGTTCTCGGCGATCTGGCCGCTCTGGAACGTGTCGCGCAATGCCGCCATGACCGTGACGAGCCAGTCGTGAACGATGCGGAAGTTCTTCAGGTGCTCGACTTTCTGTTCGTCCGTGGCATTGGCCGCCAGCGGTATCTGCTCCCACAGCCCCGTTTTGCCGTTGAAGCGGAATCCGCGCTCGATCATCTCGGAGAAACGGAAACCCGTGGCGGCGATCCCCGCCTGCGCCGCGGGCTGGCTCTCCATGAGCGCCTTGTATTCGCGGGCTACCAGCACGGCTTCCGGCACGAACTTCTCGTTCATGCGGTTCTGATACTCCCATGTCGCGGCGGCCTGCTGCACGGTCATCTCCTTGAGTCCCTTGCGCAGTGTCCGCGACGTGTCGTCGTAGTGGCTGTAAAGTGTCTTGTCGACCTTTTTGAAATCGTAGCCATAGACCGAGGGTATCGCGTCGATATACGCTTGAATTTCGGTCTGCGAAGTCAGCTTTCCCAGTTCGGCATAGACGCTCTTGATGCGAGTGGCGGCATCTTTGTCCGCCTGAAATATGATAGCCCGCGTAAGGTCGTCGCGGTAGGCATCCGAAAAGGTATAGACGGGACCCGGAGTGTGGTAGTAACCCCCGTGGATGCTGTTCCCATAGTTCATGCTGTTGAACAGCGCTGTAAACCAGTTTCCCGTCCATGCCCCGATCTTCAGACCCGTGGATTCCTCGAGGCTTTTGCCTTCGGTGAGCTTGTCCACGGCACCTTTGGCGTTCACGGCCGCTTCATACGTCCTGCGCAATGATTCGTACAAGGCGTCCACCGAGGGATAGTTGTACTTGCGCTCTTCCTGTAACTCGGCAAAAGCTGCATCTGTGGCCTCCTTGACTTTCCATGCCTTGTAGGCTACCCATCCTAAAGCTCCGACCAGCGCGCTCACGGCTCCGGCTGCAACGACAGCCCCCGTACCCAACGCCCCGAGGGCCGCTCCTGCGCCTAAGATACCACGGCCCGTGACCACTTGCGAGGCAAAGACCCCCGAGGCGGCGCGCCGCAGTCCGAGGCCCGTGAGCGAGCGTTGTACGCCCGCACCTGCCAGTGCCGACATCAAGGCTCCGCGGCCACCCGCAACACCCGCCTGCCGCAGTGCACCTACAAGGTTGCGCTTGTCCGCGAAAGTCATGCGCCCCAGCCGTCCGCTCCCGCCGAGGCCCGTAAGCGACGAGAGAAGTTCCATACCCGCTGCCGCGGCTTTCTGACGTCCCAGAAGCCCGAAAGCCACGGCGAGGTTCGTGACGGCGCCCGCCAGACGGAAAAGACGCGTCGAGGCGAAGCCCGTGAAGAGTACAGGCTCGAGCCACCGGAAATTGTCGGCCACCCATGCCGCGATCTTGCCGAAGAGCGCGAACAGGTCCAGCAACGCCGAAGCGATTGATGCCAATCCTCGGGCGAACTTCTCCGTATTGATTGCAGCCGTGAGCCGTCGCAGCGTGCGCTGTATCTGCGGTTCCATGATCTCGTATCCGCGCATGAACATCTCCGAGAAAGTCGAGGTGAGCTGGAACCACAGCCCTTTGGTCGTCTCCTGCTTCACGTAGGCCAGTTGCGCTGCGATACCGTGCGAGGTGCGGTTATACGTCGTGAGTTCCCGCAGTTGACCGTAGTTCTGCAGCAGCATCATGCCGGCATTGCCACCGATGCGGCCGAAAATCTTGTGCATGTCGCCCAGCGAAGCTCCCTTTGCATTCAGCTCCTCGAAGATATCGGCCAGCGGGCGGATCTTCTCCAGTGTCCGGCCGTAGACATCCACCTTGTGCGTGAACTCTACACCCAGTCGATCGAGGATATCGCGCGCTTCCTTGGGCTGGTAGGCAAGACGCGTGGCCATGGCACGCAGCGCCGTGCCCGCCATGGTAGCCTTGACACCCATGTTGCCCAAAAGACCTATGGCCGCCGAGGACTCCGTGAAATCGATGCCCGCCATGCGCAGGTAACCCGCAGCCATCTTGAAAGCCTCGGCCGTTTCCACGACATTGACATTCGAACGCGAAATCGTCGAAGAGATGATATCCGCGACCACGGGCATGCTTTCCGGAGAGATGTCGTAGCCCGCCATGATGTTGGTCACGAGGTCTGCGACTTCGTCCAGCGGATTGTCGCCGATCAGGGCAAGATTCGTGATGGGGCGTATCGACGCATTGATCGACTGCAGGTTCTGACCCGCCATGGCGAGGTACCTCACGGCTCCGCCCACTTCCGTGGCCGTGAATTTCGTCTCGATGCCCACCTGCCGGACGTTGCGGGCCATGGACTCGAAGCGCTGCTCGAAGGTCGAAAGGTCGCTGTCCGCAACATGCAGGATACTCCGTGCCGACTCCATCGTATTGGCGTACTCCACGGCGTCGAGGAGCTCTTTTCGCATCGTGCTGTAAAGCATGTAGCCATTAAGCATGTAGGCGAAAGGCAGCACACCCTGCAGCGACGGGGTCCGCGAGTATTGCAGACGGTTGATGGCAGCCCTCTGGCGGCTGTTCGAGATGTTGCCTGCGAAAGTCTGCTGGCGCAGCAGTCCCCGCACAGTCTCCACGTTCTGTTGCCGCAGGCTCTTCTCCGCAGCCTTGCGGGTACGCTCCGCTTCGGCTGCGGCCCGCTTTTGCGCCGCGGCGGACTCCTTGCCGTCCGGAACGGGAATGGCACGGGGAAGCACGGCTCGCAACTGCTCCTGCACCCTCGGAGGCAACAGGAATGCTTGCGTCGTGGTCTGAGGCTGGGACGCTTTTTCCTTTGCCGCACGTTGTACGATAGTCCTACCCAGCGGCATGGCTGCAGCGGCTGCCGTGCGCACCTGTCCTAGCAGCGCGAGGATCTCCTCGAGGCGCCCCTTGGCAACGTCGGTCTGTATGTTCAGCTCGCGGCTGCGCTCCAGATGCGACAGCGCCGAGTTGATCTTGCCCAGCGAACGCGTGAGCGACGTCTGTGTGGTGTATGTCGTGCTCGATAGGTTGCGGAATACCTCCTGCGAATGACGGATGATCTCCGCAGCGTTTTTCTGTACGGCCTTGCTGTTGAATGCCTTGCCGGGGTTCACCACAAGGTTTATGCCCTTGCTTTTATTCTCGATGGTGGTCAAAGCCGTGACGATGCGCCCCAGTTTGGCTTCACCATACTTCGTGTCTATGTTGAACTTGTAATTATACTTGCGACCTTTGCCGGAAGGGTCCGTGCACAACGCCTTGTCGATGGCCTTGAGAGCATTCTGGACATTCTCCACGGCACCCGACATGTCTCCCTTGAACTTCGAGAGAGCCTCCACGGCAGCGGTGAAATTTCCAAGCTGCCGCGTGGCTTCGGTCGACTCGACTTCGATGTTGTATTTGACGTTATAAGTCTGGTCGGACATGGCGGCGCGGTTAGATTTTTTCCGAAGAATAGAGTGCCGGACGAACGATTGATTACGAAGCTTGCAGACACGAAAAAAAGCCTGCGGGCAGGAATGTCCGCAGGCTACGAAACATGGATCAGACGGCGGGCGGCGCGAAGAGTGCCCGTGCGGAATTGTGGACCATAAACTGCTCGTGCAGCCAGAGAGCCTCCTCTGAGAGCGAGGCGAACTCCTCGTCGCTCATGGCGTCCAGATCGACCCCGGGGAAGTAGTGGCGTATGTATATCAAACGCTGACGGATTCGCTGTCCGTCCTGCACCGCCGCCCCGTCGATCAGTTTACCAGTATCGACTGGCGCGTCTGGATAAGTTCCGAAAGCTGGCCCATAAGGCCGAACAAGAACAGTGAGTCGTTGTCTACGAGTTCTTTGTCCCCGTCGATGAAACAGTCGCGGGCAAGCGTACGCATGGCCGTGACCTCGTCCTTCTTCGACGCGGCCATGAATTTCGAGAACTGCGGGAACGTAGGCTCGGCCATATAGGCTACGTAGAACTCCTTCTCCTCGCACTCCTTATCCCCGAAGACCACCATCGGGCAGATCTTGCGCAGCTTCTTCTCGGATTTCAGTGCCGCAGCCTTCTCACGGATCGCGGAAAGCTGTTCCAGTGTCAAACTTTTCTCTTCCATATCATGTCATGGTTTGGTGTATGGAAGAATAGACGTCGTACAAGGATATGTTTATTTCCGTACGCAGCGGTTCTATTCTTCCGTCTGCAATATGATGGAATCAGGCCGATGCATTGCCGATCTGAATGTCGAAGGGATGGAGTTGGAACTCATGCGTAATGTTCGTGTCGTCCTGCTGCGACTCCATGGCATCCTCGTCGAAAATGCAGCCCTTCAAAACGACTGATGTCGTCGTCCAGTCGTCCGATGCCAACGGATTGGCGAAGGAGACGATCAGGTCGAATTCCCCGATGTCGCACAGCGAACCGTAGATCGAACGCAGGGTCTGCTGCGTGGCATAGTCCATCGTTATCGATGCCTCGTAGACGATGTTTCCGAAGCCGCGGCTCACGGGTTTCCCGCCCAGACCGTAGTTGCTCTCGATCTTGCGCTTGCGGCTCCACTTGATGCCCGAAACGCCTTCGAGCGTCGTCGAACCCTCGTCGATGCCCAGAGCCGTCGAGGAGAGGGTAATCATCGACCAGCTGTAAGCTACATTATTGATTATAGGCATATAGTGTGTTATTTAGCGGTTAGCGAAAGCCCCTCCTCGACGTAAATACGCGTAGCCACACCCACGGGTACGATCGTGTATCCGATGCGCAGGGTGTCGTCCACAAGGACGTTCTGCTTCTCGTCGATAGTGACGGAATAGCCCGAAATCTCCTGTGCAGCCTGCATTTTGGAGAGTATATCGCCGATAAGGGTCTGGAAGGCCGTGATCTTGGATGAGGCCAGATAGCCCGTCGAGGGGTTGACCATCAGCGGCGAATTGACGTATGGCAGCAGGGCGCTGCGCACCTGACGACGCGATTTGTTGATCGTGCGGTTACGTGCGATGGTTCGGAAGTCGCCATGCGAGCATGTCTGGTCGCGCGAGATGTAGATACCGTTTTCGCGCCCAGCATACTTGATGGGAAACATATATCCCTTGTCGTCCAGTTCGTCGAGCAGCGTCGGCGAGAGCGATTCGTAGGCATTCACACTTACGAAGGCGTCATCGACGTCGAGGTTTGTATCTCCGAATCCGAGCTCAATCTCCTGAAAGTCGTCCGTGAAGAGGTTGAACTGCTTGACCCACGCTACGGACTCCTGCACGTTGGCGCGGGCGATGGCGCCCATCACGGCTCCGAGGAACCCCACCGGAGCCTTGGTCGTATTGCGCAGCTGCATGCGGTGTACCTGCTCGGATGCCGACTGTCCGAAGATGACGCTCACGCGGCTCGACTCGCAGATCGCCGTAGGGATTTTGTTCAAGTCGATCTGACGCCCCGCAGTGGTCTGAGCCCCCGTCGTGGAGGGGTTGGCACAGAGAACGATCGACAGGGGCTGGTTCTGCGCGGCCATGGCCTCGGCCTTGTCGTTCAGGCTCATCACAAGGTTCAGGTTGTAGGGGTCCGCCTCGCCGCTTTGGCGCCACAGCGGCTGCTCGGTCCATACGCCCAGTTGATTGATCATGCCACCTGCGGCGCGCTGCATGACGTCGATGGCGTCCCAACTGGTCGAGCAGTCGGCGAACATTACGTAAAGTTTGCCTTGGCTGTCCACGCCGCCCGACATGCGGAAGAACTCGCGGATGTGGTAAGCCGGAATGCCGTACATAAAGTTCTCGGAGGTCTCCTCCGCGGGGTCTGCGACGTCCTTCCATTCGATGATGCCGAAGTCGTTTATGGACGACTTGCGGCTGGTGATGTAGACCACGTCGCCGGCTTTGAGCTTGTTCTCGTTGATCTTACCATATCCCTCCGTGAAGAGCTTTGGCTGCTGCGAGATATCGAACAGCAGTCCCGTTACGCGCTCCTGATCGGAGGGGGCCTGATACGGAATGTTGCCGTCGACATCGCTGATAAATACGTTTCCTAATGCCATGGATGTTGTTTTCAGTCTTTGTGGTACGGGTTTGTGTAGAGCGTGGCGTCCGTGCGGAACACGGGCGGCGTGTCTGCGGTGTAGGTGCTGCCCAGACGGTCTATGTAGAGCTGCTCATAAGCGGGAAATATTTTCAGCAGGCGGTCGGCGTAGTCGGGAGTTGCGTCCGACGACTGCGTCTGGTCCTCCTGTTTTTCCTGTTCGGACTGTGTGGGCGTCGTCTTTTCGGGATCGGGTCCCGAGCCGTCCGCCTCGGGTTCTCCGCCTGTTGCGTTCGCAGGAACCGGTGCTGCCGCAGGAGCCGATGTCGGAGTTGCAGTGTCCGGAAGGTCGTTGTTCTCGTTTGTTATTTTCTTTGCCATGTCGGTAAGGTGTGGAAAAGGGGAAGCGGAGTCGTATGCCCCGCCTCCCCTGCGGTCGGGTGCACTATGAAATGCTATGCTTTCTTGTAGGCGGTGTGTACGACGATCTCGGCGGGTTTGACGATGTTCACGTCCATCTTCATTCGCATCTGGAAGAAGAAGAGCTCCGAGTTGGATTGCAGACGGTCCACCTTCAGCACCTCGGTATCGTTGGCGTAGTCCACGCCGAGCCACAGGTTCGAGTCGACGCCCGTGGTGAAGTTGCCCAAGACGATCGTGTGCTCCGGAATGCCCGCAATGGGGATGATGCGCTTGCCCTTGAAACGGTAGCGGTTGACCTCCGTGTTCTCGGAATACTTGACCATCTTGTCCGTGAGGTAACGGTCGTAGAGATCCCACATGTCCCAGCTCATCACGAAGCTCAGACCGCTCTTGCGGCGGATCTGCTTCGGACACTTGGTCCACATGGCGTAGAGGGCCGCTTCGATGGCCGCACCGTCCGCAAGCTCCGTATTGCCCGAGAGGATGCACTGCCCGCCGGCCACGGTCTCGGGGTCCGAGGCGTGGATGTTGTCCAGAATGCGCTTGATGGCCCCGTCGAAATATTTCTCCTTGCCGCCGCCGATGGGCGTGCAGCCCTCGGGTGCCGTAATGCCGGCCGCTGCCGTGCCGCCCTTAGCCGAGGTCCAGATGGCGCTGCCGATGTACTCGTTCTTCTTGTCCATCAGAAGGCGCAGCATCGTGGCCTGCAGCTTGGGATCCAGCTCGCGGAAAACAAGGTTGCCCGTAGGCTGCGCGAAGCGCCAGTAAGACTCGAAGTCGCGCGGATTGAACTCCAGATAAACCATGAAGTCCTGCGGCTCGAGGTAGCGTTCAGTGAACTGGTACTCGTTGAAGCCGTCGGAGCCCTTGGCCCCATGCGTACTCTGCGGCGTGGGTACGTTGTCCTGAATGACGTCGCCCAAGTGGATCGAGGGCAGCGTATATTTGTGCTGGATGCCGCTCTTGATGTGGATCAGCCCTTCGCGGTAGGTGTCGTTGCCCTGCGCGGTATAGGTCAGAAGGTCCTCTAAGACCTCGCCGTTGTAGCCGTTCTGTAAGAATGTTACCGTATCAGCCATTATCGTTTTGCAGATTGTGTTTTAGAGTTTTCCGGCTTGATCTGTACAGTCGTAATAGCCACTTACGTCTGATCCGCGGGCGACGCCCGCATCTGCTTGATATGGACAGGGTCCGGAGCCTATTCTATCTTGCGGAAGGCGAAGTCCTTGCCCACGACGGCTTCGATACGCTCGGCCATCTTCGCCTCGGCGCTTCGAGCTCCCTCGGCGGCAGCCTGCACGGCAGCCGGGTCGGAGGCGATCTCGTGCGAGATCTGCTCTACGGCGGGAATGCTCTCCAATGTGCTCTCCACCAGGTCGGGGTTCTCCTCGGCAAGTTTCCGCCACTTGGGAATGTCGTCCGCGGGGATCTTGCCCGCAGCCTTCGCGAGCATCGCCTCGATGCGCTCGGCCTTCAGCTGCGCTTCGCGGTCCTGATAGGTCTTGAGCGAGGCGGTCAGTTCTGCGACGTTGGTTTGCAGATTCTGTATCGTGGCCTCTTTGCCCGCCAGGACGGTCTTCGTGTCGCTCAGCTCCTTTTCCTTCTCGCGGAAGCGGGCCTCTATGGAGATCAACTCCGAGATGCGGGCCATCACGTCCTTGGGCTGACAATCGTCTTTCAGGCCGAGGGTCGCCGTTACGGCGGAATATTCGGGTGAGGTTTTGCTTTCGTTGCTCATCGTAATGTGTTTTTGTGTGGTTCGATTAAGAGTAGGCTCTTCGGTGCCGGAAGGTTTGCAGCCCTCCGCCTCGGCGCTGATGCTCTCCATCATCGAGCGGATGGCGGCCGCATCCTCCAGTGCCGAGAGCTCCGTGCGGACACGCTCGCGCAGCTGGGGCGAGGTCTCCAGAATGTTGTCCTGCGGAATGATGCCCGCGGAGACGGCACTCTCGGCATCGAAGTAAGTGCCGTCCCTGCCGGCCTTGCCGTCCATGATCGAGACGACGTGTTCTTCCGCGAGGCCGAAGCGCTTGCGGTAGATCGTACGCAACTGCCGTGTGAAAGCCGCGACCATGTCGCTGCCCGTATCATCCTCGGATGACGGCAGGAAGGGGTTGTGGATCATAAGGATCGCATAGTCGCGCATCAGCGAGCGGGCGCCTGCGGCCCAGAGCACCGAGCCCATCGACGCGGCCATGCCCTCGTTCACGCACTCGGTCGGTATACGGGAGTTGCGGATTGTGGAGTAAACGCTCATACCGTGCAGCACCGAGCCGCCTTCGGAGTTGATCAGAACGCGGATCAGAGACGGGGAGCAGCTCTCCGCATAGTCGAACTCCTCGTTGAAGCGCGCGGCCGTCGCCTCGGTGATCTTGCCGTAGAAGCGCAGCGTAGCCGGCGCCCCGGTACGGACCTCGCCGACGATATGTTTGAAGTGGGTCGTCTCCATCCTTGCCTTTTGGGAAGGATAGGCAAAGGCGGACGGAAAGGTTTAAGCGGAGGATTACACTATATATACAATGCGAAAAACAGCGAATTTTGCGCTGTATACAGTGCAAAACTGCCCCTATTGTTGGAATTGGAATGGCGATTACGGAATATATCTATCATTTTGCCCGTTTTTCGGCGAAAATGACAGACATTTTGTAATAAAACAATCTACCGAAAAGGCAGCCCGTAATGGCTGCTGCGCTTGCATGATAAAAATGTATTTTGAAATATACAAATTCTCATATTTTTTGCATTTCAGAAAATACAACTATCTTTGCAGAAAATAGTTTTGCAATTATGGAGACGCTGCGTCAAATATTTCACCATCTGGTATCGCGTACGCAGTTGCGTTTCGTGCGTTACCTCTACTCGCAGATCAACTGGAATAACCGGCTCATCGGCATCGTCGGTTCCCGGGGAGTAGGCAAAACCACGATGCTGCTACAGCACATCCGGCAGAATTACGACATCGCTACCGGAGAAGTCCTGTATGCCTCGTTGGATAATCTATGGTTCAGCACACACACATTGGTGGATCTGGCCGACGAGTTTTACAAAAGCGGCGGGAAAGTTCTCTTTCTGGACGAAGTGCACAAATACGACGGATGGGCGCGTGAGATCAAAAACATCTACGATTCCTATCCGGAACTGAAAGTCGTTTTTACGGGCTCGTCGATGCTGGACATATATCGCTCCGGTGCGGACCTGAGCCGCCGTGCGATCAAGTATACCCTCTACGGCATGTCGCTGCGCGAGTTCTTGCTTTACGAGCACGGTATAAAGATCGAGCCGCTGACGCTGGAAGAAGTGCTGAAAAATCATGTCGGCATCGCTGCGGAGATCGGCAGGCAGATCCGTCCGCTGGCCGTACTGCGCGAATACCTCAAATACGGTTATTTCCCGTATTACAAGGAGGATAAAGAAGGCTATTTCTCCCGGCTGGCCGAGACGGTGAATACCGTTATAGAAGTCGACCTGCCAGCCACCATCGACATCGAGTTCCCGACGATCGCAAAGATTAAAAAGCTATTCTCGGTCGTTGCAGACAGCGTTCCTTTTACACCGAACATATCCCAGTTGGCTATGCAGGTCGGTACGACGCGCCCCAGTCTGCTGACCTATCTGGAAGCACTCGGGAGAGCACAGGCCATCCTGATGGTCGACAAGGAAGCGCAGGGTACGAAGAGACTCGTCAAACCGGAGAAAATATATTTAGGCAACCCCAACTACGCTTATGCCTTCGCCAACCGGAAAGCGGATACGGGCAATCTTCGGGAGACATTCTTTCATTCGATGCTACAAGTGACGGGGAGGGTCGGTTATTCGGATAAAACCGACTTTATGATCGATGGCAAATACAGCTTCGAGATCGGCGGACAAAACAAAACGGGGCGCCAGATTCAAGGAATGGAGAATGCTTATATCGCTGCCGACGATATCGAGGTCGGTTTCGGCAACAAGATCCCGCTCTGGATGTTCGGATTGCTTTATTAGCCGTTTCTTGTCATGTTAAAGATCCAATACGCTTCGGACCTTCATCTGGAGCTTCCGGATAACGCCCGTCATGTGGCGCAACACCCGTTGCAGGTTACGGGTGATATTCTCGTTCTGGCTGGTGACATCGCATATCTGGGTAAGGACTACGCGAAGCATCCGTTCTGGGACTGGGCTTCGGAGCACTACCGCCATGTTGCGGTCATCCCGGGCAACCACGAGTTCTACGGCGGCTTCGATCTCGAAAATATGCACGACGGCTGGCAGCTGAAACTACGCTGCAATGTGACATGCCATTACAACGACTGCCTGACATTCGGGGACACGGAACTGATTCTCTCGCCTATGTGGGCGTCCGTGCCCATCGAGTATGCGGTAACGGTGCAGGAGGGTATCAACGATTTCCGCCTCGTCCGTTGCGGCGGAAAGACATTGAACTGGGTACGTTTTAACGAAGAGCACTTCCGCTGCTTTCACTTTCTACACGCCGCCATACGCCGCAGTGCGGCGGCGCATATTGTCGTTGTGACGCATCACCTTCCCAGTTTCGAGCTGCTCCCGCCGGAATTTCTGGGCAGTCCGCTCAACGGCGCATTCGTCACGGACCTGCACGGCTTTATCGAGGCCAGTCCTGTCGAATACTGGATCTATGGGCATTCACACCGCAATATCGACCGCATGATCGGCCGCACGCAGTGTCTCTCGAACCAGCTGGGATACATCCGCAGTGGCGAGCACCGCACTTTTGACCCTGCTAAATCGATCATGCTCTGAGCAGGCACGACGAAACGAGAGCGGCAACCTATCGGGTTACCGCTCTCGTTTTATACTCTTTCCTTCTCGGATTGCTGCGAGTCGGATGTTTCCACGGAGGTTTCGATGCGTATGGCCTCGCGATCCGTAGGATGCGGATGGTGTCCGTGCCCTTCGGTGTCGTGCTGCGGGGCATCGCCATGATTCGTGAAGGGCGGCATCACGAGATAACGCTCCACCCAGTCGCGGTACTTCCATGCCGAGGTCTCGCGGAACCATACTTCGTAATCCACCCAGTATGCCTGCAGCATGTTCGTCGAGGTGGGCATGTCGAAATAGAGAAGCTGACACCGCTCGTTGAGCGCCGGCTCGCGGTTCTTGGCATCCTGAATAGCCTGATTGACTCGTTGGAAGACGTAGAAAGGGTCGCACTCCCGCTCCGGGTCTGCGTTGTTCAGCGTATTGAGGATGAAGCGTACGCGCATGGTCGCACGCCCCTCGCCGATGCGCTGCTGCTGAACCAGATAGCGGACGTTAGTGTAGTGGATGAACACAGCGGGGAAAATCACCTCGGATTCCATATTCTCATCGAGCACAATGCGTGCAAACTGGCCGTTGTCAATGGCTATGGTCTTGAAAAAAGGCGGGCTCCGCAGATCATCTTCCCGCTCGCGGATCGTCTGTAAGGCCCGCCGCACGGCGAGGTACATCTCTGCGAGGGCATTCTGCTGGACCTCTTCGGGCAACGACACCGCAGGCCGTTCCGGTACGTCTCGCGGCTTTTCCCGCTGGTCGGTCTTGTCCTTTATCATGGCGTGGGAGCATTGGGGATGCCGGGCAGCCCGTTGAAGATATAGGCGTAGTAGCGCGCGATCTCGGCCGTGAGTTTGGGGTTAGGCCCCATGAACTGCCGCTGCACGGAACGACTCTTACGATACTGGTTGGACCAGTAGGTCCCCGTGGGGGCATTGTGTACCGCGGCATAGGTCGTAGGGCCAGTACGGCGTACTCCACGGTGTCCTCTCAGGGCCACGCTCTCGGGCGCCGCTTCGACGGTGTAGGTTATCGAACGACGGAAGGCAGCCTTGCGGCCCGGCGCAGGCTTCACGCTCTTATTGTCGCTCCGCATCTTGTCCATGACACTTCCGGCCAGCAGCCCCGTATGCCGCAAAATGGGATGCGTGCGGCGACGTCCCCAGCGTGAGGTGCGGGCGGGCCACGGACACCCCGAGCCATAAAAACCGCCCTGTGTGAACGACTGCTCGAAACGGTCCTTGGCGAAGCGTCCCGCCAGATGTGTGAAGTCGAAAACCTGCCGCTCGAAGTGGCTTACCGTAGCGGCCGCGGGCCCCAGCCGGAGCCATTGCTTGTAAAATTGATCGGGAGTTAGGTCCATGACAGATGAAATTTGCGTTTCAGGGTTTGCAGGTGTTCGTGCAGTGCCGACGGCAACGGATGGCGAAAGTAAGGGTGTGCTGCGGAGAAGATACGGCCTGCGTGGCAGAGACTCTCCCGGAAAACAGGATTAATCCGCACGCCTTCGGGAAGCTCCAGCACTCCGGTCACAGCACCCTGGCTGTCCGGTGTGAGGAAGCAGCGGCAGCCGTACTCTATGGGTGGTATGAGCTCCGCGGGGAACGATGACTTCGGGTAACTCACGCCTTCGAGCGCCGCATGCCACGGACGTACCCGCTCGTCGCCCTGCGTGGTGAAGGTCAGCATCTGCTCCGTCCCGACGGTCAGCCACCATGCGGCCATCACGGCGGCATACTCCACGTCGAGGTTCTCCTGCACGGCCCGGTGGCCGTTGTAGCGCTCGAAGACCGCGTCGCAGAACTCGTAGTCATCCTCCGCCACCTTTTCGGGCAGGTCGCAGCACATGGCGTACTCTTCGGCTGCGGCGAAGTCGAGCATGTTCTCGATCCCCGCCGCGAGGATGTCGCGCCGCTCCCGCTCCTGCTGCGTAGGAAAGTCGTTCCGACGCTTCAGGATCTCCAGAGCTTGCTCCAAGTCGAGGCCCAGCCCGTCGAGAAGCCGCTCGATAAGCGTTCCTGCGCGCATCTCGATGAGCGTCTCAAGAGCCGAATACCGCGCTGCGCTGTCCGTCCAGCAGTCCAGCAGACGCGCGAAAGCGTCGTAAAGCAGAAAATATTCCTGTTCCTCCCGCTCGGGGGATGCCGCCGAAGGAGTCGGGAGCGTAGCTGCGGCCATCATCTCGCTCCCCGGATAAAATTTACCACTTCGCGGGCGCCCCGGCCGTGCCCGTAGCGCTTGTAGTATTCCTCGTCGGACATGATATGACGGTCGTTAGTGCTCATGCGCCTCTGTCCGGAGCCGACGCCCGCGCCGCCGAGTCCCGCCGTGAGCTGCAAGACGTTGAGCTGACGGCCCACATGGATGCCGAACTCCTTCTCCACCTCGTCCGGGGCGATCTCGTACTTGTCCGTCAGCAGGCCGTAAAGCTTGATGCGATCCTCATTGTTCATCTCGATGCGGTTGCTGTACTTGAACTCCAGCCCGCCGGGCAGGTAGCCCATATCCACCAGCGAAGGCAGCACCTGTTCGTTCATCACGTTCTCGATGAAGCGGCGGTAGACCTCGATCCTCTCGCGGAAGATATCCTGATGCGCCTTCGTGGAACCCACGTAGGACTGTGTGGCTCCGGCCATCGACTCCGAGCCGAGGATCATGTTCGAAACCTCCTTATTCACAAAGTCGATAAGTCCCGTGTAGATCTTCTCCGAGTTGGACATCGTGAAGGTCTTGATGTCTATTTCATCGTCCAGTCCGGTAACGATGACCTTGTTCTGTGCGGCGTTGACGATTTCGCTGGCAAGGCGCTTGCGGTCAGCATTGCTCTCCGAGACGGTCTTGCCGTGGATAATCGGCTGGCCGTAGGTACTCGAAAAATTCACGTAGTTGGCCACCGTGAATTTCTTGGCCAGAATCAGGGGCGTGGTGGCCGAAAAGAGACCCAGATCGCCCGTATTGACGAGAATGTAGTTGCGGCGGTAGGCTTTCTGCGTGAGATCCCAGCCGGGCGACCACATGCCCTGACGCTTCACCACGCGGCACTGGTCCGGCAGCACGTTGCGCCGCTCGATGATGTTCACCTCCCGAAGGCGTCCCGTGCGGGGGTCCGTGCCGGGCATGATCTCCAGCAACGTGTAACCATAGAGCTTCGCCTCGACGATGCCGCGGATGATCTTGTCGAACTGCGTGCCCTGTACCTTGCGCGTCTGCTCCACATCCTTGATGTACTTGCCTTTTTCGTTCTGGCGGGCCAGCATGTAACGGTCTCCGAGAATCTGGCTCACAAGCGTCTCCAGCACGGCCCGGATATGGGCATCCTGCTGCAGGCACGCCTCGTAGAGGTCGATCAGAGGACCGCGGTCGTCCAGTACCGTTCCCCGGACTACCGACGAGCGCACCGAACGATAGCGGTTCGTGCGGTCGATCTCGCGGACATACTCCTGAATGACCTTCTTGCTGGTGCGGAAAACCGACTCCAGAAGCTCATGGTCGAACGTGCCGTCGAAATTTTTTTCAGCCATTTTTCACGCTTTCCAAAGAGTAGGAGAACCATGCCGAAAGTGGTTAAAACGAGGTGGTTATGCTGAATGTGAAAAGGGTGTGAAAAACACTTACTCCAACACAGATACGAACTGGCTATACTTATAGTAAAATTCCACTTACAGTTTTTTATGTCTTGTTGCAATATACTTGTATTTAGATTGTTACACTCAAAAAGTAACTTCAAAAAAATAATTGATTTTATTCCTTAGCTTAAACTAAAAATATATATTTGCGAAAAAAACATCACTATATCCGAGTATGGAAAACTTAAAAACGATAGTCCCGTACCTTTCGACAATACGTTCGGGGACGAAGCAGACATCTCCTCCCGCCGGAGGAGTCGAGAACCTAAAAACCCACAACTGCGACATGACCAAGCGAAGCTTTTTCAAGGACCCCAAGATCGTACTCGTCTTCAACAACCAACGCGTGCTGATCTCCATGTACAAATCACTGAATGTTGCGTCTCAAGCGATGAACATCCCTGCGCAATCGATCTCCCTGTGTTGTTTGGGATACCACATCTCCTGTTATGGTTGTTATTTCAGACACTACGATTTCGATAAAGTCGAAATAGTGCCTCATCAGGATTTCGGACACCTGCGCGTCGAAGAGTACGACCGCATGTGCGACGAAGTGCGCCGCTACCACGATTCCAAGGAACTGTCGCGCCGCAAACTGAGCGCGGAAAAGAGGCGGAAACTCAAAAACGAAGCAAAGCATGAATAGAATCCTGACGGTGCCTTTTCTGCGGGGCACACTAAGAATCAGCAGAACGCCCGCAGGCGACGTGCATAAGGTCTGCGTCAACGACCTCTGCGGAGCCATGCGGCGCAGCATCCTTCTGAAGAACGGCACGGTTCTGCGCCGTTGCCCGTCGCTTACGTATCTCGATGCGGAGCATCCCGAAGAGTTGTATGCCGATTTCACGGAGGCTGTCGAGCTTGTCAAATGGATGAGCTCCGGCGCCAAACTGTTGCGCATGCGCGGCCGAGAAGTGCTGGAAAATCTTCAACATCTGCGCATGGCGCAGGACACTACCGCAACGGATGTTTCCGAAGGTTCCGCACCACGAATCATCGAGCTGGAGTACGTGGGCAACCGCTTCTCCGTGCGTCTCGAAGATGGCCGTTATATGGTCAACGCTACCGAGATGGCACGGCCTTTCGACAAACGGCCGGCCGTATGGCTCAAACTCACGGAGACGGCGCGCCTGCGTGAGGCATTGGTCGAGGACGGCATCTCGGCCGATACGGAGCAACAGGTTATCACCACGCGCGGTCCTCACGGTGCCACATGGCTGGAGATACATCTCTGGACGCAGTTCGCACAATGGCTCTCGCCGGCCTTTGCGGCATGGTGCAGCAAGAAGCTCTTGCACCTGCTGCGCGATGGCCATACCGAGCTGCAGGAGGTCCCGCAGCCGGTATCGTCGGTATCGGACCCCACTGAGGAGTTCTGCTCGGAGGATCTGCTGCTGCCAGCGCCCGCAACCTACGAAGAGGCACTCACAGTCATCGATGACCAGCATGATACCATACGGCGCCAGAAAGAGTTCATACGTCGCAACCGCCACAAACTGCGGCACTACAAACTCACGATCGAGGACCGCGAATGGTTCACTTCCTCGATGATCGCCGCAGAGTTGGGCATAAGTTCCATACGTCTGAATCTTTTCCTGATGGAGGAGGGGCTCCAAGAGCGCGTACAAGACAAATGGCAGGCGACGGATGCCTATCGCCACTTGCGGGGCATACACATTTACGAGTGGTTCAACCGCAAGACCAACTATTTGAATCGCTACAAAATCGAAGCATGGACACCCGAAGGACGCGAGTACATCGTCGAACTGTGGCATCGCCGCAACAGTTATCTCACGAACCGATAAACCTAATACCGCGACAACTATGGACGACAAGAAAAAACTGCTCGAAAAACTCCTGCGGGACAAGCTGCGGGAAGTAGACGGTGTATTGTGCAGCGACATGCCATGTCTGGGAACGCCGCACGACATCGCACGGCTCATACGCGCCGGTTATGCCGACATGCTGTGCCCGGGCGTGGTCGTGGGCATAGATTGTGCGAAGGGCACGGATCACAAGCTGCCGATGGTGCAACTTCAACGCCGCAACAATGCCTGTATCATGTACGACAAGGGTCGGTGTCTGCTGCAAAGCGGACTCGCTCCTACTCTGGGACGGGTACATCAGTGCGTCGGGGAGTTGTTCGACCATGACCTGCGGCATCTGATCATCCTCAAAATCATCGCCGCATGGGCGGACCCTGCGAATTGGGAAATCGTTGAGTTCTGTCTGAAGACTCAAAGCGAAGAACAAAAAAAATCGAGATTAAACCATACGAATTGATGCGGCTCTATACTTATCTGAACGAAACCGTATCAATTAAAAATTTTTCGTATGGAACTGAAAGCTAAAATGACCTTCGAGGAAATGGCGCGACACATGGAGGAGAACACCTACCGTATAGCCAACCGTGTAAATGTGGGCCGTTACGCCCGCGAAATGGGATACAGGGTTTACAAGCCCATGATTGACGGACGGATATACCTCTTCTACATCAACGACGCGCTGGCCACCGAAAAACATCGAAACGACACATGGTAACCACCAAACGACAGCATGCTCCGGGCGGACTGGCCTATCCGGGCTTCTCATATCTGCTCTCGCCCGAGGAGGAACGATTCCTCAAGCATATGAAGGAGTTCGAGTACATCCGGCGCAGAGGGTACAGCGTGAACTTTACGCGGGCGCAGTATATGCGTCGCATGGGACTGCGGGAATACACTTTCGACCGGTGCGCGCGTTCGCTCTGCCGCCTCGGGTTGATCGTGAAAACCGAGGACAGCAGCCGCAACAGAGTACACTACCGACTCAACGAAGAGGCGTACGAACGACTCGTACGAATTGTGACCACCACACGCAACATCGATCGACTCATCGCATTTTTCGATTTGCACTGCTTCAAACTGGGGAAAGACATCCTATCGCTGACCGACGAGGAGATAGACACGCTTCTACGCTGAGCGACGCAGGAAGGAGGATAGGTCGCACGACACAGGACGTCTGTCGAGGGCTGCACGGGTTGCAGCCCTTTTTTTGCGGTTGGCTGCCGCGCCGGACAACCTCAAAGAGGATTGTTTTTTCGACAGACTGGAGGAAGGGGCTATCCCGAAAGGATGAAAAGGGAGATATGATGTATATATGTATATATAGTTATATAGTTATATTTATTTACATGATTTACGAGTCGGAGACGAGATAGGGATTTTACCTTTCGAGTTCGATTCGAGCCTGAGCCGAGAACGATACCTTATCACGAGATACGAATCTTTACCTTCGAGATCGGAACGAGCTGCATTACGAGAGATACTTTTTCTGTCACGCCAGAAAAAGTATCCAAAAAGAGGCGTCTCATACTGCAAAAAAACCTGACGGTTTTTTTGTTATTTCAAGGTTTTCATACTTGGAGGAATCTCGTCTACGATGAACATTCAACTGTAAAAGACGTTCGAAGAATGTTTAATATATGCTTGAAAGGCGTTCGGATGCTCCTTGAAAACGGCAGGAAGAAAAAATGCCGTTTTCCGGCGTTTTCTGGCCTTTTCCCATTTCGTCCAATCCTCTCCTCGGGATAATGCTGAAAATGGCTTTACAGGCAAAAAAGGCGGCTGTGCAGATTCTGCGGCATAAGCGCGAACATCAACAGTTGTCCTCTGCGAGCATCTCCTCCATACAGACGTCGAGCATGCGGTTGCGGGCACGTTCGGCAACCTTGTACTGCAGGAAGTAATTCCCGCGCCGGGAATGGAGCCTGTCGCTCTGCGAGTCCGTTTCCACCGACTGCTTGATCATCAGGTAGCTGTTGATCCAGTAATATTTCTCACCTAATTTGGCCCGCGACGTATTCTTCTCGATGCGCCGGCGTTTGGAGTTCCAGACATAACCCTCCTCACCCAGTTCTTCCCGAAGAATCGCTCGGTGCTCGCTGTAAGCGTCGAAGAAGCTGAAACGATCCGCATCGCCCAAATTCAGGTTGCTCTCGTAACGCAGTTGCCCGGCTCCCATCTTCACGCAAAACATTTCCAGCGTATTGTCCTCTCGTACGGCGCGAAAAATACCCAGCCCCACCTGACGACCCAAAACCATCAGGCGCACAAAGCGCGGATGCGCAGGAATCGTACGCGGCTCGATGCGTCCACTCGTGAGGTTCCAGTCGTAGCCGTGCAGGGCGAGGGCCTTCTGCAACGACGCTACCTCATCCTCCGACGCGGCGCTCCATTCCCTGTCCGAAAAACGGCGTTCTTCGAGCATAAGTTCTCCGGTAGATGAGAGTGCGGCACCCACCACGAACGAATCCCACCGTTCACCTGTAACAAGACCGACACACCCGCACTGCGGGCAGTGGACGACGTCCCCGACCGTAGGACGCGAAGCATTGTACCACGCTTCGAGCTGCTCATAGGTGATTTGTTCCAACGACTCCGGGCCGTGAGTTCGGGAAGCGAGTGCGATCCGGATCTTGCGCTTGTTGAAAAACACCCTGATCAGGCATTCGTCTTTCTCCGAAGCCGGACGTACCGTCGATAAAAACCGTTTTATATGCTCTTTGCTTTTTTTCATACTTGTTCCCGTCGCTGAAAACACAAATGCAAATATAATCATTTATAACGTTTAATTCTGAATTTTGAATTTTTTTAGTTATGAACTAACACCCCCAATCGAAAGCGACAAAAAACCTCGAAGCCCGCAACTGCTTTTTTCGGACGGTGTTTCTTATCAGCATAGCACGCCACATATCATAGAGGAAGCCCGTCTGCAAGAAACGGAGCAAAATACTCGGGACAACTTCGAGAAAAAACGATCGACTGCTTGGTCGAAATGCCATTTAGCTGCGAAATCCACCGCACGCCGCACTATCAACATACGACCGTCGCAAAGAACGAAAAACGGGCTTTGGAACACTCTGAGAAAAACAGCAAGCCAGAGGTAGGAATCTTTCTTAGCGATCCCTGAAATAATTATTCGTGTAACGAGAAAAACAAGAAGTCGGACTTGAAAATTCTCCCCGAGGAAATGAACGGAATACGCACCTGCAAGCACACCCTCCTCCGTATTATTATATTTCGATATGTGTTTGCTTATAAGCTATTTACATATTTTCACTTTGTAGAAAAGTGAAAATTCAAGTCCTTTTTCGGTTGTCATGCCTATAAATCGTAATTAAAAAATATAAAAACAGTGATTTAATATAAAAATAACATAGATGCAAATAATAGCATATCATTGATTACAAGAGAATTAAATCAATATCAAATAACGTGAAGCCAGACTAACAAATTAGCACTTATCAATATTCGGAGTAATTAGACAAAAAAACGAAAACAAGAAAAAACGAAAAAATTTTCACTTTTTTCTATTCGCTGAATATCAATATGTTACAAATGCATCCCTCGCGCGCGAGTGCGTCCTCTGATTAAAAAGCAAGGGACTGAAAAAAATATTTTCAAAACATTTGCAAAATTGAAAAAACCGTTTTAAGCTATTCACCGAACGCAACGAACAAACGAAAACCGTTGCAAACGTTCTTTAATCTTTGTTTTCAAATCCGGCCGCACGCGACCGAACATGAAACACAAAAATTCGCTCTTTGAAAAATAATTGCTTTGTCGCGGGTAACACCGCGAACGCACACCGAACGTTATGCGGGTTATACTCGTATTTGGGTAGTGTCTGACACACCCCGTCCGCGTCCCTGCGTTGCAATGATTGACAAAATACAGGTTAGCGGGGGGTTTGTTCCCCCGCTAACCGCAAAAAACGTGTAACAACGTCAATAGGGAAATTATGCCCTGTTGCGAACGATAACAAAAACAAATGTTTAACATCTAAAACTTTACGAAAATGAAACAGTTAGCAATCAACGTCGTGAAAAACACCGCAATCGAAAACATCGTTTGCACTCCTAACACGGTCGTATTGGCCAAACAGACCACCAGCACCAACGCGAAAACGGGCGAGGTATCGACGACCGTGCGATATATCGAAGTGTGCCCGATTGAAAAAACCGACCCGCTTTTTATCGTTCAAAGTCTGTTAAAATACATTGTTGCGGAGTTTTTCGTCTGCAAAGACCTTGAAACGGATTTTGCGGAAACGAATATAACGCAAAGGAAATTGTTTAATCAATTCCTTACGGGAAACACGATTTACCGCACCGATTCCAGCGGTAAAATTGCAAACGCCCTTATTTCGGAGGTTCCGTTAAACCGCACCGCGCTCCGCGTCCAGAAAACGCACGCCGTTGTAACCTGCAAACCGGAAAACCGCAAAGCGGCTATTTACCAGCACGCAAAGGCCGTCCGCGCACAATGCGCCTATATTAGCCTAATCAAAGACAAGGCCGAAGCAATCGACAAAGACGCCGAAAAGGGCGAAACCGCGACCACGGCGAAACCCGCACGCCGTACCGCTCCGACCGCATCGGGAAAGAGCGCACCGGCAACCGCCGCCGCCTAAACCGGCCCGACATATCCAAACCGCGAACAGACCGCGCCCGAAAAGGTGCGGTCTGTTTTTTAATGCCCCGTCATACCTTGCACACGACGGGGTAAACCGCATACGCAAAAAGAATTTTCCCGCCGGAATCGCGGGGGCATTATGCCCGGCCGCGAAACATTTTCCCCGGCGGAATCCACACCGCAAACACTGCAAAATTATGAAACCGCACCAGATAATCGGCAATTATTGCCAACTCTACGGGGTAACTGTGCCCGAAATCGACTACTCCGAAACACAGTTTTTCGTAGCTGTTTCCCACGAATGCGCGAAGGTCATGCACTGGCGCGGCCCCTCCGCACTTTTGGGCCGCATCGTCTGCGAGGCCATGAAGCGCGGTGTCGTCATCTACGTCCATAACGGCTGGGTAAAGCTCCTGACGTGGGAGAACTGGAAACAAACATGGGCCAAACTCTTCGTCCCGAAAAAGCGCGACACGCAACCGGAGCCGAACACCGTACTCCCGTACCGCTCGGAGATTTTCGAGCAGGGACAGCAGGAGCGCCCGCGCAAGAAACCCCAGAAACACGGGTTCCGCCGCACCTTCAACGCCAATTTCGCCATGAACCTTTACGGTCCTACGCGCGGCATCCGCACCGAGGTTCTCGGGCAGGGGGCCTAATCTACACGGCCCGATATACACGGCTCGCCGAGGGTTTTCCCGCAGGCGTGGCGTGGCAAACTATCGGCGCATCGGTTCGGTGCGCCTTTTTCATAACGACCATAAATCATTTACGACCATGACTAACACGACAACTATGCCCGCATGGCTGGGCATCCCTGCACACAAACTCGCTCAGTGGCGGCGCGAATTTGCCGCCGCTTATCCCGCGCTGGCCACGGCTCGCGCCAAGCGGCCCCGCATCCGGCGCGAACGGCGCAGCGAGCTGGTTTTCTCCACGGCCCGCACGGTACGGTAAAGCGCGGCGGACGAACGCTGTTTTCCCGTCGGAAATTTGGCGGGAAGCCCCGATACTGCTATATTTGACATAACAAATTGTTATACAAATGATTGCAAGGTTTATAGGGGTAGATTTCACAATCGCCTCACCGGTAGACATATCCCGTCTGGAAAAGTTGACAGGCGCAGCGTCCGGCCTGATTCGGCCCATACCCTCGAAAATGGTCGAGGAGTGCGGTTTCGAGCAGCTTCGGATGTTCCTGCACAAGTACGGCCTCTATACCATGCCGACCACGGAACTGATCGAATACCTCGCAGGTATCATCGCCGGAAAACGCGCCATCGAAATCGGGGCCGGCATGGGCGTCATAGGCCGTGCGCTCGGGATACCTGTAACCGACAACAAGATGCAGGCGTGGCCCAGCGTCAAGGCATACTACGACCTTATGCGGCAGCCCACGATTCGCTATCCGGTGGACATCATCGAGCTGGATGCACATGAGGCCGTGAAACGTTACCGCCCGCAGGTGGTCATCGGCAGGGACATCACGCACCGATGGCGTCCCGGCATGACCTCGGGGAACCAATACGGCGTGGACAACCTGAAAATCGCCCGCAAGGTGGAGGCGTACTACATGATCGGCAGCCTCACGACGCACATGCAGGACCCGGCGATGAAGCATCTCGACGGCATCGAGCGGCACGACTTCCTCTACACCCGCGGCGGCAAGGAGAACTCCGTGATATTCCGCTGGAAGCGGTAGACATATTTAGCTTATAAATCAGAGCGGCCCGCCGATGCGGGTCGCTTTTTGTTGCATCACCTAAAATCCATTCACGATGATAATCAAATGCGAAGAGCGGCTCCGCGAAGCGCGGGAATACTCCGAAACGCTCGACGACAAATCCCTGCAGGAATGTCTCGACAAGCTCCGAAGTTGGGAGAGGAACGGGCGCACGCTGCATCTGTATAATGATTTCGCGCCGTACAGCTTCGGCTTCAGTCTCTATGCTCCCGACGGGCGGCTCATCATGAACGGCGGTCTGTTGTATCACGGCTCGCCCGATCGTTCCTGCGCCGTGACGTTCGACCGCAAAAACCTTTGGCAGACGCATACCTGATATCCTTGGAGGGTAAGGAGCAATAAAGCACGACCGATTTGGGCCGTGCTTTTTTTTATGCCTTGTTACAACCGATTCCATTTAACCGATACTATTTCTTATTGACAGCACTCAATTCGACACTATGCAACGACGAACCATCCGCAAGCTCAAACGTGGCGAGTATTTCCGCCTTACCGACAGCGATACAGCCCCGGTATGGGTACGCGGCGAGTACATCCGTGAAGTGAAAAAGTACAGCACTCATCGATTCGACGACGTGAATCACGAACAGTTCATGCGCGGCGACCGACTCGTCTGGGTGGGGTTCACATTTTAACCTATTAAAAAACAATGCTAATGAATATATCGGACAAACCGACGAACCGTATTCTGGTCAAAGCGCACACGGACAATGAATGGGACTCGTGCGATTTCGCTATCCTTTCCATTTCAAAAGACTGGAGAAAGACGCTACTCGAACGGCTCGACGCCATAACACAGGCCGCGAATAATCAATCCTTCTTATCCATGCACTTTTTTGACGGTGCGGCGGATTTCTATCAGTCGGGAGATGACGGACTCCCGGACGTCGACGAACTACTGGGAGACCACGAATGGGCATTCGTGGAATTGACGCAGGAGGAGCAAGACAACCTGACCCCGCCAGAGAGTTCTCTGGATTGCTACAAGATGGTGCTGTACAAGAACGGGGATGCCAAATATACTGCATATGGCAAGCATACGAGCGAAGAGTTCTGGACCGAGGAAATTCCGTTGCGGGAATTACTCGAAAAATTGCGACTACTATGACAGCACGAATACAGGAAAAGACCGTCTCCGCATATTTCTATTATATGTGGAATGCTTGGAGCAAAGAAGAGTGCGATACGGTTTTTGGCTCGCAGTCCAGACACTTCTGGGAGAAATGGGACTATCTCTACCGAACCTTCCACGGCAGTGCTGCCGAACATTTCTACGCCGAGTTGAGTCCTGCGAACCGCCGTCTCGTCGTGGAGCGGGCCTGCGAACTCTACGACGGGAACAGACTGCGTGACAATCCGAAATATGTCGGGAAGACGGTGGAGAAGACGCCGGAGCGGCTGGTTCTTGTCGTCGACAATGCCCCGCAGAGCCTTGCCAACCTCTTCATGGCCGGCGACATTCCCTTCGCTTATTCGTCGGGAAGGTTCATTGTTTTCGACAACACCACGCCGCCCGTGCTCCGGGAGTATCTGGAGCGGCGCGGCATACCGCATGAACAGCTCGACCGAATGAGCTTCTCCCAGCGGGAAATAGGCATCAACGACATCCCATTACCTTAATTACGAAAACTATGGACACTTTGGATAAGGTCCGCTTCATCGAAAGCGACGCCGTGCCCAAAGAGGGCGCGAGCATCAAATCCCTCAGCACGTCGATCGAAATTACCCACGCCTACGGCTGCGTGCTCGTAGAGCACTTCGCCTGCGGGCGGACACCGCGTATGGCCGATGAAACGGCCGAGCGTTACGAGCGCCGGCAGGCCGAAAGAAAGTATTTCATCAAACTGTGCCCGGAGCATCAGGTGCAGTTCGACGAGCAAATCTCCAAAAACCGAAACCGATGAAAAAGAAAGAGCTGAAAGTACGATTCCACCACGACGATAAGAGCTATTTCCGTGAGTTCTGGGAGATATTTCCCGAGGGCAATCAGAAGCAGCCCTGTTTTATCATCCGCGACACCTCGGGACCCGGCGGGTCGTGGCGTGTGGCCAGCGGCGAGTTCTATGAGCCGTGCTTCGAGGTATCCGACGAGGCGACGCTCATCTTGTGCAATCACAAATGGGAAGAACATCTGCGCGTAGGCAACGACAAGGGCCGTTTCCCCGTGGATTTCCCGACGTTGCAGGAAGCCTGCCGCGAGGCGTGGAACGATTTTCACGGCAAACCGGCCCGCCTGCTCGATCTTCCCGATTTCTGGCGGTGGTTCGCGCCGCATATCCCGCAAGGGCTCTCTTCGTGGGAACAGGACAACTGGCGGGACAATAACCGTCAGACTGTCAGCCGAGAGGTGCTTTCCTGCTTCGACTTCTGCGGCGACGAACTCCAAATCATCCGCAAGACGGAGCGCCATACCGAGTGCAGCCTTACGTGGCGTATGTATTTCGCCGACTGGGCCGATGAGGATCGCTCCTCCAGCTATGTGTGGTTCTTCGGCTATGAGGTGGGCTGCGACGTCATCGACACCGACAACCAAGAGACAAAAAAAATTCATTAAATGTCTGAACCATGGAAGACAAAATTCTACGAATGTTCTTCGACATAGGCCGCTGGGAGCATGCCATCGACAAAGGCGTGGACAAGGACATCCGCAAGGACCAGCTCCTGCGGCTGACCGACGAGCGGACACGCCTTGCCATGGCCGAGGCCATGATGCAGGGCCGGTATGCAATCTCACCGCCCCATACGGCCCAAATTCCCAAAGAGAACGGCGAATACCGCACCGTCTACGTGAACGAGCCTATCGACCGTATCGTTCTGAGCATCGCCAATGACCTGCTGTTCGACCTGATGCCGGAGATGGTCCACCCCGCCTGCAAATCCTACCAGCGGGGCATCGGATGCGGCAAGGTCGTGCAGGAGGTCAGCCGCCGGATCGTGGAAGCCTCGAAAATGGGCTGCATGGGCTGGAAAGCCGACCTCTCGAAGTATTTCGACAGCGTGCCGATCGCCTTCGTCGATGCGGCGTTCGATAAGGTCGAAGCCAAGCACGGACACTCTGCATTGATCGACGTGCTTCGTAAATACTACCACGCAGATCTCTACTTCGACGGGGACAACGAACTCCACAGCCGGTACCAATCCCTCAAACAGGGCTGCGCCGTGGCGAGCTGGCTGGCCAACGTGCTGCTCTACGGTCTGGACGAGGAACTCTCGCAGATGAAAGGCTACTACGTCCGCTACTCGGACGATATGCTCTTTATCGGCGAGGATTACGAGCGGGCGATGAACGTTCTGGAGCAGCGGCTTGGCGCAATGTCCATGCGGCTCAACCCCAAGAAGGTGGAGTACCTGACCGCGGACAAGTGGTTCAAATTCCTCGGCTTCGGCATCCGGGGCGGCATGATCTCGCTCTCTTCGAGCCGCATCAAGACCTTCCAGCGGGAGATCGAGCGCCGCACAATCAAACAACGCCGCACGACGCTCGCACGAGCCGTCAATTCGGTCAACCGATACCTCTACAAGGGCGACGGGGAGTTCAGTTGGGCGACGCAGATACTCCCGGTATGCAACGTAAAGCACGACCTCGACGAGTTGAACGGGTTTGTGCTGGACTGCCTGCGAGCCGTACAGACCGGAAGACGTAAACTCGGAGGGCTGGGATATGTCCGCACCAAGTCCGACGGCTGCATCGTCCGGGGCCGGGGCCGCAACGTAAAGGCTAATCGCGCCAAAGCCGGCGGCCGGATCGACGGCTACCTTACGATCGGATGTATGCGCAATGCGCTTCTGACGAGCCGCGGCGTGTACAATACGCTGGTGGCCTCCCTGTAACTCATGCCGAGCACACGGCAGGCGTATGCGGGGCAGGAAATTCAATATTACAGGTGACATAACCAGTCTCATTCGGATTCACCGGTCTATCAACCGGTGAATCCCATCCAGACTGGTATTTACCTGTAAATATCGTAAGAAGTAAAGCGATGTGCCGCCTGCTTGGTATCCGCACAAAACCGGAGCATACCGGACGAAGTTCGAGGCATGGGAATTCAGCGCCAGGGTGCAATGCAGCTCTATCGAGAGTCTTGAAGGTCCCTAACCGGCACCTTCAGACTCCTCAAGAGCTGCATCCGCCACTGGCTGACATCAGGCAAATAGAGCCATGTGCCGCCATGATGAGAACTCCATTTCAACACGGAAAGCGTGATACAAGGAATATGATTCAATATGCCAGACCAATACAGCCCTCTTGGCGCCGGCGGGAGACCTACCAGCCTGCCGCCGGCGCCATTCCGGCTTCAAGCCTGGCATCATATCGAGTCGATACAGAGACGTGCCGGTATTCTGAGTATCATGCAACAAACAAACGCAGTACAGCGTGGTGTGTCGAGGTCGGAATTTCAATGACGCAGCGACAGACGGCCGGAGACACGCCTCAATCTCCTACACGGAGATGAGGAGCGTCTCCAGCCTTTCTCGCTGCCGCATATCGAGCCGATGAAGTCATGTGCCAGTCCGAATGAGAGCTCCAACATTTAGCACGAAAAGGTGCGGTTCAGGGGATGACGTTCAACATGCCGCGAGCAAGGAAGTCCCCGGCTGCATACGTCGAGTTCACTATCAGGAACCGACGAATGCTGCCCGGGACTCCTGCCTCGGCATATATCGAACAAGTAAAGCGACGTGCCGGTCATCCAGAGAATCGCAGTGAGCTCAGCACAGAGTTGGGAAGTCGAGGTCAGGATTTCAATGGCGCAGCGTCAATCGCGGGCCAGCTTCATCTCCTACCGATCGTGACGCTAATCGCTACGATCGTCCGGAGATGACGCGGCCAACTCCAACGTCTGCCGCACATTGAACGGATAAAGCCATGTGCCATTCCGGACGAGGCTTCCCCAAGGGGCAGCGCAGCCCCGAACACGCACGAGGGATCGGATTCAACGATACAGTGGGAACCAGGGGCCCAGAGACAGCAGACCCTCGTTTCTGGGTCCCTGGTTTCCGCTGTACATATCGAAGCTATAAAACCATGCGCCGGCGATCCGAGTGCAGATAATTAAAACACAACAACGATGAGCAATATCTATCAAGCGGCCGTGCAGGCCGTCGAAGAGGGAGCGAAGTTCTCCATCGACTTTGCATCCCGCAGCTTCAAACTCGGCGGCAAGCCGGTTATCCGGAACGGACAATACGAGGGCGAGCTGGGCGTGCCGTCCTGTACGGAAGAGGAGTTTTTCGCTAACATGGAAGAACTCTACCGCCGCTACAAACACTCCATTCCTTCGGAGCGCAGCGAGAGCCGTTCGAGGCGCTACTTCAGGGCCCTGCCCGAGCGGGAGTTGAGCGACGAGGATATGCTCTACGGCCAGCGGCGCGACCGTGCACAGGCCGAGCTGGAGCTCTACCTCCTCTGCCAGATACTCAGCGGCCTGAAGTGGAATCCCGAAACGATGGGCCGCTGGTTCTGGCAGAGCAAGCAGGACAAGGATCTGGTAATACTCCGCCAGTGGGTAGAGCCTGACTGTAACAACCAATCAATCACCAATTAAAATCCAAACGAGATGAGAAAAACGAAAGAGACGAATGTCACTTGTCCCGCGTGCGGGACGCAGCTTGCGGTTACGGGCAACGGAGTTGTAGCAGCCGTAGAAAACAAGGCGCCGGCCAAACTGCCCAAGACGGCGCAGGAGCGTATCGAGGCGCTGAGTCGTGCTGGCGTAGATGTGAGCAATCTGTTCGCCATGCAGGGCTCGGGCGGCGGAGAGTACGTCGTATCGAACAAAGACGGCAAGCTGTCGATCCTTGCCGACGACGACCCGATCTTCTGCGCCATCCTTTCGCAGGGCACCGTCCCCAACCGCCGCCTGTTCCGCCGCTGGGTCATGGCCCAGATGTTCCACATGCTCTCATACAGGGACTATCTCTGCAAGGAACCCGTGGGCGTTACGGAGATGATCCGCCGTCTGGGCTATGAGTACCAGTGGAAAATGCTCCTGAGTGAGCTGCGCGCCCAGATGAAGATGGAACCCCGCGATCTGGCGAGTTTCTCCGAGCGCAACCGCTGGTTCAATGTCCGCGTAGTCGAGGCTATAGCGCAGGAGTATGTCGAACATCTGACCAGATATGTGGACGAGTTGCCCGTGAAGAAGTGCAAGGGCATCCCCTACAAGCGTGTCGGAGGCGAGAACATCTTCGAGCAGGATCTGTACAACAAGCTCTACGGCCCGCTGCACCGGGCCGCGGGACGTATCAGGTATGCCAAGAACGCCGCCCAGCTCTACAATGCCATCAAGGCATTCGATGACCTGCGCGTAAGACTTCCGCACGAAACGCCCCAGTGCAAGGCGTGGGTCGATGCGTACAAGGGCGCTGGCGCTTTCCACACTATGCAGAACCTGATCCGCTTCCACGGCTGTCTGGCCATTGACGACAAGGGAATGCAATTGGACAAAGACCGGTCGCTCGTCTTCCTCTCGCTCCAGGCCGACCGGTACAAGAACGGCGGGGGCTGGCGCATGCTGGCCATGCTCAAGAAGATGCTCGACGACAACGGCATCGACGTAGCTAAGAAGATGAAGGAGTGGCGCAATAGCAAGAGATAAGCCACCTGCAAATCCAGTCTGGCAGACACGATGCGGCGGGCCGACATACTTTAGTTCGTCTTCCTTGACAGGATCCTGAGGCGCTGGCTATCCGCCGTGCCTCAGGATCCTTCCGGAAGACTATACATCGAACGGTTAGAGCCATGCCCCCGTCGGCAGCCGCATCATTTTTTCAAAATACATAAAACGACCATTAAAGATGATAGAAGACAAGGAGATTTCAGAAGTGCTGCTCGACATTGCAGACGAGCTCAAAAGTAAGGATGGAAAACCGTGGAACCTTACGAACGACTGCGGCGAACCGACCGTGTTCGATGCTCGGAGCGAGCTATACATCAGGAACATCACGCTCGACAAGGACGGTGATCCTTGCGCACTGATTCCGCTGGGACATTTCGAAGACGATACGATCCGCGAAATCGTCAAAATAATGCATCAATGAACCGTCTGTTCACACCGGGTATCGAATGTACCGACCCCGACTCGCTCCAATTCTGCCTGCGGATCTCGGACACGGAGTATTGGTACTGCCAGCCTAACATCTACCACAAAGATCTGCTCCCGGACGCCGACACCCCCGCCCAGTGTATCCTCTGCCGATATCTTGGCTATCCCGACGATTTCCTGCGGGACATGCACACCGACGCAGAGGTGCGTACCTTCGCCTCCGACCGTATGCTGTGGATGGAAGGCGAGATCGACGTCGCCGATTTCTCGCAGCAGGAACAGGAAGCGCTGCTCGCTGACTACGGTTACAAATGGGAGTTCTTCGCCAGTGATGCCGAGCGCAACCAGATCATCTGCGAAAACCATTTCGAACAATACCCGCTCGACTACCGAAACGACATCTGACCTCCATATCGAACCGCCGAATTACCGGGGAATGACAACACCGACAGATTATGAAGAGCAAGAAAGACTTAACGATACAAATCCAGCGTATCCGAGCCGTTCATAACCGCCATAGACTTTACGGCCGTGCACAAAATATTGTCATTCGGTACAACCATAACATAAGTATGACCGAAGAGAACGACGCATTGTGGCGAAAATACATGCGATGCCATTATCCGGGCGGGACGATCCGCCCCGAGCTGGAAAGCATGGCTGCACATTATCTGAAACTCATGGACGAAACGAAATACCCGAAGGCTGTTTATGCCGGATAACGAACCCATAATACCAAAGTATATGAATCTGTACAAGCGAATCGAATATAACGGACATCACATCGACATTTACTACGACGAGAGTCCGGAAAGTCCCCGCGCATGGGATAACCTCGGTACATTCTATACGATCCATCACCGCTATTGCCCGGAGGAAGAGTTCGACCGGCATTTCCAATGGGAGGAAGTATTCGACCGTTACGGCGATTTCTCGGACTCGTTCGAGAAACAATACATCGCTCTGAAAATCTACCTCTACGACCACAGCGGCCAGACGATCTCCTCCAGTCCGTTCTTCTACCCGTGGGACAGCGGGCTATTCGGCATCGTTGCCGTAAGCGTTGAGAAAGTCAAGAAGGAATACGACTGGAAACTACTGACCGCCGACCGCCGCCGGAAGATCGAAGGATACCTGCAGGGCGAAATCGCCACCTACGACAACTACCTCCGGGGCGAGGTGTACGGCTACCGGATTACCCCGGCCGACGACAAGGACGACGTGCTCGAAAGCTGCTGGGGGTACTTCGGGGATTCCGGCCTCGAACAACTCGAAGACGAATGCCGGGCTATCATTGACAGCCATATCGCCGAACAGAAAGAACAAGAGTACAAAGAGCGTTTGCGCATCTTCGGGCCGGAGCTTGCGTTCCCCGAATTGGCGCTCAACTGATACCGAAACGATGTATACAGTTATCAAAACAATGACTCCGGCAGGCTGTATCGACCTGCGGGATGTCGACGAGGGAAAATTCTACGGCTTCGGAGCTGTGATAGAAGGCTGCAAACGGCGTATCGTGCAATATGGTGCCGGTTACTTCTGGTACGATGACGAGCGGGAGCATGTCTTAGGCTGTGGAGCACTGACTGTAAAAAGGCTTCTTGACACAACGCTCAGCGACCGATGGAACTGCGTGTATGCTTTCCGTACCCAAAAAGAATATGACGAATGGTTTAAAACAGTGAAAATGCCATGAAAAGGTCCGAACTCAAATACCGTACGGTCAAGACAACCGACCAGTACACCCTGAAAGTCAAGATTCGTCTCTCGGACGACTGCCATAACGGACATGCCGATTTCGCCATCACGGGCGACTTCTACGATTATGTGGAAGGTGGTCATTGCTGCGGTTGCATCCATGAGATCATCGAGGCGATTTACCCTGAATTCAAGCCGTTCATCGACCTGCACCTGTGCGATGCCAAAGGAGCGCCCATGTATGCCCAAGGCAATGGGTTCTACCATTTGCACAACAGTTCCCGTGAGGTGACGATGAACGAGCTGCGCATCACGCGGCAGGAGTACGACAGGTTTCTGCGTGAGGCCGAAGATCAGCTCTATTTCACGTACCTGCTCCAAACGATGGGGATTCCCGAACGATGGGAAAAAGAGGCGCGTGCCGCGATAAAGCAGTTGGAGGAGCTTACCGGCGATACCTTTGAGGACACCTCTGTCCGCTACCAATTCACACCACTCACCCCCGAAGAGATGCAGTTTGTCGAAAGGCGTCTTTCCGAAGGATATTATCTGCCGGAGAACATAAGAAGACGTAAACGAGAAGCCGTGCTCGCCGCCAAGCGTCAGAAGGTCGCCGACCTTAAAGCAGCGGCCCTGCGTCGAAAGCAAAAGATCGACCGGGAGCTTCAGGTCGAACTCTATCTATTCAAACTGGGTGCTCCGCTGGAGAGTTTCATCTATTACGACCACTCCAACGAGGTGGCCTTCAACTGGACGCACCGCATCTATGAGCGGGAGCGGATGAGCGAAGAGCAGTACAACGCCCTGATGAAAAAGATCGACCCGAAGAAACTTCCCGCAGGGATTACCTTCAAATTCAAACCCGCAGCCTGATATGACACTCGAAGACTTCATCAACGAAAAACTCTGTCCCACAGGAAAAGTTACGGCGTGGGACGAAACCGTCATCCGCACGGCGCTCGCACTGGGCGACATGGATAAGCTCTCCGACCAGCTTATCTTAATGTGCCGGCGGGCCGGAGTGTCGGTGCCGGTAGATCTCTCGCTACCTAGTATAGAACGATAGTATTCAATAACCCCCAAAAACATGTGCAGAAGAGAAGAACCGCAGGCCGGCGACATCGCCACCCTGAATGAACCATACCTCGGTTACCACCGTATCGAACTGATCGAAAAGTGCTGGTATAAGTGGCGGGCCCGCATCTGCGAGAGCGGTAAAGAAATCGAGGTCTGGGAAGATGAATTCGAACTGGACGACTAAAACGAAGTCATCATGCAAAACGACGGAAAAACAGCCAACTACATCGGTGAAGCGGTCATCCTGCTTACGGCCGACCATCTGGGCATCGAAACGGAGATGCTCGACATTGCCAAACAGGTGTGGCATACCAAACGCCTGCCCGACGCTCCGCTGCTGGGGCATTACGCCTCGGCAGCCCGTAAAGCCTGCGAGGCGGTACTCGCCGAAGGGCTCGGCCCGCAAGCCGACCACCTCGGACAGGTGCTTTACATGACCGGAGAGTTTCCCGAGCCCTGCCAGATCGTACGGTACAGGGATTATCTGACGACTTATGTACTGCGCGATGCGTTGGGTGCCTGTACGAACGGAGGCATTTCTTGCCGCTCGGATACCCTCGAACTCTTCGCTCCGCATCTCTCGTTCGCACAGGTGGCCGACTACTGCCTCGAAAACGGCATCGACGTGAATAGCGTCGTGAAACTGGTTTATCGGGAGAATCTCGACTACATCCATGCCGAGCCCATCGTCGACAGAGGCAGATGGTACATGTTCGGAGGCAATTACCTGAAAACATCGGATTCGCGGTTTAAGGACCTCACGGGCATCCGTTATCCGGTGCCCGTACACGATCGTACGGAGGAATAGTCATGGAGACCATCGTACCCCCTATTGGCGAGAGGATCGCCTTCTATAATGACTTGTACGAGTGGGCCAAGAGTTTCGATGATGATCCTGACGATACCGACTTCGATGCATTGAGTTATCTTGAAGGCTATCCCGACATCCCACGCTGCGACGGCAATAAATTGTATTTTATTTCCACGGTACTCGACGGCACGCGTTACGTGTTACACACGACGAAGTCAATGCCACCGAGCGTGAGATATTGACACGTTTCTTCGAGAAGGACTTTACAATGTATTTCGAATTGTTACCATGTAGGTGGGAGGCATTTGATGCTGCTGAACGAGCGATTGCCTTCCGAGACGGGGGCTATGTTTATACGATTTGGAAGAGCTATGCAAATTATGATTGATAAATTGTAAATTATTTGTTCTTTGGAAAAATAATATCATGCAGAAAAACAATATTGTCGAAACCTCGCCAGCTTTCATTAAAACGGATGGGATTAAGAGCGGAACTCACGTGAGCATTCCCGCAAATGATCCTGAAATGCCCTTTACAGGAGTTGTCGTAAAATGTTATGAGCTTGGTCCTGAGCCTCAAAAAGATTATGCGGTTATCGTTCAATTGGACCGTAAGCTCATGGAGATAGAGGCTGTCAAATCGGTCTATCCTCAAGGAATGATGCTCTGTTTGAGTAATGAACTTCACGTCATCGCCCAACCTGACGGCCAAACCTCTATAGAAAATCGGAAGCATTTTATGGAAGATTGCCTGTCAAGGGGATGGACGCTCACCGGAAATTTGGTATGTGCCACCGGACAGATGCTCTATATATTCCAACCTCTCAACCGTCAAGAAGAAATGAGTATGGTAGTACGCGAGGATGGATGTTCTACCATGCTTTATGATCGTAAAGAAGTATATAGCAAAAATGTGACTCAATGGTTAATTGTTGGATACTAATGATATGAATTCTCACAACGCTACCTCTACCTACACGATTGTTCGTTGCGGCAAGTGCGGCTCCCGCGAAGTGGATATCCGGGCTTGGGTCAGCCCCAATTCGGGCAATGCCTTCGCCATGTATTACGACGGAAACGCGCTCGAAGAATCCGAAACATGCCATTGCCGTACATGCGGCGAGTACACCTAGCCTCGCTTCGAGCAGGAGAAGATCACACCTGAAGAACCGTATCGCTGTACGAATTGCGGTTCGACCGACGTACAACGCAAGATCTGGGCGCGGCCCAACAACGGCAACCAGTATGTCGATGATGTCGGAGAATGTGAAACACACGAAGACGATTGTTGGTGCGACTGTTGTGAAGGCCATCATGTTATCAAACCGCACCGCGACTTCATGGAGGATATCGACCACTGGTTCCTCAATGAACTGCAGCCCGACGATTCGGAAGTCATCACGGGCCTCTGTGAATGCGACTATCCTTCCGCGGAGGCGTACGATGCGGCTGTTGCCGCATATTGGAACGGCCTGAACGACGAGCAGAAGATCAGCAGCTGGAAGGCACTGACCTATGATAAACAATATTGCGAAAAGTAATCATCATCTACCAAAATCACAATGGAACCGAAGGTATATACCAAAGAAGAACTCGTCGCACTGATCGACCGAATAGGTTGCAACAGCGGCGGGGAGATCGAAGTGACCGGACTCAACGGCGGAGAAAACGTCTCCGTTATAGTTGCCCAGACGGAGTGGTACGATACGCCCGTATGTTTCGTGGGCGGTTACGGCAACAGCGTCGCGGCAATCGACTTCGATGACGTTGCGAAGAAGCTGCCCGGCGTACTGGACGACTATTTCGATAAGGACACCGTCTTTACGGTCAAGGAAATTTCCGTAGACCTTACCGCACTTACTTCGGAAGATGAGAGCCGGATCGAAGTGTGCGAATGCTGCGGCGGACGGAACATCTCTCCCGAACCTTACGACGACGGCTGGTGCACACGCACATGGTGTCCGGACTGCGAAGAGGAACATTATGGCACTAACCTCAAAGAGTACAAGGAAAAGATCGACGCATGGTGGGATTCGCTCGACGACGATACAGCGAGGCTCCTGTCCCGGGGAGCTGAGAACCGCCAAGCGTGGTGGCGCTCGCTTACGTTCGATGAGCAGCGGCAGCTGTACAAGAAGGTTTTCTGGGACGAAGACATGACGGGTTACGACAAATAACGAAACAAGGACATGGAACTGAAAGATTTACAAATCACCGACGATCTCTGGGACTTTATCGAGGCGAACGTCCCGAACTACCACGAGCGCGAGGAGGTGCTGCGTCAGGCGCAGCTTCAGCTATTCATCGACGGTCACGAATCCCCCGTGGCCGGCATCACGCGCGAGGAAGCTATTTTGCTGCGCAACAACATCCTGCACGGCCTCTTCGCTGAGGCTGTCGCGGCCTTCACACGCCGCACGCCGGAGCAGAAAGCTCTGGAGGCGAAACTCGATACGATATACGGCAGCGAAGAGCTGCGGGAACGGTTCGCCGAAATTCTGATCAGCGAAACGATGACCGACACGGAGCCTTATCACAAGGTCGCCCGCAGCGTCATCGACGCCTATATGGAGCGGGATTGCGATGCGCTGCTGACGAGCATCTGCGGCTGGTCGATCTCGTCGCTTGCGGAGAAAGTGCTGAACAATCAATAACGACCTACTTATGATGCAACGACTTCGTGACAACCTTTATGTGCTTGTCGAGTTCCCCGAAGACAGTTCATACTTCGAAGAGAACGACATCGGCTACCCATCATTCAATAGCGAGGACAACGGCGCCCGATACGTCCCGCAGCGCAATTATATCGACCACTTCAAGAAAGACCCGGAGCCGAACAACTGCTTCAGACCTTTCCGCTGGCCGGAGTCCCAGTCGTACCTGTTCCCCGACGAGCCGAACGATCAGGTCGATACGCTGAACGAACCCATCAGCGACGAGAAAGGTCTTGCGGACTTCGGGGAACAAGCCGTCTGGGTACCGTTCTGCAACATCAAAAAACCAACGACATGAAGACACAAAGACTGACAACCTATTTCTTCGGCCATAAGGTCGAAGTAACGCTCGCGCTTTCCGAGGAGCACGACAAACCTTATGTTTCCGTTCCTCGCTCCGTTATGGACAACTTCTCGGAGCGCATCGAGTGCGGCCAGCGGCACGGCACATTCGAAAACCTGCCGGACGACAAACAGAATACGGATGGCGTGGGATTCTTCCTGTCGGGTAGCTGGCGTATTGTGGAAATCGACTACGAGAAGATCAGCCGCGTGCTGGCATGGGACTATAATTTCGCGCCGGACGAAGCCCTTACCGAAGAGCTGTTCATCCGCTACTTCGGCGGCGTGATGGGACGCCACTATTACGAAAAGTGGAGCCTCGTTTACGCCCATGACCTGCGGCGGATGCTGGCCTATTTCGGCAACGACCTGCGCGAGGGACAGCGTTTCTGCGACATGGTTGCCGAGCAGGTCGCCAGATACGAACAGCGCCAGAAACAGGAGAGCCGATGATGCAGCTTCCCAACGGCCTTTTCTACGAGCTGGAAGACCTTTCTGCCGAGGTGCAGGAGCGGGCCATAGAATCTTTTTTGGAGGGCCACAGGAAAATTATCCGCGCCATGATCCGTCAGCGGCAGCGCGACGTGCAGACGCTAGGCTTGATGTGGATGATCCACTGCCGAGACATCGCCACTTACGAAAAAATGCAGAAACAGCGGAAATTCAGCTACCCGGTTACGTGGCGTGGAATCTTCCGCACCATGCAATACCTGCGCAAGTGGGAACGGGACCGCACATGGTGCCGGAAGGTCATCATCAGCAATGTCTGCATTTTTACCGCCGAGGGCGAGTTTATCCCCATATACAATTACGACGACTAAAACTTACGACCTATGCTCAAAGCCGAATACATTCAGGAGTGCCGGTGCGGCGCCGTCACGGTCTTCTTTCCGGGCGGTGTCTCCAACTCCATGACGCGGGCCACCTTCGAGGCCCTGCATATCGAGGGCGAGTGGGCTCCGACGAAAGCCTATAACTGCAACCACTGCGTGAACCACTGGGGCATCGACCTATGCGAGTGCGGCTCGGGCGAGCCGGTCGGAAAGTGCTCGTGCGGCATGACCACACCCAGCGAAAAGCTCGGTATCAAACGCCCCTCGCTGGGATTTCTGTTCCGCCCCTTACCTTGTTCGATATGGGAATTGTAGAGAAGATCGAATCCCTGCGGGCGCTGGAAGAACAGTATAACGCCCGCCGTGCCGCCGTCACGGAGGCCATCGTGGAGACAATCCGCAGTATCGGCCAGAATCCGTCCGTCCGACAGATTAGTAAGAACTGCTTTACGATCCGTTTCTCGGACCTTATAGGAGCCCCGTGGTCGCCGTCGTTCCACGACTGGCACCGGCAGGCCGAGCTGCTTATCGGGGTACTGCTCAAAAAGCCCGTACTGCGCTGGGGCGAACTGATCCGCCAGTGGGCCGATCGTCCCGGCAAAAAAGGCTCCCGGGCCATCGACGTCGAGAAGATTTCTTTCGACCGAAAATTTCTTGCAGAAGTCGTAGCCCGGCTTTGACACATTACGATACCGATTCATGCAAGGCGCTGTTTATACGGCGCCTTTTTCATTTTCAAACATTCAGACACCATGGCAAAAAAGAAAAACAACGACGAGTTGCAACCCTATACGGAGTATCTGGAGCATCTTTCCCGTAACCATGACCGCTCAGGAGTATTCAACGATTTTCTCACGATGATCGTTTGCACGCTCTCGATGCAGCAGAAGGAAGAGGAGTATCTGGCGACGATCCGTAAGTACACTAAAGAAGAGGTCGAGTTGTTCGTGAAAGCCTTCGCCTCGCTGGTACTTTGGATGGAAACCCATCCGCTCGAAGACGCATTCGGGGATTATTTCCAGCAGTATATCTCCAAGGGGCACAACGCCCAGTTCTTCACGCCTCCCGCTGTGACGAAAATGATGGCGGCAATGATCGGACCGGGAGACAAAGACGGCCCCGTGTACGATCCCTGCTGCGGCAGCGGGCGGTTTTTTCTCGCCGCAGCGCAGGAGAACCGCGCGATCAGCTTCGTCGGCGGGGACATCACGGAGGCATGCTGCAAGATGACGCTCGTAAACGCCTGCCTGAACGACATCGTCGGGGAGGTTTACCACATGGACTCGCTCCGTATGGAGATCTGGCGCTGCTGGCGTATCGAAAGGCTTCCGGTCTTGCGCCTGCCATATATCCGGGAGCTCCCAGTCGCACGACAGGTTTCGGTACAAGAAAGCGACGGTGCGAGTCAGGCCGCAGGATAAACGAAATCTTCCTGCTGTTTTTTCATTTTCCGCTAACATCACGAACCTCATTCCGCTAATCTTTATCAAACACCAACCGATATGAAACAAGTCGTAGAACCTTCCATGGTAGCCCACCTCTGGGCGCACCAGATGCAGGATCACGCCAGAAACTCCGGAAGCAATTTTTACTTCCATGATGAGCACATTTATTCCTACGGTTCGCATTTCCGTTGCGGCTCCGTGGTCCGAAACCGTGAAGGGCAAACGGCCTACCTCATTACCGACCGGACATATTCGTCCACTACGGGTAGACACATGGCCCATGTTCGGAATGCGATCCCCGCCCATCGGATGGTATTCACGACCGACCGGCTCGTGGAGACCCGCAACGACAAGCTGACTGAGTACTTCTACCGGCAGGCCATCTATTACATAGTAGACCGTGTGGAGCGGATCGACGAACTGGCCTACAAACAGAAGCGGGCCCGCCGGTGCGACTACATCAGCGATATCGAAGATGAACTCTGCGAAATCTCCCGCTGGATCGAGTTCTGGGGACTGGGCGCCCGACAACGTTCCGAGGGCGGCAAGTGGCTGCCTTCAGCAATTTCCGCGATGCTCTCGCACCGCTGGACCGACCGAGAGGCTTATTGGCTCAAATGCAGCGGAGGAAGTCAATACAACGGGAAACTCAAATATCAAGAGTTGCTGCAGCTTATCGTGGATATGGGACTATTGGAACAATCCTCGACAGCCCGTAGTCGCGATGTCTTGTGCGAGCTCTGTGCCCGGTGGACCGACGATGCCGATGTTGCCACCCGAAGCATCATGCTGAAACGTCTGATGCGCGATGCCGAGACGAAACGCAACAAAGCCCAGTTGCAAGCCTTCGAAGAGAAAGTCGCCAAGTGGCGCCGCGGAGAGGCCTACTCACTCTCCGTTCCGGACTGTTACCGCTCGAACGCCGTGCTGCGGGTGCGCGACCGGAAGGTCGAAACCTCGCTGGGCATTACCGTCGAGGCGGCCGAAGCCGAACGGGTCTGGAAGCTCATGCGCCGCTACCACGAGCGCAAGGCCGCTTTCCGGCATGATGTGATCCGCGATGCTTCCGACCATCCGTGGACGATAAACTCCTTCGAGAACGACATCATGCAGGCCGGATGCCACAGGCTCCATTTCGACGATATGGCCTATGCCGCCCGCGAACTCGGACTGGCCGTATGATCTTTACTCTACCGATGAGAAACGACAATGGACACGATGCACAAGACAACCGAACGTATCCCCACATGGAGCCTGTGCTACCTCATTAACGGTGACGCATCCGGGCTGACCGAGGAGGAGACCGGTATCGTCGACGCTTGGGTCTGTAACTGGCAGGTGCAGATTGTTGCGCCCGTTACGGCTGACGACGGCGATATCGAACCTTATTTTTCAAAATATCCTCTGTTCGGGCTGCCTGCAGAGGTAGCGGACTGCGATATCTTGTATATCAACGATACCCCTTTGCCGATAGACTGTATTTCGAAGGAAACACTCGTCGGACACGGATATGCTAAATAGATACACGCAAAGTCCGGAATTTATAGGACTATATATCTTACAACACGCCAAACACATGATAAAAATCACTCTTTCAGAATACAATGCGCTCCACAAAGACTATCGCGGCGTCTGGACCATTGAACGCGACGACCTTCCGAACTGGGCCGAAATCCGCGACAAGCACATGGGTAAACGTACCATGCTTCACTATGATAACGGCGCCACGGTACTGCTCGTCGAGGGACTGGACTTCGAGATCGTCGAAAGCGATTTTTACACCCGCGAATTTCGCTGCGGTAACAGCCACGTCAGCCGCAAGGAACTGGAAGGCTTTTCCAGTCCGTTCTGCACGAAGGATACGACCGACGCCCAGATGCAGCGCATCGTCGAGGAGGCCGATGCCGCGACACGGGAGTGCTGGCGCATCCCGGTTGACCAACCGATCGACTTCCAGAATGACGGACAGTCCAAGACATGGTGGACGGAACTCGAAAATGCCGCCGTGCGACAAGGAATTTCCTATTACAAGGATAATGATTGAGCCAGACAATCTTACATACATGCGAGATCGCTGAGGTAATATGGTAAAATACTTAATCACCCAAATTAAATGGACACCCAAAAAAATATAATGGCTTCCATCGTAGCCATTCTGACCAACAACGGTCTAACGGAACTTTCTTTAGGAGACTACGACGAGCTCCATGACCCCGCCTACATCGTTTGGTTCGATGATGATGGAAGTCCCTATGATGACCCCGTTATCAAGGTCATGGTAGAGGACAACACCGTCTCCGTAGAAGTCGAAGCACGGGAATTCGCGAACAATGTAACCCTTCAGGATTATGAAATCAATCGTCCGGAATGGTGGCAGCAGATTCACGCCAGCGTGCTGGAGGTACTGGAAAGGGACGGCAAACGCCGTTGTCCCGTCTGTGGCAAAATACTCAAGGGCCGACAGAAATACTGTTCGGAACCCTGCCGGAAACTTGCCGAGCCCAAACCGACAGCACAAGAAGTGGCTGAATTGGCCAACAAGCGAATCCGGGAACTGATCGGCAAAATCATCGAGTACGAATCCTTGGTGCATGCAGGGGAATGTCTCGATAGCGAGTGTCACAACGGCAAAAAAGACTGCACGGGGCGATCGTGCAAGCGTTGCCGCAAACGCTATTATGCGAAAATAAAAAAGCAACTCATTGAAAAATATTCGATTAAAGTATGATATACAAGAATTACATCATAGAATATGTGCCGACCGGCAATACGCATATCGATCACAAGGACGATATCTGTTGCCGTGTATATCTGCGACGTCCCGGAGACACGACGGAGCCCGAGCTGTTGAGCAGCTTTCTTATCTTGGGCGGGGAAGTTCACGACTACGGTTCGGCGGAGGCAGCCATAACTGCCTATATGCGCAGAAATTACCCTGACAATGATGAGCAGGATATCCGGGACTACCGGCAACTGGAGGAGTGCCGAAGAGAACTGCAGCAACGGATGAAACGGCTCATCGAGAGGATGCTCACCCGTCATGGCGGACGCATCACATCGTATCCCGTAACCGACGAGTACGGGGGCAGCGACTATCCCGTGACGATGATCTTTCGTGGAAATCGCGGATGCCGGAACATCAATATGACCGACATCCGCCTCGACGAGAACGGGAGATTGAAAGCCGGTGGTATCGACGAGCATGACGGAACCGTCGAAAAGAATCTCGAAATACTTCCCGAACATTATGCGGGAACACTCGCCTTTCTCGCTTTTGCACTCGGAATACGACAGTCCGGATTATAAAAACTACTATATAAAGCACAGAAAATATGGATTTACACAGGTATTACGCGGAAAATAAGGACGATATCAACTCGTCGATCATGGAAATCGCTTCGGATCTGGCCGTCGGCCGTATGGTAGACAAATACAAGCAGCCCTTCGAAGCATTCGTCGAGCCGGATGACCTCGACGATCCCGATAGCGGAACTCATTACAAAGAGGAATTCCAAGACGAGTACAACCAATTTTACGACGAGGAATACGAGCGCGTGGCTTCGCTGATGCAATTCGATATCGGGACGGAGGACGGCATCCGCAGAGACGGCACGGACGATCCGATCTCCTCACTCGTGTCCCGGGCAAACGCATGGCAGCAGGAGGCCCGCGAGCAAATCGTCGAAACGCTCCGCCGGCACGGCGGGCGCGTGACATACACACCGGAAGAGGAAGACGGAGAGTATCCCGTTACCGCGTCATTCCACGGAAGGCACGATCATATCCGTCTTAATATCACCGACGTCTACCTCGAAGAGCAGACCTGCATCATGGCCGACGGTATCGACTCGGACGGTGACAAGAGAATTGGATTTCAGTTCTACGACGGACAGCTCTACGACATCGCGCTGTTTCTTAAATATGTCTTATAGCTATGGCAACGAAAGCTGTTTACATTACCGTTCGTCTCGATCTGGAGAGTACGGCGGCGGTCATCTCCGACGAAGAGGTGCAGGACCTCATTAACGAAGTGGATTACGGGTTTACCGCGCCGGAAGGCTGCGGCATCACGATTATCGATACCGAAATCTGCGGACTGAACGAATAAAATATTTTCAGAAAATGGATAAAAAAGCGATCATTCAGGAACTACGCGCATGGAACGACGCCGTGCTCACCGCTCAGGCCCTGCCGTTTCTCGAACCGCTCGGCCTGACCATGCGTTTCGACGCCGATGTTTTCGACGAAGACGAACGGCAGGATACCGGCTGCATCGCCCTGTACAAGGGCGGCAGCGTCTTCGAAAAGGAAATCATCTATTGGATCAATTACGAAACCATGGCCGACTTCTTCATCCGGGAAGACGACTGCTCGCAGGATGCATACAAGGAACAGATGCACATCAATCTCTTCCATGTGATCGGCTCGGCACTTGTGGAGATGTTATCTGACCTATACGGCCAAGGCAACGAGACATTCGATGCCTCGGTAGACGACTTGCCGGAAAGCCCCTTGCGCTCGCTCCTGCAGGGCGACGGCGATTCGAAGCAGCTATCCGCACTGAGCGAGGAGTTCGCAGCCTGTCATCAGGACAATCGGGCGGAGGACAGTTCCCTATACCGCTTCTGCATGCAGTACATCGCACAAAAACCGGTCGCCGATCCCGACCGAGTTGCCATTACGGACGACGCATGCGAGGTAATCGAGGTTATCACGACTCTGACCATCAATCCCGATATGTTCCGCCGCCGCGTCCGGAGCCTCATGCTGTCCGGATTACCGCAGCAGGAGGCCGAAAAGGTCGTGGCTTCGACACCGCAGAAACTGGAGCTTTTCTACGACGTCGCTCTCGGAGCTTTCGCCATCGATGCCGAGGCGGTAGGCAATACGCCGCTCTACAATCCTTATACGGGAAAAGAGATCCCCGACGAAACAAAATAAAAACTGAAACTATGACAACATTCAAAAAAGGACAGCGGGTCTGGTGGGACCCGAACAACGAACACTCCGGCGAATACGACGTACTGGATCCGCAGGGCGAACTCAATATGGGTAAACCGGAAAACGAATGCATTATCCGTATCGGCAACGGAGAGAAGACATGGGATGTCCCGGCCAATTACCTGACGATCGTATTCCCCATCTCGGACGAAGATCGTCAGCAACTCGAACAGCAGGAGTTCCGCAATCGATTGCGTGACAAAGAACTGACAGAACACATCCGAAAACTTGTCGTTCAGTTCGAAGACCAAAATTTCGAAACCAAAGGATACTCCGTCCGCATCAGCGACGAAGACCACGACGCTTGCTGCGTATATGGATTTCAAGTGGACGAAGATGTACTTTATGCTTTGCTGGATTACGGCGACGGCAGGCTGCGGACGGTGCCGGTTTCTGACCTGTGCGCCGTAGAGCTCTTCGATGCCTTCTGGCAGTTGGTCCAAAACGCTTAAACGCTTAAATCCAAGAAACGGCAAAATACGATCATAACAAGGTTATATAATCAATTTTATGAAAACGAAATTTTTGTGTTACAGCCGCTCGAACCCTAATCAGGTCGTTTGGCATTATGCTGAACTGGAAAAAATCGGCGCGGGCGTGTACATCTACCTTCAACAGAAGGATCAATATCGCGAAGAGGACGATATGATCGCCATCGTTCTACAGCTGGACAACGTCTTTTTCGAACATGGAGTCTACAGCCGCAGGTACCTCTCCGGCAAGAACGTAGTCGCTGTCGGAACCGAATTTCTTGCAAGCTTCCATCTTAACATCGAGCAGACCATGCAGGAAGGACGACATCTGCAGCTTCTCTTCGTGCGGATTTATGAGGAACTGGGCCGCGATGCGGCACCTTTGATCCGCTACAGGGAAGAGCGCGAGCTGCGCTTGCAGCAAGAGGCAGAGGTGCGAAAGCACCGGAAAGAGCAGCAGCGTCGACAGGCCGAGGAACAGCAGTGCGAGCAGTTGCGGCAGGCAGGAGATAAGTTCCTCGCCGAGGAATTCATCTCCTGCGAGAATTTTATCGCCCTGTGCAAACGCGAACGGATTCCCATACCACTCCGCACGCACGGCACCCTGCACCGGAGCGTTCATGAACTCTCCCGGAATAATATTCGTTATATGCTCACGAAAAGCAGGAGTATTCCGAAGCTCGGCGGATGTTTCGCGTTAGTCAAAGCCTTGTGCGAAAAACTCTCCGAAACAACGGATTCAAATACGACGAAATAGAAACTCATTCGATTATGATAGTATGCAGCATTTGCGGCGGCACGCATGTCAGGTGTGCCGCCGTCATCAACCCGAACACGAAGGAATTTATCGAATTCGGGTATGATGCCCTTTCAGACGGGCAATGTGAGCAGTGCGGCAACGTTCTTTTGACCGATCCCGAGGAAGTGAAGGCAGACATCGACAAGTGGTGGGCGGAATATATGGCTCGGAACGGTTCGCATCCCAATTTCGTCCTTTGCCGGATCGTCCGTACCGACAATTACGACGGATACGAACAGGCACATATCCGCATCGGAGGGCCGGAGAACGTCGTCGCACAAACGAAAGCCCTTGCCGCATGCCGCGACCTCGACGAGCTCAAAATCATGACCGAGCCCGATCCCGAACGGGGATTTACCCTCGTCGAATGTCTGGGCTTCGAGTTCCGACCGGTCATGGAGAACCGAACCTATCGGATCGAAATCGACGGTGAATGTATTCCCGTAACCACGGAAGAGGTATTGAAACTCTACCCGAAGCAGCACAACCTGACCCAGGACGATATCGAGCGGTATGCGGCCACCTACACGGCCCTGATCAAATCCTATCGAGAATGCGAGCGGTGGCTCGATGCGGCACTCGTCCGGCGGCTGCTGGACGAGGAGCGCCTGATGAAACCCGGCGAGAGCGACAGTTTCAAAATGCAGCTCCACTTCGAGTGGTTCGTGAGAATCCGTAAAGAGCGGGAGGAGCAGTACGCCCCGTTCCGTTATACCGTAGAGGCGTTCTGTCTGGACAACATCCAAACTTTCACGCGCCGCTATGTCAAACTCGAAGAGGCATTGCTTCATTGTCTGAACGGGTTCAACGAAAATGCGAGCATCCCCGATCGCTATAAATCCATCGAACAATATTTAACACAATCGAAGACATTATGAACTTTACCAGTATTCAGATGCAGCAGACTCTCCGCCGGCTGGAGGCTGCCATGCCGGACATTACACCCGAACAACGCCGGCTGCTCGACGATCTGAACACCCTAATCGAAGAGAGCGGACGTCACTACATCGTCGAATCCCTGACCGTAGAGCAGATGCGCGAGCATGGCTACGACGTGACGGAGCAGGATGCCGGCGTCATCGACCGCATTGCCGAGAAGGTTGAAGTGGATGCCGACATGCTCTGGAACGGCGTGGCTGTGTGGGCCGAAAATTACGGAATAAAATCACTCAAAGAGTATTGAACAATGACAAGAGAAGAATACCTGCGACGCCCTCCGATCGAGGGCGTCGTCTATAAAATCGATGAGGAAGAAATTCGGGTGCAGAATGATTGTACCTTGTTCATCCATATTCACAACTGCCGGAAGGTCACCCTGCAAGAGGTACAGACGCATTTTCGCCAACTGCGGCACGAAGTCAAGGCATCCGGAAAGGTCATACTCAGAGGCTCGACCAAATTCATGCCCGCCGTCCGCAAACTCTACCCGACATACTGTACCGCCTGCGAGGATATAGAACGGCTTTTTTCTGAACTGACAGCCCTCGTCCGCCAAATAGAGCGGGACGGACTGCACAAGGGCTGCTCGGACGACGAAGTCTTGGAGGACGCGATCCGGAAGCAGAACGAGATTAGTACATATTACTACCGCAACAGCGATTATTCCCGTTTTCTGGGTTATGACAATCGTGTTTGCGAGTTGTTGCGGAACAAACCGTGGAGAGACGAAAACATCATTGGAATGACACTGCCTATATAACAAAAATTAAACCGATATGCCCAAATACAAATATTTTCAGGACGAGAAAACCATGGTGTGGCAGCGTCACGCCTTTACGGTCACGTCCGAATCCGAAGCGGAGGCCGACCGTATCATTCATGAAAACGAGTTGAATCAGGAGTGTGTTACGAATGTCTACGATGACCGCATCGTCTTCGAGAACACGGAAACGCTTTTCGATACGCAGAGCCGTATCGAACCCGACGAAAATGGCGGACGGCACACGCTGGAGGTCCTTACGGCCGACAAACGACGGTCCGTCTGCACGAATGCGGACGACAGGCTTTCCGAGGGATCAGAACATCCCTGCACAGCATCCGCTGAAAGGGAAACGTTGTCGCCCCAAGAGCAGGTCAAAAGTATCACCGACAAATTGATCGTTGACCTCTGCCGTATTACGGAGCGGCCGGATGACTGGCTCCCGCATACGGTGTACGTGGAGGAAGAAGCAGAAGATGCAAGTTGCTTCGGAATGCCGGTATATACGATGTATAAGCTCGAAGACTACAAGGCAGACGGAAGTTGCACGCTCTATAACCCGCAAACAGACGAGCGTCGCGGCGGGCACCTTTACGAAATCAACATCGATTGGCTCATAACGGTATGGCACCGTTATCGGGAACTATGTGTCGAACAAGGACTCTGGCGTGAACAGGCTATTCACCTGCTGGAACAGGAGACGGATGCTTCGCTGTCCGACATTCTCGAGTTCGTCGGGGAGCATTGGCAGAACCTCGCCTCTGACGAGGAAAATATTGCGTCGTTCCGGCAATGGTTAGCGCAGGACAAAGTAATCGAATAAGTTCAATATTTACGCGCGCATGTAATAGTATTATCAAGTACATATCTTCAATACATGAATATATCACTTAATAAATTGAATATCATGTATTTGAATCATATTTTTGCCTAAAAAAAAGGTGGCTTCGCCCTAATATTCCCTATATTTGTCCGATTGGAAATATTCATAAAATCAGCAAATAATGATTGAGAGGAAAAGGGGAAGAGTATTGTGTCATTCCTATCGAATAGAATATCGAATTTACATTATTCCGAAATCGTCTTTTGTTTCGAGAACAATGGCTGACGATTTAAGCAAAATCGGTTAGCGCAGACAATTCTGGGAATATAGTAAAATTCGAAGGCTCAATGAACACCAGCTTCGAGAAAGCGAAAAACAGTTCGGATGAATGGTATACGCCACCTTCTATTTTCGAAAGTCTCGGTCCATTCGATCTTGACCCGTGTGCTCCGGTAAAGCCTCTCTGGAAAATCGCGAAAGTCAATTATTCGAAACTTGACGATGGGTTGTCGCATGAATGGCATGGTCGAGTATGGCTCAATCCACCTTATTCTCATCCCCTCATCGAACGTTTCGTCAAAAAAATGGCACAGCACGGCAATGGTATCGCGTTGTTGTTCAATCGCTGCGACAGCAAATTATTCCACGATGTGATTTTTCCTGCAGCCGATGCAATTCTGTTTTTGCGGGGACGTATCAGGTTTTATATGCCGGACGGCAGTCAAGGAGGATCTCCGGGATGCGGAAGCGTTTTAGTTGCTTTCGGGAAAGACAATGCCGACACCTTGGAGGCTTGTAACATTCAGGGACAGTTTTTCCGAATAACTCATTCTGAAAGACGGTAATAGAAGAAACAGTATAAACGCTGTTGAAGCCTCTGTCGAAATCTTTGACGACCGAAACCTTTTAGCTGACAAACTATAAATTACCGTTCCGATTCCACGATGTACCGTTTCTCGATGTTAGATTCGACTAAAGGAATATTGAATATACAAATTTCCGTCCTATCTGTAAGAGCGTTTATCTGGCTGTTATAGATGAAGTTGTTGCGTTTGCAATAACGCAGATATTCCTCGTCTGCGGTTACGAACATTAAAAGTTCTATGATGATAGGTTTATGTGCGAAAGTCCAAAATTTATGACGAACCGTATAGACTCTCCGCCGAAGTTTTCAGCGGGAATTGCTACTAAAATTGAAAATTTATGAACGAACAACGCATGACTCTGGATCGGAAGATCCAAAATATACTGGATAGAGGGCCCATGGCGGCCCTCTATTTTGCTGTTGCTGCCAACGTACTGCGGCAGGTAATCGAACAGAACGACGGCCGATTCGTATTCGGGTTATTCGGCGGCCTGATCGATGTGGCGACCATTCGCCACTGTGTAAAAACGATAGACGAAAACCTTAACGATACAAAACGATGAATAACGACCGCAGAAATCGCCTCCAAGAAGTTCGAGAATCGCTGGACGACGTGATCTCCCAAATCGAAGAGATCAAAGACGAGGAGCAAGAGGCACTGGATAATATGCCCGAGGGGTTGCAGCAAACCGAGCGCGGCGACAGAATGCAGACGGCCATCGACACGATGGATGAGGCCATTTCGGCCATAGAGGACGTGCAGCAGACCATCGACGAAGCGGCGCAGTAAAAAAGCCGTACAGAAAAATTCTGTACGGCTTTCCTTTTTATTCCCCGTTGTTTCAAACGCCAAGAATGATATTGGCATCTATGGCGAGTTTGACATTCATAGTGCGCGCGACCTTGAGTGTAGGTTCGCTCTTACCTGTAAGGTATTCGTTTACGCGCGAAGGACTTACACCTAAAATATCGGCAAGCGCCTTTTGGGTGAGGTTGCGCTCATACATGCGTAATTTCAAAACGTCGATCAATGACGGAGTTTTTACCGGATAGGTAATTTCCTCGTAATCTGCCACCAAATTGGACAGCAAAACCAACTCGATGGAGTTTCGATCATCCTCCGGAGTTTCTTCCGTAACCAGCGGCATGAGTTCCTCTATGCGAGCCATAGCCGCATTGTACTGTTTCTCATTTTCTATACGTGTCAT